TTTATAAAGACATCCTGTTAACTAACCAGCCGATTCCGATTATCATTATGCAGATGGCGGTAACAATGAACACAGTTCCGAATACACTCATCAGAAGCTCCAATATAATGAGGTCATATTCTCTTTCTGCCCATTCCGTTAAAGTAAAAAGGACTCCTCCAACAATGAGTGTAATAAAAAGAATCAGTAACGTTTGTTCCATTTATTTTCTCCTTTTGTTATTGTTTTAACATCGGAACACAGCACCAGGTTCGTTTGTTATAAGAATCAAGCCGTCCTCATACCATGTCCACCTGCTGTCGTCGATATCAAGCCTGACCGTGAAGTTGATAGTTCCCACATAAGTTCGGATGACTTCTGACCGGACACTCACGACTCTTGCTGTCCTTCCAGCATAACCCTCCATGTGCCAATTGGTATCATGGCAGCCAGTCAGACTTGGTTTAATTTGGACTATATCTCCTACTCTTGGTATTGGCACAGTTTTTCCTCCTAACACATAAACTCGTCATCGGGGTCAAGCACTATAGCATCCCCGTACCAGTGCCAGTTGCCATTATCAATGTCCAGACGAACGGCAAAACCAGCTCCCGAGGGGATATAATAACCGCATTCCGTAACGGCAAGGACTTTTGCTGACTTCCCTTGATACTGCTTCATTCTTTCATTGATGAAGCTGCTTCCGGACAAGTCCCTTTTGATGTGGACAATATCCCCCCTTTTGGGCACACTTGGCACGGGCATACCTCCTAACACTTGAATTCCCCATCGGGGTCATCCATGAACATAAAGTCGTACCAAAACCAAAGACCCTCATCAATATCAAGATGGACAATAAAGTTTGTTCCTTTGGGGTCGTAGCGATCGAGAGGGTGAAGGCTGGTAACTCTTGCCGTTGCTCCTTCGTAAACCTTCATTGAATCATTCAGATTGTTACATCCGTGCAGGCATTTTTTAATGCGGAGAACATCTCCCACGCTTGGAATAATCACGATATACCCCCTAACATTCAAATTCCTCATCGTAGTCTTCCCACTCTGTCCAGTAGATGTTCCACGGAACAACATCTCCGTCGGGATACGTAAGGGTGATGAATCCACCTTCCGAATTTTCCTCATCTGTGAATTCCCATTTGACCCCGATGCTCACCAGTTCTTTTTCAAGACATGGCAGGTCGCAGTAGTATTCCTCACCATCATTGGCGCAGAAGCCTTGAATCATGGGAGCTCCGCAGATTTTACAGTTTCTCATTTGCTTTAGTTCCGGAACTGATTAACAGGACTTACCTCAGCGAATATCTCGCCCGTGCAATTCCCATCATCGGAGTACCGGCGAAGGCATACGTTGTCTCCAACGGTTGCCTCAATCATCCATCCGTAGTCATACAGATTGTTGACCGCTGCGTAATTCCGCAACGCATCAATTTCTGAGTCTCCATGAATACCGATCATCGCCTGTGGCCTGCCGTCTCGGTTTGACCACCAGATAGAGTAGAATTTGCTGCTGGTTGCGGATCCTTTGACCGCCGGGGAGTGTGCCATTGTGCCTACCATTGTTGTTGTACTCATGATTATCTTTCTCCTTTTATTATTTTTTATTTGTAGACGTTATCGTAGGTGACCACAATCTCAGGGTCTCCAAGTTCTTTCCGGAAGACAACATAGGATGCCCCTTCGGGGATTTTCTCAACACGGTATTTGGCTTTCGGGAACACGAACATTTCCTTTTCCTTATTGTCAAAGAAACCAAGGATAACAGGGTCGCTTCTGTCGAAATAGTTCTCAAGGTATTCCGGGTCCGCAACGCGGTCAACCTGATCCCCAAGGTCTTTCCAGGAATACCTTAGATAGCCGCGCAGCTCATAGCCATGTTCAGTGCATTCCGCGATTGCTTCGGCAATGATTTTCTCGCTTGCCCTGTGATACGGCGCCGTGTATTCGTTAATTGACTTTCTGGGAACACCCGCTTTGTCTGCTTCTTCCAGCACCCAGTCTCGGGAGTACAGGAAGATAGGTTTTCCTGAGCGATACGCATATATCACATCTCCCAAACAGCTCAACCGGATGCCATACATAGAGTCATCAGACATATAATTGCCCGAACTCATGACGATGACCCGCTTGAACCCTCGTTTTTCTGTTCGGGGATTCCTGGAGCCACTTCCATTCCTGCTTAGGACAGACAGGACAACAGGGGCTTCTTCTTTGTCGAAAGAATAGATTTCCCAGTCAATCCCATCCGGTACTTCAACAATCCTGACGTTTTTTAAGAACTTTTCCCCGTACTTTTCATACATTGAAACGGCCAGGGGCTCATCAAACGAAAAACGAAACCCATCGTAGCAATGGCGGAAAGCAGATTCCTTGACCACTCCCTCGTATTTCAACATAGAGCAAGCGAAGTCGTTACATGTACCGTTGTCAAATTTCTCCAGAGCCACTGCTGGGTCAATCATTTTGTAGCTGATATCCCGGGGTTCTTTCGCATATTTTTTCAGATGTTCTGGGATTTTTAACGAGGTGTCCTTTTTGACTTTCTCATATAGGTAATACTTTTCCGGATACAGCATCGCCATCGTGATTTCGCGTAACGGGTGTTCTGCAAAAAGGCCAAGCCTGTCACGGGAACACGGACTCATGTACTTGGTGGGAACTAGTATTTTTTTCATTATTCTTCTCCTTTTGTTATTTTTTCCAGATGATAGACGTTCCATTGCTTGATTCTTGTTACGAGGATAAGGGGAATTATAACAAGTAAAATTAGAACAACAGCGATGATACCCGCGACTACTTCATCAAAAAGCCTTGAGAGCAACCACCCCAATACGAAGGAAAAGAGAAGGTTAGTCGCTGATTCAAGTTTACCTGCTATCTTCTTCTGCTTCTCGATATAGTCTTTCATAGTTGCGGCTCCGTGGTCAAAACCACAATATATCCGTCTACCAGAACAGTTCCGATGCCTTCCAGGGAGATGGTTGTGCGACCTCTTGACATTTCCCCTTGCAGATACTCGATGAACCGAGAGAGGGGAACGGTCGTGGAGTGAGCGTAGCCGATACCCAGATTGACGAGGTTCTCCTCAGCTTCCTTGAGTTTGTCGAGAGCGTGGTTGTGAAGGTTGATACGTTCCTGATTTGTCATGAGGGTCTCCTTTCCTTGACCGCCTGAATTGCTACTTCAAGCGCCAGGATCTCATTGCTGCTCAGTTGCAGCCATTCTTTCCTGTGCTTCTTCGTGAGGAAGATTTTCTTATGGATATTCCTGTGAATTTCCCTTTGCATCTCGAGAAAATCCTCCAGACATTCAATGATATTCTCCTGCGTCAGGAGTGTAGGATCTGCGTCGGCTCGGATAGCCAAATTCCCGATTACCATGTTATCCCCCTGCTTTCTTCGTCTCTTCTGCAAAGTCATGAATTGCCCACATCACAGCGTCGTCCCATGCGGTTGTGGCATCCTCATAGAGGTACTCACGCTTGAGTTCCCCAATGTATTCTGCGTTGGCAAATATTGTTTCTTTGCTGACACCAAACTCCTCAAGAATTTCATCATCCTGATATCTGTTGTCAACGGTTTCTATGACATCATCTGTGTCATATTTTCTTTCTTGAATGCGGTATGCTTTCTCGATTTCCGCATCAGTCAGCTCGATGATATGCTGCTCTCCATTGATAATCCTTGTAATGTCCATTTACTCCCTCCTTTCACCACTCCATCAGATAGTCAAGGTACCTCGCTGCGTTTGCATAGTTCCGGTATGGCCTGCTGAACGGAACGAATTCAGATTTGTCCGTTATTGGATTGTATTCATAGACCAGGATAATGTAGGTTCCGTCGTCCTGCTTGGCAATCCGGTAATACCGGTTCTTGAAGGTCAGGCCATGATTTTCTCCAGCAAATACTGTACTTGTACTCATAATTCCTCCTACATCAGGTCGGGGATGTCGCTCCAGTTGGCACAAGAAACGATTCCACCACTCATAAGTGCTTTGAGCATCTTGAGACAGTAATCGTACTCTTGCAGTGCCCATTTTTTCTCCTGGAAAGGGACAGTCTCCATGTCGAAGGCAAGGGGAGACGAGAGGATTACTCTGTATTCTCCATCTTTCCCGTTTGCAGAAAACCACCTCAGGACAATCCATGCGACAGGGTCATTGTCTTTGCAGAAGATTTCCTGTTTGATGATCTCATAGACTTTTATGCTATCTGACATGTTAATTCTCCTTAATCTTCATAGTCGTTGTCGATGAACTCGTCGTAACAGACCGGGGACATTCCCTGGCATTCCATTTCGGTATGGCCGTCTGCCCAGTCCTTGAGGTATTTCAGATAAGCGTCCCATTTCCGCTTATCTTCGACATACTTACAGGAGCAGTAACAGCAACCGCAGCGATTTCTTGGTTTCATAAAATTCTCCTTTCTTTTTCATGAGATTTTTGGGTGAGGTCGTCTCGCCTGTAGACCTCGATGGTTTCCCCAGTGGGTCTGTTCCTTTGAGCAAATTCAATGGCAGCATCATCAGATAGGAATGGAATGTCAAAGTAATTCTTCAACTTCCCGTCTTTGCCAATCGTGATGATGGTGTAGGGGAATAGGATCGGAGGACCTGATTGTTCTGCTTGTTCTGTCTTCATTAAGTTCTCCTTCTGACATCGTATTCATATATGTCGACTTCCCCAATGGATGCCACATAGTAAAAATTTTCTTTGACTTTGATTGCGAAACTCACAACCTTGTTTAGCACAAAGGCCGCAATGACCTCGCTTCTTTTCTTGAAGTCGTATCCTTCCGTCGGAACATATCCGGATGTCGTCCACATATGAACATCCCTACTTGGTTCATATTTGTGCCACAGCATGTCTGCCAAATATGAAATTGCGCTGGGATAACTCCCTAACTTCACACCTGGCTCTGAATTGTCGAAGTCGCGCTGGTCATAGTTGTCATCGTTGCCATGTGTTTCACGGTACTCCCAAACGGTCTGTATGGTTCTCAGATTTGATTTCCAGGCTTCCTCATACCATTTTTCTTTGTTCATGTTAGGTTTTTCTCCCTGATGAGGGCGTCAAGGATGCGGTCAAAAGCTTCGTTTTGCAGATGCACTTGCTGGGGTTGACAAGAGCAGGTTCCACTCCGAGGTTGCACAGAATCAGAGCAGAATTCTCCAGAATACAACCAATTTCCGGATAAGGATTAGCGTTCTGGACAGCGGGGAGATACACCTCATGAAAATGGTTGAAGATGCGGTCAAAAACTTCCTTAGCAGTTAATCCACCAAGGACTTCATCATGGGTTGATTCTTCTTTGGTGAGGAGGCCCATGATTTCCAGTTCATCACAACTCCCACCATAGGAAGAATTCCCCTCGATAACGCTCACTGCCGGATGTGCTATGAGAGGATAGATCAGCGACCGCATTCCCTCACCACGAATCAGCAGAGTATAAGGGATGCAATAGGTGTCCAGCATTTTTGCGAGCCGGTCAATTTCCGGATAGTTTTCGCACATTTCCTTGGCAAAGAGATAATTCGCCTGTGATGCAGATGCAGGAAGTCCCGGAACAGTTATCCGATAGAAAGAGGTTCCAATTTTCATAAAAATTCTCCTTTGTTTTGATCTTGTTTTCGTATGCGGAATTCCAGACAGCAGGTGAATGGTGGCGTTAGTGCTACACCTTTATAACCGGATGAGTATCACACTATTTTCTGCACCCATTGTGTGCCAGCGGTTACCATTGGTCACCATTCTTTGAAGACCGCCCAAGCTCTTGACAAGCCCCTTGCTGTCCAGAATTCCGCATACAAGTAATTGGTTCCGGATTGAAGTTCCTCCTTTACATCATGTAGTAACGGGTCTGAGGCTTCATATAAGCCCGTTCGGTTTTCCAGTTGTGAATTTTCCCGATCATCCCTAATATGAATTCTCCAATAAGCAGGAGAAAGGCCAGAGATGCGATGACGGTCAGGATGATGATAAGATTCGCCATGTTTTTCTCCTCACTTATGTAGATGGATTGAACTGTTGATTTTCGGACACTTTGACTTATTAAATTTCTGGATTAAATTCCGAATAACTGAGAAGTCTTGGAGTAGGTGTCTTGTGTTACCTCATTTGCATAGATAAAACTCTTCAGTTCTCCTGCTCCGGTGTCCCAGTAGGAACATAGCAAAGGAACCAGATTTCCGTTATCATCTTTCTGGTTCTCCAGGACGTAATTAGCGCCATTAGGATATTCCTGTTGGAAGCGGCGCAGGGCAGATTCTTCATCAATCGCCGTACATTTTCCGTGATAGGTAGGAGTCCCGAATGGTCCACTTCCAGCTAAGACGTATGTTTTCATATTTCCTCCACCGGGATAGTTCCCGGATAATTATCAGAACTGGTTAACGCAGATATTTCCGAAGTCGAAAATTCCGCATTTCATGGATGCTAAAATTCCCGACCACTTTTCGCCATTCTCCAGGCGTTTCTCATAATGAAATTCCGCATCGCGGGAGATACAGTACAGCCATTCATCATAGGAGAGATGTTGTTGGAATTCCCCATGTTGACTAATAGTGTATCCTTTAAGTGTTTTGCGATAGGTGTTACCGTTGAGTTCAACTTCGGAGCCGTTGAGTGCTGCCCGGGTATAATTGGCAATGACCAGGAGCCGGGACATTCCCTCTTTTGTCCTCTTCATGGTTGAATCCAAACTGAGGATATCACCTTGACTTTTAATCCTTTGGACATTAGGATAGACAGGGGAATGACCGGAAGGAGCCGACATTGTTACCGACATGGTTTTGATCTCCTTTTTTGTATTAAAAAAGACCACCTTTCGGCAGTCTATTTTTCGCAAGTTTATGAGGTGAATTGTGGCTATTAAAAAACAAAGCGTATGGGCAAGAGAATCAATGGATAGAATTTACTATCCGCCTGTTAAGATACGATTCAGAAAAAGGCCACCTAATAATGGAATTTATCCAATAATGGAAACAGCTGCACAAAATGCCGGTATTACATTGGCTGAATACGGCAGAATTGCGGTATTTGAGAAACTCAAAAGGGACGGGTATTTAGATTCAGAAGATGAATATATAAGATGATTATCTAAGATCTTAAATCACCGGCTACCATGATATCCGTTTAATGCCCGGAATATCTCTTGAGCCAATGGGCTTTCATACGGCACCTGGGTATGTGTCCACTCAAACTTCCAAGGTGAGGAATAGTCACCGGATTGGACAATAATGGGCCTGCGTCCAATTGTTTTCGAGTTGCAGCCCCAAACAGTCTTAACGTGTTTGATTGGCATTGGAGTATCATAATTGATGCACTTGAATACGATGATATGTCTATCCTTGGGATTGGCGTCACCAAATCGGGCTGCTTTTGTGCCAAAGGACGCAAACGGAACACCTTCTGCATCTAGTCCATATGCACAGCCTGGGTGCAGGCTAAAGCCTTTCCATGGCTGGAAATGGGTTGATACACGGGCGATTCCGCGCATCTTGTTTAATTTACTGGGCATGATATATCCTCGACTTTCATATTAGGGTAACTTTAATACAACCTCAGCACCTTATCTTTTCAGAGTCCAGAATTAAATCTGACAATGCTTTTGGTTAATGGTTCTTTGCGTTTAATCGTTGTTGTTATTGTTAGCAAGCATTAGTTTATCCGCGCAGCAAACAAGCCAGATCGCTTTTATACTTCTATCCTTGACAGGATAAAAGGGTATAGCAAACAAGCCTTTCCAGTTTTTTGGCTGTATTCGTGTTTTTTAGTAACACAAACAAGCCTTTCACCTTTTGGCTTTTGGCTTTTTCTATTCGCTTGCACTTTCCTTTTGACTGTTGACATTCATGCTGTATGCTATCGTTTATTGTTTGTCCGGTTTACTGCTTGCCCGGTTTACTTTTTTGTGCTTGCCTTTTCGATTTTAGCCTTTTCATCATTGACCTTTTTTGCTTGTGCGGTTCTTTCAGTATCTTTGTTTTTCAGTGCTTTTTCCATTGCATCCGGGGAAACAGTATCTTGATTGCTTGCCTTGAGTTTCTTTTCTTTGAATACTGCATCAACGTCTTGCAATCCTGAAACAGCACGGGCAACGGCATGAACAATACTTTTGTCTATGTTCGTTTCGTTGATTGCTTTTGGTGATAATCCATTCCAGTCTTTCAATGTATCCAGTGCGAACCGGAGTACTTGCTTGTTTACTGTTGCATTGTCAAGACTTGTATTAGAAAAGGCAATCAAGGCGGAAAAGGCATCGTTTAAGCTAGTCTTGTCTTGTTCATGCTTGATACTTTCAATGTATGCAAGTTTCATCTTCTCAAGCAGGACGTTATATGCTTTCAAATCATCTTTTTTCAAGATAGCACGGTATCCGATTGTAGCCTTTTTCCTTGAATTGATTGTCAATCCGCTTTCATCACTGAAAGCGACAACCGGACAAAAGGCATTGTTTGCAAGTGCAAGTGCAGGGTATTCGCTTTCAATGATTGCCTTTTTCCATGCTTTCATGATTGCATCATTCAACGCCTTTTGTGCATCCGCCTTTTGTTCTTCAGTTTCAGCACTGGTCAGGGAAAGTATTTCATCCGCAAAAGTGGTTCTGTACGTTTCCTTGATTTTATTTGTTATTTCTTGTTTCATGTTGTTTCCTTTCATGCTATACAGCATGAATGTCAACAGTCATTAGGTCTTTGCTTGCTTTTCTCTTTTTTCTTTTGTCAATGTTCGTGACTTGATTGTTAGTCCCTTTCACTTTGTGTCCGGTTTGCCTTTTGTGACTTTCACTTTGTGTCCGTCAAGGCATCAATCAGTCAATTACAAGATACCATAGTCACCTATACATGTCAAGTATTTTAATCAAAAAACATTATAAAAACAATGTATATAATAATGTAATACTATTCACTATATACAATGCTATGCGATACATAGTATTAATGTATAGTATGGATAAACTTTGAGTATAGAATGAGTAAACAAAGAATGACTTGCATAAACACTGCATAAACAATGCATATCATGTATACCATGATATACCAAATATACCAAAGCCCCTGTGGATAACTTTACCGGCAGCCTGTGGATAACTATTTATTCCTGACATTATAGTCAAAATGTTAGGCAGAATATGACAAAAAATGTGGATAACTTTTGCCTGGAGCCTGTGGATAACTTTTATGCAGTGATGTATAATGATTGATAGCAATTGAATTGTATACAATATATACATATGTTTATACATTGTTACAAAAAAGTAACAAATTCTTAACAATTTACGCAAAAATGTAACAAATTTGTAATAAATAGCCTACTCCTATCTCATTATTACCTTGATTTCTCAATTTATCACCTTGATTTCACTATTTCCACCACACAAGGACCCGCTATAAGGCCATAAGAGCCACTGATCAGCCCTATCTTGGTTATCCACAGGGTATACAAGCGTCAACTGGGTATACATTTGAATAAATCTTGCATAAGCAACTGCCTCATCTCTCCCTTCAGCCCTCTCTCAGACGATTTACAGGTACACTAGTGTACTGACCCTTTACGCTGAAACCTTTTTCTTATACATAAGAATATACATTTAGTAGATCCCCTTGAAAAAGGGTCATGTTTAAGGTTGAATAGATAGTGGTATACTATAAAGTTTCACGTGAAACAATTTGGACTAAGTGAATGATATACCAAAGGTTAGAAGGAACGCAAATAAATGGGTTTTCCATTTTAAGTGACGATAATCATTCTTAGGCTCTCGCCTGCCGTGTTGGGTTAGAATTTAGCCCATCCTATGAACCCAGCGTACCCTTCAAGTTACAAATTCGATTAAATGAGAAAACTAACCGAGTGTACTTATAGAACCCCCGGCAAAGGGTGCAGAAACTGACCACAATTACGCTGCATCTTATGTTGTTAAGTGCGGCTAATCGCTTGTTCGGAGACGAATGAGTTACTTGATATGTCACGGCTTGCAACCTGTTTAGCCTGATGGGGCTTGAGGAAACATGGTGCTGGCCAAAATAATCCTTCTATTAGACGCGTGCGTGCGTATGCGCGCGTTTTATATATACTATATATAAGTATATTAACCAGTAAGATAGTAGTACTATATACTCTATTAAACTATATAGATAATTACTATATAGTTCCTGAGTACTATATAGATCTTTTTTATACTTAAATATAATAACTTATAAACTATAACGGAGTATATATACCAGTTAGCTAACTAGTAGGATAGTAGGTATATATACTGCTTACTATATAAACGACTAACAAGTACTGTTCCTAATTAGTATATACGTCTTCTTTAAATTAAAATAAAGTATATAACCTATAGCTATATATATATAACCAGTTAGCTAACTAAGGCTTGTAATACAGTATATAGTTCTTAGGACTATATAGTCTTTTATTAAGTACTAAAAGAAAGAAATAGGGTAGTATATGTTACTCTTATATACCTAATAGGACTATAATCAGTAAGTTATCAGGTATATATAATAGGGACAGGATTAACCTTAAGAAGCACGGCGAGGGGACCTTTCCGTATCGTTTTAATTTCTATGCTCTAATCCACTGATTATAACTAATAGATTTTGATGCTCCTCTTTTTACTAAGGCAAATACCTTACCCCTATATGTGCCGTGTCTTAAACGCTGATTATAAGTAGTCGATTTGGACCGTAGATCGAATCCTGGAAGGGTGGCTCCACCCCCGCAGCACGGAAGAGGAACCTTCCTCGCCGCGTCGAACAGCGTTATGCACATAATTATACATCGTGGTGTTTATCACTCATAATTTTATAGATTCATTTTAAGCTCCAATTCCATTAGTTATAACTAGTTGATTTGGAGCATCACTTTCCACTAAGGCAAATACCTTGCCTTAATATTTCAACTCTCTATCTCCTGATTATAAGTAGTCGATTTAGGGTAAGGATCGAATCCTGGAGAGGGGTGTCCCCGGAGAAGCGTGGAGAGGATCACCTGCATAAAATATACATATACAAAAATAATATGCAAAAGGGTGTCCGAAAATCGACTCATTCGTCCATCTATAAGTATAGAGGGGTTATGAGAGACATACCACCGCCTCAAAAAAATTAAGGGGAGAAAACATTGGCTAACACAAAGGAATTACAGAAACGGATCAGGGAACTCAAGAAGAACTTCAAGGGGGCTGGGGATGCTTACAAGGCTTGGCAGCAGGCAGCGGAGACACAGGATATCCGGCGCAACAGCCTGTACAGCGCGTATCGGAACATCGCGGTAACGGCCTGCACGTCGGCTTATGAACTCACGGAAGTGCTTGATCTGGTGGACGCGGAGCTGACTATGTCCAGGGTACAGGAAGCAGAGGTCAAGCCTGTGATGGAAGCGCCCCCGCAGTCCAGCGGATATGTGACCGGATTCACGAAGACTCAGAAAGATGAGATTTATGAGATCGAGAAAGAAATAAAGAAGGAGAAAAACGCAGAGTGAAGTTTGTACTGAGCAATGACATCAACAGTAGGCTGAGTACGGTCGCTGTGATGGCTAATGGAGAAAGGGCGGTTGCTATCTTCCCGACGGAACAGGCCCTGAAGGACTACGAAGAAGTCGTGGATATGATAGGGGAGAAAATGGATACCCCGGGGTTGACCTTCGATACTCTGGCAAGCGTCAAGAAGGACGCTGTATGGGAAGACAAGCACGGAGAGGCTATCCTGGGGTTAATTATTGATGATGTTGGCGGCTTCGTCAACGCTGCGCTCAAGCATCTGGGGATCGACCTCCCCGTCATCTACGCCATGGTGAAAGACAACGGGAACTCTTTTGTCCTGGCTCCACCCAGCGAAGACGGCTTTACGATCCCATCACCCGACCAGGTAGCTGAGATTATTACCAAGTCTCAGGACGGCGTCCTGGTCGTCAAAGAATAAGGGGAACTATCTCTGACAAAGAGATTATAGCGGTCGAAGACGTTTCGGCGGAAGAGGAAAAGACCACCACGCAAACAGGCTCAAGCACCCACAAGATTTCATCCTGGGACTATCTGAGCCTCTCCGAACATAGAGTTGTCAAACAATTGATTCGCACTCGCAGTCTGGTCGATAAGTATTATACGTCAGTACAATACGGATCCGGTAATGTCCTTGAAACATCAGGGGTCTTTACCTTCGACGAAGACATTTTGACAACCTACTTTGACCTAGACGCCTTAATAAGCGAGTGCGGACTGACTGAACTTGAGATGGATATCGTGACCTCTATGATGGATGGTTACACAGTCAGGGACATTGTGGAAGAACGGGATTACGCAGACGGAAGGGCTGTACTCAACAGACTGGATGATGCGGTGGAGAAGATTGCTTTCAGGAACAATGAGCGATGGGCTGAATCCATCGAGAAGGCGCACCACCGGCGTTGCCAAAAAGTAATTGATAAAAGAAAAGAACAAAAGAGAAAAGATTTAATATAAACAATATATTAATCAAACAAATAAAGAATAAAAACAACAAACAAAAAACAATTTTGAAACAAACCGTGGACTTTTTCAATACATCTCTCATAAGTATATAGGAAGGTCTTTAAAAAGATGACAAAGATTTTTAGGTTGAATCTCCCAGACGGAACGGTTGATGAAATTTCCTACGATGAGCAGACGGACAAAGCTGCCATTGCTGAGAAGTATCTTGCCGCATGGGGTGGCTACATTGAGCGCAACTGGCTCTCAAATGACCACGAGGACAAGATGTGCGGGGAGAACAGGGTCAAGCGTTTTATGGAAAGCATCTCTGCCTTTATTCTCATGGGGGATACCAGCGACACAATCACCGAATGGGGTGAAAGAAAAACCAAACAATGTGAAGTTCTTATACCGATGGGGCAAGAGGGAGCTCTTTATGGCGTTCCTGGTGATGTGATATCCCAAATCGAGACCGCTCCGCCAGCGTTTACGCAGAAGAAAATCATTGCGCGGCAGAAGCGCTTTCCTGAGCAAGGCTCGTTTTCGCGGATTGAAGCCTTTAAACGCGAAAATCCTCATGCGGTGTTCTCCTTTTACCATGTAGACACGGAAGGTTGTTTTACGGCAGGCGGTTCAAGGTACAGGATTTCGGATGAGGTCAAGGAATATAAAGGCAAGAAGACAAAAAGCGGTCTGCGGTATGACATGGACAGGATCATCGTCGTGACGAAACCCAATGGTGAAAAGGTATTTTTGAATCAATGGGGATATGAAATCCCTCAAGGCTCTGTAACAGAAATAAAATAATATTTTAGGAGGATGCCGCATATGGCAATCTATCTGAGAAACCCTGAAAACCTTCGTCCCTGGGGACATGCGGCAAGCCTTTATGCCAGTACTAAGCAAGAGATTATCGCCGCCGGTTCAACTGTCACAACCGTAAATGAGGGAACAATCGTAGTCATTCCCGGCTCTGACTGTATCACCAAGCTTGGTGAAGTCCTTCTCCTTGACCCCGTGGACGGATGGGGCGAGATTTAAGGAGGAATGACGAATGAGATTTGATGTTGCCGCCTATAAGGTGGCGCTTAAGAAAGCGCAGGAACTGCTTGAAGGGCAGGATGGCGCGGGAGATATTGGCTTTACAGACCCGAATGGGAATATCGCGGGGGCTACTGTTGGAGCTGCCCTGGTTGAATTGGGGCTTAGTGTGGCAGGAGCGGTGGCTGATATTGAAAGTAACCATCTGATTGTTCCCACCGGGGAACGGCCTGCTACCGAGGAAGACTTATACAAAGGCTTACAGATTTTTGATTCGACAGAAAGCAAACCTTACTGGTGCACAACCCCCGGCGAAAAAGAGGTTGACACACTTGAGGTACTCAACGATGTCATTGTGGCTGGTTCTGTGGACGTTACTCTTAACGGGGTTACTGTCAACACGCAGCTTGCAGGAGACGTTCCCGCCTTTTACAGCCTGACCATAGACACGGCACCTACATCTGCCGGAGATGTTGTGGTTACCCTTGCGGGGGTTGACACTACAGTTGCGGTGCTTGCCGAAGATCCTGCGGCTCTCGTCGCGGATAAAATCAGGCTTGCTTTCGCGGGCAATATAGATTGGATTACTTTGGGTGAAGGGGAGACCATAGGGATTACCGCTGGTTCTCCGGGGCCATCTCCTTCAGGCGCTTATTCTTTTTCAGGCGGCACAACCGGAGCAGCCTCTACGCTTGGTGTTGTTCTTCTTGCCCCAGGCGTTCTGGCAGACACCATCCCCCAAATTGCTACTAAAATTAGGGACAACACCTACGAAGGCTGGACAACGAGTGGCGAAGGTGAGTTCGTTATTTTTACCAAGAATTCCATCGGGGCTTGCAGTGCTCCGGCATATACGGATGTTGATACCGGTGTTGCGGCGAGTTTTATCAGGACAAATGAGGGAGTTACAACCGTATGGGCAACCTTGCCGGTTTTTACTCCGCCTGAGCTTGAGTATATTGGGGTCAACGAATCAAATGACGAATTTCTGTGCGATCTTCAACAGCAGCGGGAAGCAAAGGTTTCCATGCTGATGACGAATGCGGGGGCGAAAACTGTAGCGTTTACGGAATGGCCGATATCTGGTCGTTGTGAAGTTTTTCTTGAGATCACAACGCTGGCTGCGCCGACTGTCACATGGAATTTCAGTGGCACTGTTCGCTGGGCTGGCGGCTCCGCTCCGGCAATAGAAGCTGGAAAGGTATACCGCATCAGTACCTATACTAATGACGGCGGAACAACGTGGGATGCTTATTTGCTTGGGATTATTACGGTATCGTAACGGGAGATCAAAATACTGGATTCAAAATAACCGATGAAAAGGTGAAGACTGTTGACAACGAGGACTTCAAAATCCACTACGGCGAAACAGGGAACCCCTAAACCCAAGGCATCCAGGGATACGAACCAATACGCAAATCCTCCGAAGACGCTGGATGAGCATTACTTCTATCGGATGCGGTTGGACGAAGACCAGAAGAAATTCAGGCAGGCCATCTGGGATAAGGACATCCAAATCGTGTTCTGTGACGCGAGAGCAGGCACTGGCAAGACAACGATTGCAGTAGCAACCGCAAACCTTCTGGTAAAGTACGGTCTCTATGAAGGCATCACCTATATCATCAGCCCGTGTATGGAAGGGGAACTGGGCTTCCTTCCTGGTAGTGCCGAAGAAAAGACGAAGCCGTATGCAACAGCTTTGCAGCAGGCGCTTCTTGAGTGCGATGAGCAACCAGAACGGGTCATTATCCAGAACGGTTGCGCCAGTGTAAAGGATGGTGCCTATGTGGATTTCATTCCTCATACCTTCCTTCGTGGAACAAACTTGAAGAACAGGGTTGTAATTTTAGATGAAAGCCAGAACTTCGATGTCTTCTCCCTTAAAAAAGTCTTGACCCGATGCCATGATGACGCAAAGGTAATTGTCATCGGGCATAGTGGTCAACGGGACGCTTATCGGGCTGGAGACAGCGCCTTCAAGAGATACATTGAACACTTCAGGCCAGACCCACGGGCGGCTGTTTGTGAGTTGTCCATCAACTATCGCGGGTGGCTGGCGAATCATGCGGACGAACTGTACTAACTGTCCCGGATAGTTACGATTAAACGGGACATTACGGCTCAAACATTGTTATCAGACCGGCACTGCCGGTAGGATATACACGGCACTTGAGGTCGTGTCATGCGTTGAAGTGTGTGCTGGGTCAGGATCCAGAGACACATGAAGCATCCATGGGGTTGGCGGACAACCACAACCTGACTTAGGCACTTTAAATGCAGTGCTGACAGAAAACCGCAACTCAGATCTTAACGGGCCTATTTTCTTTAAGAATCCTTTGACCTGCCGATGCGAGGTGAGAAGCGTTAGTAACTATCGTAAGATAAGAACCGAAGCGTGAGAGGCCAGCAAACTTTCGGGGGCAAGGATCCGTATGTAAAACCATATGTTGGTCAGTCGGTTTGACTTTGTAGTGTACTCGTCAAAAAACATCGCGAAGTATTTTGGACGCAACACCCAACCACCCGATCCCCAGTGACAACTGAACCATGCGGGATGACGACCTGTGTGTGAAAGTTGCCAGCAAGACGGGTGGTTGGATTATTTTTAAAATTTATATGCGCCGACATAGCCCAATTGGCAGGGCACCTGCCTTGTAAGCAGGAGATTGAAGATTCGAGTTCTTCTGTTGGCTCCACAATAAAGAGGATTTTAGGAGGGGACGGCCATTCATAGTCTGAAACGGAACACCCAGGAAACAGAGCAGGAATTCATCTGGCGGCTCGGTGAAGCAAAAACAAACGGAACGCTCGACCTTACATGGGAAGAGATTGCAGATATCATTAACAAAGAGTTCAGGGAAGCCGATGATGAATACAGGACGGAAAGCGCTTACCGGAAAGTCTTTACGACCGCCAAGCAGTTCTATGAGAATGTCTTCAGCAAAACCCTTGGGGAAGACGAATACCTTGAGGAATTGAACAAGCAGAAGAATGAAGTCTATAAGGCAAAGCGACAGTTATTTGACCAGCGGAAAGAATACAATAAGATCTTGACAGCGGATGCCCGGAACGAGCATTTGATGGGGGAACTGATACGGGCGGCAGGCAAGCTGCCAGCAATGGTTAACCTTGACCTAAGACCCAAAGAGGAGAGCGATGAATATAACGAGGCTCTTCTTTTTTTGAGTGACTGGCATGTGGGGCTTGAAGCGGACAATATCTGGAACCGGTTCAATCAGGATATCCTGCAAGCCCGTGTCAGCAAGCTTGTCAACGATTCCATCCGGTACCTGAAGCGCCACAAACCCAAGGTGCTCCACATTGCCATCATTGGTGATATGGTTCATGGTGTGCTTCATAACCCCGGCAGGATTGCCTCCAGTGAGCTGGGGGTCGAGCAGTTGATGCAGGCCAGCGAAATCATTGCGGATGTTGTGAATGAATTGTCAATGTACGTTGAAGAGACGTTGGTTTACAGCACTTATGGCAACCATGCCCGTTCCGTTCAGAACTATAAGGACAGCATTCACTCCGATAACCTTGAGCGTCTTATCCCCTGGTGGATGAAACAGCGCTTGAAGGGTATCAAAGAGATTAAGTTTGTTGACGGGATCTATGAGTTCCTGCGTATCCGCGTGTGCGGTCAGGAAGTCGGGGCTGTTCACGGCGACCTGGACAGTAAAAAGGAATTGGCGAATGTCATGACGGCAGTGTTTGACAGAGCGTTTGGCGTCCGTCCCAAGTACGTTGCCATGGGACATATCCACCATACTGAAGACCTTGACGCGAACGGGGTGCGGACAATTGTTGTCAGCAGCTTGTGCGGCACGGAAGAGTTTGCAAACACTAAGCGGTTTTTCTCAACGCCCTCCCAGACCCTCCTGTTTTTTAACATGGATGGCTTGGAGTGCCGGTACGATATCACGTTCAACGATTAAAAGAATGAAGGAAGAAGGAAGGTGGCGCATTGCCAAATGCCGTGATAAGGGCACGGGGTCAGCCCCATAAGATTGTTGATTCTGTTGACCAGATGGTCGAGGGAACGCCTCTTCCAAAGCCCACTTCAAATAAACCAAAGTCTAAGAAAGAGGCTGTTAAGCTCTGTGTTAAGTGCCAAGCATCATACCCGCTCAGTGACTTCTATAAGAATAACGGCTGGTCGGCACAAGCCTATCATGATGCATGGTGCAGGAGTTGCGCGAAAAAGTACAGCACGACTAAGGAAACACTCCGTGAATATTGTTTTTATAACAACAGGGCATGGAGCGAGGCACTTTGGGGCAGGTCAAAAGAAGCATCAAGATACAAATTGGCGAATGACCAGAAGTATCTGAAGTCCAGTGACAAGAATAAGTCGATGGCGGAAGACCCGATTGCCTGCGGATTATATCTTGCCCAGATGAACATGAACTATACCTATGTTTACTCAGAGAACATCTCCGTTGAGAGCGGCTCCTACCCAATGTTTGATTCCTCCAAGTCCGATGGCACAATTACCCGGGAAGCGGAAGAAGAGAACCGGATTGATACGGAGATTGTGTATGACGCGGCGTGGAACGGCGTGTTTACAAAGCGTGAACTGGAGTACTTGAACAACTATTACCACCAGCTTGAATCAGACTTTGCGTTGGATGATGTAAGTATGCGAGATTATGCCCGAAAGGTTGCGAAAGCATCCCTGACGTATGATGATGTGTATAACAAGCATAAAAAAGGCGAGGCAACCAGTAAGGAACTGGGCGAGGCAAAGTCAAACTTTGATGAGCTGTCCAAGTCCGCGAATTTTGCTGCCTGTCGCCGCAGGGCTGATGATAAAACGATGGTCCTTCCTTTGGGCCTTGTGGTGGAATATCTTGAGGCGAACGGGAAGATCTATGCGAGAAAAGAGGAATGGCCCCAGGATAGCGTAGACCAAATGATACTGGAAATGTATCACATTGCCACCTCACTGGGACTCGATTCCGGGGCGGTGGTAGAGGAATGATCGACTTAAAAGAATATTTGAGTGTCCAGATGATTGACTTGATGGGGGAGCAGATTGCTTTCTATCGGGACCATCTGGACATTTTTATTGAGGATAATTACGGATATAGACTAAAAGACCAGCAGAAGATCATCGCAAGGATGGTGGGGCGCGGATCCCGCATCAGCATAGCAAACTCCCGTGGTTCAGGCAAAACATGGCTTCTGGCATTGTGCGCTCACGCTATCGGAATCCTGTGGCCTGGAAGCCTGGTGGCGGTTGTATCTGGTACGGCAAACCAAGCCACGCTGATCCTTGAGAAGCTACAACAGATGACGAACAACCCAGCGATTGTCAGGGAGTTGGATACTTCCAGCGGCAGAAACCCTGTGCAGGTGAATACCAACAAAGGGAAGACGAGATTTTTGAACAGTTCGGAGATCGAGTCTTACTCTATCCGTTCAATTCGCGGCAGACGCGCAAAGATGATCATTGTGGACGAAGCGCCTTTGGTGAAAAGTTCAGACCTTGACAGCGCGGTTGGTCCTGTCCGGAACTTTACCCGTGACGTTTGCCATACCTACGGAATTAGGGACTATCGCAGCAAGGTCATCAACATCTCCTCAGCCTGTGAGAAGTCCAATCATTTCTACGAAGACATCATGCAGATTGCCCGGGGGATGAGCAACGGGAACAAAGACCTTTTCGCAATGACGCTGGATTATCGCGCAGCGGTCAGAGCCGGGATTACAGACCTTGATTACTTTGAGGGTGAAAAGCACAAGATGCCGCAATCAAAGTTTGATATGGAATACGGCACCATCTTCCTGGGGGAAGAAGCGAATAGCATGTTCCCTTACTCAGTGACGGAAGCCTGCCGAACTTTCAAGGACATTGAGCTGATGATGCCAAAGAGCAGCACCAGTTCCTACGTCATGGGGGTTGACATTGCGACTTCTTCTGCAAAGACAGCGGACAACACGGTCATTACCGTGATCAAGTTGTTTGAGCACCAGGACGGAAGCATCGGGATGAAGCTGGTTTTTATGCGCTCCTTCCATGGCCAGAGCCTACCGGCCTTGGCGAGGGAAGTACGGAAGATCTACACGAAGTTTCCAAACATCACCAAAATTGTATTTGACCAAAGGGGTCTTGGAGACTCCTTCCCGAAGTTTATGGATGAGCCTTGGGTTGACCCGGACAGCGGAAAAGAATACCCGCCTTTCGTGGTGGACGACGAACGGGCAATGTCAGCCGTTGCACTGCCGATCCTAAGGAGTGTCAAGGCGAACCAGGGAATCAATCAGGCTATGGCAACGGGGCTGAGAGTGGCCTTGGAACAGCGGAAACTGGAGCTGCCGGTCAGCTCACGGAATATCATCAACGGCAAGCTCATGATGAGTAACGGAGACGATGAGAGTGAAGATGCAACCTCTTTGAAAACCTTGTCGATGGCTGAACAGGCTGTCTTTATTGAGACAGATGCCTTGCAGTTTGAGATGGGGAACGTTGTGGCAATCCGGACGCAGGCAGGCAACTTCATTTATGACACGGCAAGAAAAACGCAGCACAAGGACAGATATTCATCCATTGCCATGGCGGTGTGGTTTATTGCCGAGATGGAAGCAATGAAGAAACGAAGGTACTACGCAAACATAAACTGTGACGCCATCGGCGTTGCAACAAGATTTTGAGAAAGGGGGGATATCAATGGGATTATTGGAAAGCCTGGGGCTCAGACGAGCGCCTCCTGTGACAAAGACAGCCGAGGACGATAGACAGAAAAAGTCCATTGTCGTCGGAGCATCACCGGAAGAAGGAGAAACCTCAATCCAGACCTTTAACAATACGAACATTACCTATCAGGGAGACCTGCAAGGCTTTGATTACAACGCGATCCTGAAGGACAAGCAGGGCAAGATCCTTGACCTGTATAAGCTGAGTGACTATTTCATCGACGCCGACCCGATTTATCGCGGTATTATCAAGCACGTGTATGTGCCATTCAGCCTGTTGCCACGGTGGAAGCTGGTTGGCGTAAACGATAAGATCAGAAATGAATATCTTGAGTACTACCGCAGGATCGGCCTGATCAAAAAGATGAGAAGCATCTTTCTTCAGTACTATAAATACGGTAATGTCTTCATCTACGTGATGGAAGACGGAAATATTGTCACCCTGCCCGTCAATGAGTGCATCATCAAAAGCGTAACCTTGAACGATGAGCCTCTGGTTGAGATGAAACTGGATACCCTCAAGAATAGTTTTGACGGATACGGGTCAAACGATGACCGCTATTTCAAGGAGCAGGAGTTCAAGAACAAACTCAAGGGCTACCCCCTGGAGATTGGGGAAGCCCTGGTCAAAGGAAAAAACACCGCGCAGCTGAATCCGGAAAACCTGTTTGTCCTTCAGGATGTAAAGGAAGATTGGCAGAGGTATGCGACCCCTATGATAGCCTCCTTTCTTCCGCCCCTGAGCAAAAAGGCATTGATCGGAAGGTACGAAGACGCTTTGCTGAATTTGGCGCAGCGTTCTTTTGTTCACGTCAAATACGGAGACGCGAATGCTGAGACGGATATCCTACCAGACAAAAACCAGCTTCAGCAGGTCAGCAGGCTCTTCTCAAAAGGGATGAGCGGATTCCCTCTGGTTGTAACGAACCACCTTGCCTCAAGCGAAGTTATTCAGTCGGACAGCGGGTTCCTGCACGAATGGGATAAATACAAAGAGGTTAACGATGAACTGCTGTCTGCCGGTGGTATCTCTGGCATTGTGGTGACAGGTGTCTCCTCTGACGGGTCTACTTTCTCCTCAGCTCAGGTATCAATGAAAGCGGCCTCAGCGAGGATAGAACAGATGCTGTCGCTGATGGCGGATGTGATGACCCGGATCAACGAGCGTGTTTATTTGGCCGCGACAGGGCGCAAAGGGGGCAAGCCTCCGTTGTTCCAGTTTATGCCACTGACCATGGAAGGCCGTGCTGAAATGCAGAAGGCTGGCCTTGAATTGTGGAAAGCCGGTGCCATCTCCTCTCGCAGTATGCTTGATAATTACGGGTATAGCCTGGAAGAAGAGTTTGCTATCCGCGAGAAAGAAGACAAGGACGGCATCACCGAAACCATGATGCCACGGGAAGCGGGCACAGAGGCCCCGGATGAACCCGGAGGCGAGACACGGGGGCGCAAAGAGTTGCCTGACGATGAACGGAATTCACCCCCGGAAGACGCCGAACGGAGCAAAGCCCCGAAGCCGTCAAGTCCCGAAGGGTCCATGGAAGAGTAAAAAAATGAAGAACAACATAACTCGTACATCAGGGCGAAAGCCCTGTTTGTATATAGATGCCGTGAAATTTGTCTGTCCTCCTACAGGCTTATATATCGGTAGTAACGGAAAGGGGGATTTCGATATTGATTAAAGTAAAGAATACCAAGTCTTTACGTTCGATTTCATCCTCTATCATCTCAATTTCTGAGGTTCAAAAGAGCAATCGCCCGTATCTACAAATCGTGACAGTCATCGCAGATGATTCTGTCAATTTGAACGGAGAGCGTATGTCTCGTGCGTTCCTTGAGGACATTGCGAATAGGAGTGCTGAGTACGCTGGGGTCCCCCTTCTGGCAGATACCGATAAAATAAAAAGAGGCGACTTCAAAAACGGGCTCACGCATCTATTTGACCCGGAAAAGGGAGTGTTTTTAAGCACTCAGATTGGGAGCCTGCAAAGGTTCTGGACAGAAGAGATCAATGGCCGGCTGGTCCTCAAGGGCGAAGCCAAGGTGTTCAAGCGGGATGCTAAGGTGACAGATGCCCTTGTGGATTTATTCAATGAAGGCCACCTCTTCGTGTCTGTTGAAGTGGAAGCAGGTGAAACCAGGATTGAGAATGGTGTGTTGACGGTGGAAAAGAGTGACTTGAACAGTCTGATTGGCTTGTGCTGTGTTTCACGGCCTGCTTATCCTTCCGCGACTGCGACTTATGTCGCCGCCGAAGTGGAAGAGAATGACGCTGAGTTTATCCGTGCCACGGAACATGCCAGGTTGAGGCTCGCGGAGGCTCTTGCCATTACCAATGAGGCTTCTTTAAACACAATCACTGGTTGGGTTTATCGGGCGGTCGCGGAAGCGATGGGAGAAGACTTCTGGGGAATGTCTTTTTACAACATTGGCATGACCAGCGCCCTGCTCTACAACGAAGAAACCGGAAGGTTGTTCACCGTCAACTACATCATTCAGGAAGACGGGGTACACCTGACAGACTTTTATGAGAGCAAGGTTGTTCGGGCACAGGAAGCCGAAAGCACATCAGAGGAAAGCGAGGAAAAGAATTTGGATAAGGTAGAAGCTGAAGTTGTAGAGGAAGTTAAAGCCGAAGCAACGGAAGAACTTCAGGCCGAGGCCGTTGAGACCGTAGAAGCGGAAGCAGAAGAAACCAAAGCGGAAGAAACTGAACACGTTGAGACTGTTGAAGCGGCTGAAGAGGCTGAGAAGACAGAAGAACAGGTTGCTGAGACCCTTGAGGCCGAAGCGGAAACAGAAACTCCTGTGAATGAACTGGAGACAAAGCTGGCGGAACAGGCCAAACGTATTGCGGAACTGGAAGAAATTGAAGCAAAGTGGCTGACCTCCCAGGAAGCCCAGAAACAGGCAGAGGCCGCCCAGAAGAAAAACAGGCTGTCAGAGTATGCGAAGACCTCAGGTCTTGACTTGCAGGCTGAAGCGGTGATGGCTGCACTGGAAGCGTTGGACTATGAGCGCCTGGTGTCGCTTGTTCTGGAAGCACAGGTAACAGATGAAGAGCAGGTTGTGACAGCCTCTGAAAAGGTCACCAACCCGATGGTTGGGGATATGAAGCTCACGAATTGGCTTTTTAGCAAAGATAATTAATTGGAGGGATATTGAATGGCTGGTTACATGACCAAACTTCAGGGATATGTCTACGATGGTGAACACGTCGCAGCGACCGCCCTGGTCAACGGTAATTTTGTTTACGTTGACTCTGATAACAAAGCGGCACCGATTGCCGAAGAGACTGATGTGAAACTTCGCGTCAAAGCACTGGAAGGCCCCTATGGGATGACGGGCCTGCGCCTGGTAGTTGCCGAACAGGGTGACGACGAGGTGTTTTTGGTAGAAAATCTTCCCGAGGGTGAAGCTGAATATGACGAGACAACCTACGGCCCCGCTATTGGTGAGTATGCTCGCATTCACCGCCTGCTCGCTGGTGAGGAACTTCTGGTGTCCCTCACTTCTATCGTTGGGATTAACGTTGGCGACGTGATTACCATTGGGGCATCCGCTGGCGCTTTCCCCGCTGCAACTTAAGGAGGAGTAACTGATGGCTGGTTACATGATTAAATTAAACGGTTATTCTTATGAAGGTGAGTATGTTGCGGCAGCCGATCTCTTGAACGGCGCGCTGGTCAACATCGCCAACAATAAGGCAACTGCGCTCGCGACAGCAAAAGATATGAAGTTTCGTATCGTGGCGCTGGAAGGCCCCTATGGGATGAGCGGCCTCAAACTCGTTGTCGAAGAGCAAGGAGACGATGAGGTCTTTCTTGTTGAAAACCTCCCGGAAGGCGAAGCTGCCTATGATGAGACCCTTTATGGCCCTGCCTCTGGCGAGTATGTCCGGATGCACCGCCTGTTGGCGGGTGAAGAGTTCTATGTTTCTTCGGATATTATAGACCCCACCGGTTATTCCGTTGGAGAATGGCTCTATGCCGGAGAAGATGAACAGCAAACCGCCTCCATGACTGTTGCCAAGGTCATTACAAAGGTTGTTGATACGAGCGAAGTCACCGACATTACCGGTGAAAGCCTCGCTACCTTTGTTTTGGACGAGGGTGACGTGATTCATTACAGCGTGACAGTGACCAATACGGGTGACCTGGCATTGGCGGCGATCTCCGTGAGTGACCCGATGAAGGGTGAAACACCCGGTGCCGTGGCGACCCTTGCAAAAGATGCCACTTCCAGCGCCATTGTCTATACTCATGCGGTGACAGAAGCAGAGGCTGGCACACGTGTCGCGAATACTGCTACAGCTGTCTGTGCCCACCCGCGCAGGCCCGGAGTGAATATCACGGCAACCAAGACCGCCACTATCGGGGCTCTTGCTGGGGCATAATCTCCGCTAAACACTAAAGAGAACGACCACAAATGGGTCGTTTTTTATTATCAAAAAATATCAGGAGGATAGTTAATAATGGATGTCAAGATTGAGAAAGATATGAATATCGTCAAACTGCTCACCGCCCAGGCGAAAGGTGAGCGCGTTGAGTCTGACAAGGTTGAAGAAGCGAATCAGCAGATTCAGACCATGCTGGCGGACTTCAACCCGATGAACCGCTACATGGTTGCCCAGTTGATTGGGTATGCCGTGACAAACCTGAACAAGGTTTCTCCCAGTATCTTCGACCAGATTGCTGATGTGAAGCGAATCGGTATGGGCGACAAGGCCATGTTCAAAGTGCCTGTCGGTACCATCAAGGCCATCATCCATGCTAAAGGCGCTACTGTGCCGCGCAGCCGTGTTGCTGACAAGCAGGTGCTTGTTGACACCGTTTCTGTGTCTGCCCGTCCGTCCGTTAACGTGATTGAGATCCGCAGTGGCCGCAAAAACATGGCCGACCTTATCAGGGATGCCCAGTACCAGATGAGCCTTGTCAAGAATGCGAACATCCAGAGCATTTTTGCTGGCGTAATCAACGATTACTCTACCCCGTTCTTCGCTCAGGGTTCTGGCTTTGCTACGGCGACCTTTGACCCGATGCTGATGCACTTCCGCAGGCTGGGTGGCGTTGCCATTCTGGGTGACCCCGCCATCCTTGACAAGGTTGCCGTTGCGACTGGATTTACTACCGCAAGCGGTGTTGTGCAGTTCGCTGATGATATCATGAAGGACTACCACGCTACTGGCCTGCTTGGTTCTTACCGTGGCGCGAAGGTCATCCAGATGCTGAATGGTTATGGCGCTGACGGCGAAACCCCCATCCTCGACCCCGCCTTCCTGTATATCCTGTCCACCGCCGTGTCTCCGGAAGCCCGGAACCTTAAGATTGTTGAGGAAGGCGATGTGCTGGCGCATGAAGATACCAACATTGATGACCTCTCCTATGATGTCCGCCTTGACCAGTTCTTTGGCGCGGCTTTCATCGTTGGCGATGTCCCGACCATCGGCGTGTACGAAGACCAGAACCTGTAATCGGTTTATGTCTGGAGCAGCGGGGGTGAAATATCCCCCGCTTTTCCCGCCGCATTATTGATACCTTGAAGGAGGAATGAAGGATTGTCTGATAAACTAAGAGTATATAATGACCGCCCCTATGACATTGGTGCTGTTCTGTTGAATGGCCAAAGCGTCAATATCAAGTCTGGCAGTTTTACCTTGTTGTCTGAGGATGACATTGCGTTCATCGAATCTCAGTGCGCGTATAACAAGAAGTTATTTGGTACCGGAAAACTGAGGATTGACAAGGCAACCGAAGAGAAAATTGACGAGATTGGCATTGTGAAATCCGAAGAGAATTTTCATATCTCCATTGATGAGATTGAAAAGAAATTGCTCGGCGGAATTGCCAATCTAAAGAAGTGGCTCGCAACGATTCAAGATAAGGCTTACTTGTTTGAAATCTATACTATTGCGAAATCGCTTGACCTTTCTACCAGTAAAATGAAGGCGCTCAAAGATATCCTGCCTGAATTGCTGACCGCAGATGAATAATTAAATAAGGGGGCGGGATGTCATGGATTTGATACCGCTTGTTGATGAGCTGAAAACAGCAACAGCGTGGCAACGCACCCCACAGGCAATCTTGCACGAGGACTATGTGAATATGATTGTCAACGGCATCAAGTACCTCTACCTAATTACAGGAAGAGGAGATGCTTTTGATTCCGCTATGATCGGGGAAGATGATGATAACCTTCCTACTTTTACGGGGACACTCTCATTAACAGAACAGATGATTGTTGTGTGGGCGGCTCAAATCAGCCTGTACGAAAGGGTTCGTGCAGATAAAAACTCTATTGTCGGATATACCACTGATGCGCTGACTGTGACAAACGCAGATAAGCCTTACCGTTACCTCTCCGAAACAATTGAAGAATTGAGACGGAATATCAGGGCAGCCTATTATAAGCTCATTTCTTATGTAGGAGATTGAGCGTATGGCAAAGACGGTATATAAAGGATTGCCCGCTGCGGTAATGTGCAGAATTGAACTGGAATATAAAAACAAAGATCTGGAAGTTGTATCGCACCGGGAGTGCAGTCTTGCCGATTATTCAGACCTACTGAAAAATTCAGCCGTTCGACTCATTACAGATGTCGAAGATTTGGCTTACAGAGCAACAGATGGAAAGGGCAAGGACGAGTGGCAACCGGATGTGATGCTGGCTTTCAGCAAACTAAGGCACAAGCTTCTTGACATGGCGGGGGAGATCGAACGGCTTTCAAAAAATCTGCGGATCGAGGTGGACACAGTCTATCCTTCATCCCCGGTAGTTGGGCCGATGCGGTTTCAAAGCCAGGAATTCAATGAGCCTTTTTCCCAGCCGAAATGGGATTTTTTGCGGGTGCTGAACGAACCAAAGGACGGTGAGTAACTTGGCAATCAAGCCCTTTGTAAGCGTTCCGAGTTCTACCCAGTTTTACGTCCCCCCGCATATCCAAACGGATTTTATGAATTATCTGGATACCGATGTCCCGAATGCCAACTACACATTTGAAATTGTGGGGGACTGGACATTGAGGGGTGGAGTTGGGTACACGCCGCGATATCTGAGGGCTGAGACGTACCCCATTAACTGGAAGAGTAACTTCGGAAATGCCGATAACACGGTAAACTTCAAAACTGACTTGCGGGTGCCTGTTAACAAAGGGGATATCGCAGTCAGGAGTGACGGTCAGATCCGACAGCTCAACTGGAAGGTCGAGAAGCACGTCAATGACCAGTCTACCCAGGCTCAGGAGTGTAACCTTCTGGTGACCATTGAGCGGAAAGTGGATGAAACAGTTGACCCGGCAACCGGGTATGTGGTTGTTGAAACAGACCCTATCACAGAAAAACCAATCCCGTTCAACCCGATCCAGACCATTGTGTCCAGTCATCCGTGCGCCGCGTATCAATATGACGGCAGGCCGTATTATGACACGAACATCAACGCGCCTGGTATTGCCCCGGACGTTCTGACGATGCTCCAGATTCAATGGAACAGCGGAACGGCAAATATCCGGATAGGCGATGAGTTTGACTGGTTTGTTGACCGCTACCGCATCAGCAATCTGGACTACGGCGGGATTGATGTAGACCATGAGCATGGTGTCCTGAAGATTCATGCCAAGAAGGTCGCGGGTGGTTCTGATTGAGTAAAACAAAGACTATTTCTTTTAAGTTTCACAGGAAAAAATTTGACGACATCATGACAAAACACGCGAGGGAAGCCCTGCGGAAAGCCTCTGAGCGCCTGCTGGAAATCATGCAGAAAAATGTAGTGAGGTCCCTTTACGGGGGCCCCCTTTCAAGCGAATGGAGGCAGGAAGTAGCCGATGCTTTGACAATCGCCCTTGGCAGCGGGAACCAGTACGTCCTTCGGCAGGGGGTCGTCCTGCCCGATGATGACTTGATCCAACTGAAAGCGTGGCTGATCAACTACGGTGTTGGCTCCGCTCATGGGGGGGAACCCGTCCACGCAGGTCCAAAAGGAAGAAGCGTCTTAGACGAAGACATGCTCCCTACAGAGTCTATCAGTCGTGATCATGCGATGCCAGACCGATATAACCAAACCGGAAATGACTGGATTGAAATGTCTTTTGACCAAGTAGAACATGAGTTTCTTGGAATCCTGGAAGTGGAATGGAATGATATCTCAGAACTTGACCTGTCAAGTTGCTGGGATGTTGATAGTGAATAGGGGGGTGATGGACTATTAACGTTGAAAAGACTACGACCTGGGCTGATAACTGGAATGAAGTCATCCGCACCGTCCTATTCCCCGACGACAGGCTAAAGACTTTGTTGATGATTCCGACAGCCGAGAAAAACGATATCATGAAGTTCATCACTGAGTATTTTGTGAAATATCCCATGACGGACGAAATCCTGGGGAGCCACAAAGTCCGTGTGATCTATGATGACGAACAAGGCCAGAAGATGAACATCCCGCAGGCTGTGAAGCGAATCCTTGCCTTTGATATTTATGTCAAGAGTGATGTGCTGCACACGGCGGACAACGACAGGTTAAAAGACCGCTCGATCTTAATTTTTGAACGAATCCGGTACTTGCTGACACGGCAAGAAGTCGTGTGCAAGATGAGGTTCGTTTGTGAGGATGACTACGGGCTGGGAGCCAAGACAATTGGCTACCGGAGATACCGTGGGGTGTTCTCCTATAAGAAAACATACTAATAAATAGTCCATAGAGTTAACCGTTATTTGATTGTTTAGGAGGCTCTCAAACAGTGGTTTTCTTGTGTGTGTCTATAGATAATATTAAAAGTGAGGTAATACAATATGGCATATATTCCTGCTATCGACGGTTATATCGTTGATGTCCCGAATGTTATTTTTACCCGTTGTGACGGGAAAGAATTCACCTATCAGCGCCTGACCAGCTGCAACTTCAGCCCCACCATGGAGCCGATCGCGATCAATGCCGGTCATAGCCTGTATCCCGTTGCGTACATTCCTGCTGGTGCGACTGCTGAAGTCACCGTGACCTCTGCGGAGTTCCGTGCCGACATGTTTGAGATGGCACACAACACGACCGCAGCTGAAGATGCCGCCTATTCCCTTCGCAGGAGCGGAATCTTCAATGTTGCTACCGGCTTAAAAATCAAGCTGCCCAACGGCGCGACTACCCCCTATATCGTTGGCATGACACAGGATGCAGCACCCGCTGCTGGCAAGTATTCTTTTGCCCACGTTGCGGAAGCCGCAGGCCCTCCCGTTGTCCCCGCCCATGAGCTGATTACTTTCAACGCTGGTGACGTCGCGGTTGGCGATGACGTTCAGGTGACCTACACTCTGGCGGGCTCCGGCACGAAGATCCCGGTACCCGTGATCTCTAGCTCTTCCCAGGGTGCCCTTCAGTTGCAGTACCCCGTGTACAGCACTGGCACTGACTGCTCAGACTCTGCCATCAAAGGCAATCTGTATCTGTCTGTGTTTAAGGTTCGCGTGACCGCCATGCCTGGGTTCGATTCGAGCTACAAATCAGCACTAACCAACGGCGTAACCTTCTCCGTGGTTGATCCTCAGCGTGATGATGGGTCCGCCTGGGAATGGTTCTACGAGCCGGTCGCCTAACTGACCCAATAAATCAGGGGAGGGATTCTTCCCTCCCCTCTTTTTTTATGCCCATTTATGAAGGAAATAAGGATTAAGGAGATAAAGATATGGCACCCAGAAAGAAACCACTGCCGACTACAGACAAGGAAGTCAAACCCCTTCCACTGATCGGAAAACCTGAGAATACCGTGAAGATTGGTGAACTGATGATTGAGATTAAACCGACCCTGTTCCTCTACCAGAGAGACAGGACTGCGGCGTTTTATAAAATGCTCGAAATGTACCCCCTTCCTGACCTGTTTGCCATGACCAAGGAGGCCCTTGGGGATGAGGAACGGGACGGAGACAAGTGCATCATGGACTGGCTGATTGCGGCAATTGATAATGTTGACCTTGAAGAAGGAGAAGCTGAAAAAATTGTCATAGAAAATTTTGCGGGGAGGAAGATGGACACCGGGACACTTGAAACTATCCTCTCGATTTTTAAGCGGGTCAATAAAATTAATGAAAAAGAAATAAACCTAAAAAAGTTCAAGGAACAGAGGGGAGTGATGGCCTAAATCTGGATGATGCTGCGGCTCTTGTAGCAGTGCATCTGGGGGAGGTCGATGAGCGCAAAATCAACAGGATGAGTTATATCTTCTTTGAAAGTGTGCTGGCCTCCTTAGGCCGAAAACTGAACTATGATGCCGTGGTGAATTATGCAGGCAACAGTTACTTTGAGAAATCCTGGGAAGTGATTTCTGAGAACAACCCTATGAATATAAAAAAGGAAGATCTCCGGGACAGGAGTGGGCTTGGTAATTTTGCAAAAGGACTTAAGCTCAGTGATATAAAAATCATTGGGGATCCATCACTGGTAACAGGAAAACAGAAGGAATAAAAGGAGAATAAGGAATGAGTGAAAAAACGGATAAAAAGGTAGAACAGAAAACTACAGAAGTCAAGGTAGATGAACTGAAGGATATCAAAGCCAAACTTAAGAATACGATCAGGCAGAAGAAATTCCATGTGATCAAAACACCGGATGGTACGGAAATCAACGTGGTTGATTACCTGACGCAGGAAGAAAAAATGCAGGCGGCAATGCTGATTGCAGAACGAACCATCATGCTGGATGAGGAAACTGGTAAAGGTTACTGGGCGTTGAACCTTGAACCCGAGCGGGTTCTGACGGTGATTGAAGTCTACACTAACCTCGCAGTGCCAGATGAAGACCGTTATGATTTTTATGACTATCTTTCAAATGAGGGAATCATCACAGACATCTGGTTTGTCATCGACCGGGATGCTGACAGGGTGTTGAGCCTTGCTCAGAACATGGCGAAGATGGCAATCGAACGGTTCAATCACGAGAACAGCATGGACAACTTCTTGAAGCAATTGTCCAGCGGGAGCGGGTTAGGCCAGGAGCTGACTGAGATGCTGGAAAAAGCGAAACAGCAGGAAGATACTGTATCACAAAGGGTTTCCGCCGTGCTTGATAGCAAGCCGAAGGGGAACCTTATTAATTTTTCAAAACGCAAAAAATAACAGGGCGGAGGCCCTCTTGATACATAGCTAACATAGAAGGAACGGAGGGCGAAAGCACTTGGCAGACTTAAAATTAATCGGTGGTATTGGCTTAAACCTTGACCAATTGATGCGGGATTCACAGACAATGTCCCGTGTATTCGGAAAACAGTATAAGCTGATGATTTCCACTCAGGGGTACGATGTTGTCAAAAAGCAACTCCGTGATCTCGTTCTTGAGAACGAAAAATTACAGAAATTAAACACAAGAGTTCTCAAACAAACCATTGACTCCAATGGAATGATGAAAACAACGACCCTTAACCGGGATGGCGTCAAAAAGACTACAACACTTGATACAAATACCGGACAGATCGTTAAAGAAATAAGGGACGCAGATTCCGCTTTAACTGAATTAAACAAATCCTATGGACGGATAAAAAAAGCACAGACTGAAATTGGCCAAATTCAAAAAGAATACGCAGGTAGAGAAAAAGAAATGCCCGCGTCCTCGCAGAAACGTCTCGTTGCGCTTAATAATATTCTTGCGAGAGAGCAGGCTTATGTAAATACAAAAAGAGACGCAATCAGAAACGATGAAAAAATGAATGCCCTCCTACAAGATAGGAAAAGAATCCAGTACCAGATAGACCACAAGACAGAGAAGGTAACACAAACAACTGAGGTCGAGAAGGTCAACACCCTATATGCAGAGCAATCCAGATTGGTTAAGGAAATTGGACAACTGCAAAGAGAGATGTTTTCAGCGGGGCCGAAGGAAAGGAAGGTAATTGAAGGAACCCTCGCAACCCGCCAGCAGGAGCTTGCTCAAGTCCAACAGCAAATTTCTCAGTCCGGATACCAGAATACTGAAAAGGAAGCCGCTGCGCAGAAACAAATAAGGATAGAAGCGCAGAAGACTGCGCAAGAAGAAGCAAGACTTAATGATCAGAGGGTCAGAGGTAAACAGGCACTAGATACAATGTACCGCACAATGGTTGCTATGCTGACCATCCAGGCTGTCCGTATGCTTCGGGATGCATGGCGGGAAGCCCTGAGTTTTGTGAAGCAATACTATGATGCACTGAATGAAATCCGGATTGTTACAGGCTATACCCAGGAGCAGGCGGATAAACTGGCAGATCGGTACTTAAAGCTTGCCGATAAAATGAAGGTAAGCGCACTTGATATCTCTAAGATGGGGGCCACGCTGTACCGGCAAGGTTTGCAGGGAGACGATGCGGTCATGGGTCGAATGGAAGCTGTTATCAAGTATTCAAAAATCGCAGCAGAAGACGTATCTGAAAGCGCAGACTTGATGGTTGTTGCAATCAATGCCTTCCAGCGAAAAGGAGAAGACGCTTCCGATACCGCTATGCGCGTTGCTGATACATGGACCTACATGGGCGACGCGGTTGAAACCGAGGCCGGCGAAATCGGTACAGCTATGCAGAAAGTTGTCGCCAACGCAAAAGTAGTCGGGCTGTCTCTTGAAAAAACATCCTCTTTTATTGCAACGATTTCCTCCGCTACCCGAGAAACTCCTGAAGTTGTCGGTACGGCACTGAACAGGATCATTTCAAGATATGAAAAACTAACCCAGGCTGGTATGAACAAGATATTCACATCAGAAGACGGGGATATCGTTGCTGTCAATGATGTGGCCAGGGCCTTAAAAGTCATTAACGTCGAACTCTATACGGCAGGAGAAGGTTTCATGACCTTTGGCGACGTGATGGACAAAGTTGGCGCCAAGTGGAAAGACCTGAGCGATGTCGAGCAGAGATATTTAGCCACGGCAATGGCGGGTATCCACGGTATCAACAAGTTTTATGCCCTGATGGAAGACTATGATAAGTCACTTAGTCTATATGAAGGCTCGTTAAACGCGAAAGGCTCTGCAAACGCGAAATATGCCATTGAAATGGAAAGCGTGACAGCAGCCCAAGCCGACATGACGAATAGTCTCCAAGCGTTATACAATACCCTCTTGAGCGGCCAGATTATCAAAGAGTTCTATGAATGGGTCGCCAAGGCGGTTAATAATTTTAAAAGCGGAGTTGAAGTTTTAGGTGACTTTAACATTAAAGCTGTAGCTACGGCGGCAACAATCATTGGGGTTGGGGTTGCAATCGGTAAAGTTATCAAAGTCATGAGCGATGCAGCCAAGGCTAAGAGCTTGCTCACATTATTTGGAGGAGGAAGCATTCGGACACTGCTTGTTGGGTTGACCGCGCTGGCTACTGTGTTGATTACTGTTGCCGGGAAGGTTCGTGAAGCTTCAGATCCTATCAAGAGTTTTACGGACGAAATGGAGAGGCTTTCCGGCGCACAGGAAAAATGGAACGAGAAGATAGACAGGCTGGCAGGGTTCAAAACCGAACTTGAAAATATCGCAATAGCCTCAAAAGATACAGCAGAATATCAGGAAACTTTTAATGGTTTGATGGAAAACCTTGTGAAAAATACTCCTTCACTGAGTAGCGCTTTGCAAGACGCCAAGGGAAACTGGGTTGATCTTGGGACAGCAATTGGCGTGGTCAATGAGAGAATGGAGAAAAACGCTGAACTTAGAGACCTTGAGGCGAGAGCAAATGCTTTTAGGGCTCTAAGCGCACTTCCTTCTGAGTTAGAGGGATCTATTGGGGACAGCCGGAAAGCTGAAAAATTAAAGACCCTCGTAGAGGCCATGAAATTTCTAAGAGACAATCAAGACCTTAGCAACTGGGCAGACGGCTTTTTCAAAATGGGGAACAACGGAGCCGGGGCCCGTGATATCAATAACTTTACAAGTCAACAGGCGGAGGCATATAAATCCAAGGTTCTCGTTAATACGTTTGCCGATAATGACGGTGGGGCACTGGATTATATTTCATCCTATTTTGGGTTCAATAAGAATTTAAGCTTGAAACCTAATCGGAACGCTTTAGTAAATATGATTGCAGAAGACCTGGAGCTTTCGTCGGCAATGATAGACACTCTTTATTCCAACAGCAAAGATGAAGTAAAAATCAAAGTAATGGAGTACCAGGATGCTATCGTAAAAATATTTTCGACGACAGATGGCTATAGAGAAGCTCCCTTGTTTGTTCGTAATATGATAGATCAAGTAGCCAAAGATATGAGCGAAGAGTTTGGCAATATTGACTTCTCTGTTATGTCTGATGATGAGATTGTGAGTATTGCAAACTCCTATAAAATCCAGACCTATGAAAAAGCTAAATCAATTATGGAAGACGCTGGAAGCGCACTGATAAAAGTGATTGCTGGTTCGTCGTCCCCATCCCGTCCGCCTTTTTCTACTGCGGTCGAAGAATTGACACAGCGATTCGGCGGGGACTTACTTGAGACACAAAAGGTTCTTGATAAATATTTTCCAGCAGAATATTCTGAAAAATATTGGACCGAGTTTATGAAGCGGGTCTATTCAGGGTACTCAGATCAAAATCTTGATGATTTCCTAGGAAAAGGGGATTCCCCTTTTGACTTCCTTAAGCAGGAAACAGCAAGAGGGTTAAAAGAGGCAGGAGAAGTTTTAGGAGTTGCTGAAGAGGAAATCCAGGGTGCGTTTGATAAAATTATGGCAGTTAAACTTGACCCTGCTGGAAAAGAAACCGCAGCTTTAAGCTCTCTTTTTAACCTCTTGTTTAACGGGATCAGCCCAAACCAAATGGGGACCTTATTAGACCAGCTTGAACAAACAGAAGAGGGGATATCTGGATTCGCTGCGACCTGGACAGAATGGACCAACCTTTCAAAAACAAGCCCCTTCTCTGGTAGCGGAGAACAGATAAAAACTGTCACCCAAATCTATGATGAGCTCCGCAAAGTTTCAACAGATAGCAAGGTATCCAACGCGGCAAAAACTTTGCTGGGTTTGTTTGACGGCGTCACAAATGCCGAAGGCTTAAAAACGGCGGCGGCAGAAGCGAGAGGGATGTTTGAGAACCTTGTCCCCCCAGAGCTCCAAGGCGACCTTGCCAATTTATTGCCTAATTTTGATACCTTTCTTGACAAAGCGGAAGAGGGAAAAATCTCTCTGGAATACCTTGGGATTTACACAAAAAATCTTCAAAGCAATATCAATGACCTTGACTTCAAAATCCTTCTGGACAGTATCAGCGAGATGGAAGGCTCAGGAAAAATCATAGGTGGGGTTGCGGATGCCCTCAAGGGTATCAAAGCTGGCGGAGTAGAGGCGGTTACTTCCGTGATTAGCCTCAGAAACACCATGAACTCCTATGCGGACGCACAAAAGGCGTACAACGAGATCATCAAAGCAGGTGGAAAACTGAACGAAGATACTTCGGGGTATTTTGATACACTCTCTTCGGCTACAGGAATCCCTGTTGAGCTGCTGGACAAAGACATTACCCTGGCTTCTACTAAATTGAATGCTGAGATGGAACAGCTTAAAAATACAATGTCTGTCCTCGCGAAAATGGGTGGGGCAAATATTATCAGCTCTGACTGGATTGGACAAATCGTAGCAATGGAGGGGTCGACCGACCCAGCTGTTATCAGCCTTCAGTCCCTGTTGGATGTCATTGAGTTGATTACCGGGGCGACATTCAACGGAGCGAGCTCTATTGAAGACGTCGTTCAGGCAATTGAGAACCTTACCTCTACAACAGGAGAGGATATCGACTCCTGGTTCTATAAACTCAGAAAACTAAACGAAGAAATAAAGGCAATGACTGAAGGCTCTTATGGAGGGATGAAGCAAGATATGTTCCGTGAGAGCGGGGCATATAACAAGGCGGAAAGCTTGATGCCTTACATGGGGTACATGAAAGATGAGAGCGCAGATACACGTGATTATGGCGCTGAAGCTTTCTCCACAGCAATCCGTGAACTTTCTTTAGATGAAATTGAAGTAATGAAAAGCGAATTCCCTGAACTCGGAGCAATCATTGAGGCAGTATTCGATAACGGAACCTATTCAGCCGAAGAACTTGAATACGCAATGGAGAAGACGCGAGAGAAACTTGATGAAATGGCTCAGTCTGCCGAGGACTCAGACCTTTCAGAGAACTTCGGGGATGCGCTCGGAGACTTCAAAGAGCTGCAAAAAGGCGGCAAGAATGCAGCTAAAGTTATCAGTGATATAACCAGTGAATCCAAAGGGATGACAAAAGCCCTCTCTGCAATGGAATTCATTCAAAAGAAACAGTACAAAACACAAGACGAACTGAATGAAGCATACCAGGCAATGAGCGACTATCTGGGGATCCCCATTGAGACAGCCGAGGATTTTGCGGCAGCCCAGGCAATGATGGCAGGAGCTACGCTTCAGACGGGGAACAGCCTCGGCTGGATGGTGAACGGGCTGATGGCTTTGAGTGCCATACAGATTGATCCCAGTGGGAAAGTATCTGCTATGGGGTCTCTGGAAGCAGCAGCGGCAGCCGCCGGGATGTCCACTGAGGAATTTGCTATTGCCCTCGCCGCAATTAACGGTGCGGGGTTCAATTTCAAAATCAACGAAGACGGGACGGCAGGTGTCGTCGAGAGCTGGGTCAATAAGAACGCGATTAAAAACTTTGCTCCATCAATGAAATCTTCTGGTGGCGGTGGTGGAGGCGGCGGTGGTGGATCTGGACAAAGTGAAATTCAAAAATTTCTTGACCAATTGTCTCAGCTGAAAAGTATTGATGACTTTCTTCGTAAGATGGTTCAAATGCGCGGAAGCCTTTATGAAGCACGGGGAGAGCTGACAAACTATATCCAGGCCGTTGAGCAGGAAATAGAGGTAGTCAAAGCTCGGAATGATGTGGATGAAGCGGAGCTCCAGCAAATTGATGAACGGATGAGAGCACAGCAAGAGCTTGTCGCATCAATGTCTACCTCCAATAAAAACTATGAGAAAGCGGCAAGCGACTTGAAGTCTCTTCAAGACACGCATCAGTCGTATACGGAGACGGTTGAGCAGAACAAGATAGACCTTGAAGAACTTAACGACACCCTTGAAGAGACGCGCAACGCTATTAGAGACATGCAGATTGATATCCGCGAGACAATTCACGAAGCAATAGTTGACCGGGAAGAACTTAACCAAAGCATGCTCGAAGGCGAAATAGAACTTCAAGATACTATCCTTGAAATCCTTGAGGCACGGTATCAAAAAGAATGGGACCTCATCAAGGAGAACATCGACGCTCAAAAACAGGCACTTGAAGAAGAAAAAAGGCTGATAGACGAAGAACTGAACGCGCGTAAAGAGGCGGCTGAAAAGGCTGATAAGTATACGCAGCTCAGGGGGTATGAATCCCAGCTTGCCATTATCAGTGCAGATCCCACAAGGGCGAAAGATCAGCTTGAACTCCGTAAAAAGATAGCTGGTTTGCGCAAAGATATTGCCTGGGACCTCGCGGAAGATGAAGCAGAAGCACAAAAAGATGGCATTGACCAGCAAATAAAAAGTCTTGATGAATACCTTGAGGAAATCGATGCCTTTTATGAGGCACTGTTCGAGAACCCCCAGCAACTTATAGAAGAGATGCGGGAGGTTATGAAAGGCAGCAACGAAGAAATCCTCGAATGGCTGGAAACTAACAGCACAGAGTTCGCGTCTTCAACGGCTGAAACGCAGGAGAATATGCGTATAGGCTGGCAAGCAACTCTTGACCAGATGCGTGGATTTACCAAGACGTATTGGGATGAGGTTGAAGAAATTATCTCTCAAGGTGATACAGCCATCATTGAGTTTCTGAAAGCAAATTCAGCTGAGTACAGGACGGCGGGAAAAATGCAGGCCGAAGCACTGGTCGATGAATGGCAGAAGAAACTTGATGATTTGAAGGCCGCGCTGACCAACACGTATCAGAGAATCAACGAAATGCCAACCGATAAATATGTAACGATTCACGTATCCACAGTTGAAAACGGCGGGGGAGGGGGGAAGACACCAATCGACCCTCTTGTTGTCGCAGTGGGTGGTGGGGGTAATTTTGGCATGTCACAGCCTGGAAAAGTAACACAGATGGCCTTCGCGTCCGGCGGACTTGTTGATTATACCGGGACTGCACAGGTCCACGGCTCGCCCACAAATCCAGAGGCGTTTCTCAGTGCTGTAGACACAAAGATGATTCGGGGTCTGCTTGACGGTTTCAAATTTATTGTCCCCAGATTTGGGGGAATAAAGAGTCAGACCGGGGCGAACGGGAATGTCACGATTGAGGAAATCAATATCTCTGTCGACAAACTTGATAATGATGCCGATCTTGAAGACCTCGCAAATAAGGTTGGAGAGAAGTTCGCAAAAGCAATGACAGTAAAACGGGGCGTGTCTGTCGGTAACCTTAGGATCAAGTAAGAAAAGACCCAATAGAATAGGAAGCTAAGACGGGAGTGAAAACTCCCGTCTTAGCGTGGTAGAAGGAAAGGAAGGAGCCTGATGGATTTTACATTTTGCGGGATAAGCGCAGCAGACTGCGGTTTGCTCTACGTCCCAAAGGCAGAAAATATTTTTGTATGGGACAGCAACTATACAACACACTCGTTAGAGGTTGACGGACACGATGGCGGATACTGGTACGGCTCAACCGTAAAACCTAAAACTTTTGATTTGGATTGTTATTTTGAGGATGTTACCTCATTGCAGATAAAAAAGGCACAAACCCTGTTCAATCGTGGAAGGACGGGGGAACTTATCTTTAGCGATCGACCGTTCCTGGCATATACGGCAACGGTGACGGAATGGTCAAGACCAGAGATATATGGACTGAAGAACGGTCTGATTACCCTTCACTTGACCGCATATTATCCATTCGCGCTCATGGACAGATTGTTTGTTGCGGACTTTGAAGAATATGGGAGCGAATACGAGGAACTTGTCAGAGATTCTACGGGTGTACTGACAGAGGCAAAGACTCCAGTCAATATCATTGATACAACACCGGCATTGACCACGGCTACACAATTCCTTTTATATAATCCAGGAGACGAAAAGGCCGACACTATTATCCGCATTGCTGGAGATGTCGGGACTGGGGTCTCCATATATAATGCCGCGACAAAACAGACATGTACGATCAAGGGCATTACTAAAGCATTGACCAGCACAGCCGGTAAGTGGCTGGAAATTGATTCAGGGGCCGGCAAGGTTTACTTGACAGATGGAACAACGCCCGTGATGTCTTTTCTTTATCATGATAACGGGTTTGTCCAGTTGGAAGGGGCTGCTCCCATTAATAGAGAAATAACAATATCTTACACAGGCAATGTAGTAAGTTCCAATGGAGAGTTTACTCCAGATATGGAAAACAAATACATCCTGATCAATGGCACATGGAGAAAAATAACGGATTATTTTAATGCTGATGATATGAAAATTAATTATACGTTTGGAGCTCCTGGAGCCGCAGTGTCTGATGTTGCGACAATGAACCTTGTAACCGTAACCCCCGTCACAACGATGGAGATAACAAAACTTGAATTTTATTATTACCCGACATTCAAATAAGGAGGATATGGCAGATGGCTACTAAACGCAATATCAACATATCCATCCATGACTATAACAGGAACAAACTTTGTGACATCTACAACAGCAACACACGGACATCCGGGCAGGCTTACAACATTGTAATAGAAAAAGAAGCCAGCGGGTACAAGCAACTCAGGTTTACCATCCCCTATAAAGTAATGGAAGGGAATGAGCTGGTTGATAACCATCGCGCACAGCACCTGAAAAACGAGTACCTTGTTTCTGTCACGGAAAACGGGGCGACAGACTGGTTCTATATCAGTGAACCGAATATAGAACACAATAAAAAGACGCTAACGGTCAGTCTAACCTGTCAACACGTTTCGTCTTTACTGCGGATGCGTAACCTTTACCTTGAACTGGACGATACGAATGGGATCGGTACATGTTCCGCGTTAGCAACAACGATACTGAATGGTACAGGATGGACCCTTGGCGATTGTGATACGTTTTATGAAGCGGATGGTGTGACAGAAAAAGTAAGAACACTAAAAGCATCCAATAAAACAGGCGCATACCAAATGATTGTCAATCTTTGCAACCTTTTTAATGCAAGGCCCATCTTTAATGGAGATGACAGGACAGTTAGCATCATCACATTCAACCCTTTTCACAATCCACTGGATCCAGCTGTGCCACTCGTTGACAACATCGAGAAAGTTATTGAGTTAAATTACGGCAAAGTAATGGATGGTGTTTCCAGAAAACTGGATACCAGCTCATTGATAACAAGGCTTCATGTTGAGGGTGAATATGGGGATGACGGGTATGTAGGAATCGAAAACGCACCCGCCAACACATCCGGGCTTGATTTTTTGACGGACTTTTCATACTTCCAAACACTTGGCTTGTTCACTGGTACCCATACAATCGCACTTTCAACCTACCTTTCAAATATATCCGTTGCAAAAGCGGCAGTTAAAGAAACAACAGCCTCTGTACTTGCAAAAGAGACAGATCTCATGGAGCTTTGGGGTACGTGCAACTATGGGTGCTTTGATGTTACGTCCAGGGTCAACGGGACAACATTGAATGTTTCCATGGCTTGCACAAATATGGAAGATACACCAACGCTTGAAGCTGGGCAAGACGTTGTGCTGATGAATACAAACGGTACCCATCTGTATACAACGGTTGCAAGTGGCAGCTTAACTCAAATCGTGCTGGCCGACAGTATCTCTCTTGCCGCCCACACAAAACTAATTGTATTCTTTACCCCGTCCAGCGGGGATATCGGTGGAAAAGAATCAGCCCTTGTTGCGTCAGAAAAAACAAGAGATGACGGATATGATGACCTGGATGGGGTTGACTCTCTTTATACCACATTATTTTCTCAGGCAACAGCACCGGTATCCGGTATGGTTGCCAATGACCTATGGGTCGACATTGATGCCAGCCCTATTGCTGTATACCGATATTTGAACAGCAACTGGAATACCAAGGTTTCCGGTATGACGGCAAGCTATGCGACGATTATTGGCAAGGCTCTGTCTCGCATAAATAATCTTTTAAATGGAACAGTTGATTCAGATGGCCTCTATGAACTAATGATTGACGCGGACATCCTTGCAAGGCAGATAGACGTTCTGTATGACACATATGACACACAGATTGGCGTTGTCAACAGTGTTGAGACAGCATTTTCTACAGCCATGGGAGATATGCTTCGCGACGGATACTGGAACGACAGTAACTACATTGTTGGTCAGGAAGACAAATTATACGCAGACGCACAAGATATTATAGATGTTATGGCTCAACCAGTTGCCAGTTATTCTGTCAATATGGTTGACCTATATGAAGCATATATGGCTTCGCCACAAAGACAGGAAGAAACGAGTCTTGTGGCAGACATTGAGACGAGCATCATTGACGGGGAATTGAGTATTACGGTTCCTGCAAGCGTTGTCGGGATTTCTTTCCCAACGCCCATACTGGATACGGACGGAGACCTTGAGTCAGCACAGATTGGCGACAGTATGAATGTTGCGTTCTCGCTTGAAAGCGGATATCTCCTTGCGGACGCAAATGGATATCTTGCTTCAGAATACGAAGTTCCGTCGTGGCAGGACATTGATATCGACTTCTGCGTCCACCTGATTGATGAAGAAATAGGCATATCTGACTGGGGTTTTATTGAAAAGATTTCAAAATGTTATGACAACCCTTGGGAGACTGATATCAACATCAGTACCAAAAAATCTGATATCAATGGCCAATCTTTTACCGACATACTTGCAAGTGTTGCGGCGGTCGCAGAAGAGGTTCGGGGTAAGGCCGATGTGTATGATAGATCTCGTGTTATCTCGGATGCAAGGACACTATCGGCAGACGCTCTTCAAGGAATTATTGACGTAAACAGAAATGCAATGCTGTCCACCATGTCAAACTGGGGGACTGACAACAACGGGAATATCGTGTTTACGGCGCTGGACGAATCTTCTGCCATGATGCTGACCGGAAGCGGGTTCATGATTGCTAACAGCAAAACGCTTGAGGGCGATTGGAACTGGAGAACTTTTGGTGACGGAAATGGTTTTTCTGCGGATGAAATCAATGCTGGTGTTCTCAATGCAGGTATCGTGCAAATTTTAGGCACAGACCAGTTCTACTGGGACGCAGACAATATTTATATCTATGATACAAGTGAACCGATGAATCAAATCCGTATAGGGAGGTTTGACGGAACAAATTACGGCATTGGATTTACAGAAGATGGTGGGGCAACCTGGCAGACCGCAATAGGGTTTGACGGTACGCACATTGGAAGCAATGCTAATATCGACTTGACCGCAGGGGGGTCGATTACCCTCGCCTCAAGCAGTGATCTTTCTTTCGGGACAGATACTCTTGCGGATTTATTGGCGGAAGCAGGGACCACACAGACAACAATTTTTTATCAAACATCTACACCAACAGCAGTTGCCATAGGCGATATCTGGTACGACACGGACGCAACCCCAATAACCATTAAGCGTTGGAATGACTCGGAGTGGGTTGACATTACCACCACAGCCTTGTCACAGGCACTAAATGCCGCAGGGGACGCACAGGCAACGGCTGACGGGAAAATAGTGACATTCGCGCAAGACGAGCCTCCAACGGCAGATGCAGTTGGTGATTTATGGGTAGACACAAACGACAATAATAAGTTGTATCGGGCAACGGCGGCAGGGAACAACTGGGCTTTATATAAAATCGCGGCAGGGTATGTCAGCACCAGCCACATCACCATCGACAACGATTTAATCGACATCGCTTCAGGAGGTTCCATCAACCTCGCCGCGGCCTCCCAAATCACCATCGGGACAAACCCGCTGGGCATTGGCAGCGTCAACTACTTTGCAAACACAACCGGATATACCATGTTTTCCGGGTCCGTGCTTGGCAGGAACGCGGACGATTACCTGAACGGGTTTTACTTAGTCGGGCCTCCGTCCGCAGACGGTGCTTTAAGACTGAATAGCGTTATCACCGGAAATGGATACTGGACGGTCAGTTTTGATGTTCGTGGAACACAGGGGGTTGTGCTTCCGATTATTGTTGATATATGCGACTCAACCACATCGACATTCTACACCTCCGCTGATAACATATACACCCGAAAAACCCTAACGGTCAACGTAACGAACTGGTCAAGCGGGGTTTATAATTTCATTGATTTTTCTGGCCTTGGGTACGCTTACTATAAAATCCGCAATATCAAGGTCGAAAAAGGAACGCTAGCGACAGACTGGTCGCCGCATCCCGGCGAACTGCATAATTCATCCCTCACGCTTGACGCGACTGGCATTGCGTTGAAAACTGGCGGCACGTTCACCGTTGGTTCGTCCAACTTCGCCATCGATGCATCCGGCAATGTGTCATTGACAGGCACAGTTACAGCAACAAGCGGTTCTTTTAGCGGTACAGTTGTAACCAGCAATATTACTGCTACCGGAGGTTCGGTTGGCGGATTTACGCTTGATTCTATTCATATGTACTATGGTAATTATTATGATTCACAATTTGTAGATTTAAGTAGATGGGGTCTGGCAGTTGGCCCTGATTTGAATACTGCGGCTGGTAATCAAACGTGGCATCCCGTGAGAATGACAACCTTAGCAGATGGTGACTATGGGCACTTCATGGCTAAGAACGGAAATATAGGTATCGCCTCTTTTTCTCCTGACTCCTTCGCTATAAGGACATGGCCTAGCAATTTATTTTATGGGTCCGGAAATTCTGGTAGTGGTAGAAATACTGTAATGATAATAGGCACGGATGGAAACCTTTATATATCCGGTGCTGGATACGCTACAGGCGATTGGCATGACCAAACCCCTGGTTATCAAGGCAACAACGCTACAGCAGAATTAAAACTTATCAAAAACGATTCAAAAGGCAATGTTGACCACTCTACTCTTCCGGATTTTGCCAAGCATACGATGTCAGTAAAAAAGCAAAACAAAGACGGTAAAGAGACTACAGAGAAGATTGAGGGACGTGGACTTGGTGCAATGATTTCAATATTAACTAAAGCCATACAGGAACTTGACGAAAGACTTGATAAATTGGAGGTAATAAATGGAAAAGCAATATGATGTAACTTTTACTGAGCAGGAAATTTCAAAAGTGTTTGATGCGCTGATTGATCGTCCCTTCAAAGAGGTTGCGCCGTTGGTGGCTAAACTTCAGGAAATATACAGGGCAAACTATGCTAACCCTGCCCAACACAAGCAAGAAGAAATCAAAGAATAAGAAGATAAAAAAGGGGGCTGTTGAGAAATCAGCGGCCCCTTTTAATTCCAACAATTCCTAACATTAGATGAATAATGTCATATTGAAAAGTGAGTGTTTTCAACGGTTTTCAGAGATTCAAAATTTTATAGAAGGAGGTGTTGCCGATGTATAAAATCAAAAGCATGCCCAAGTCTCTAATCCTTGGCTATTTTGGTGAGTCCAATATCAAAGAGTTCGAGGTTGACTGCACCGACTGGCTGACAGAGTGGCCGGACGGTACTATTGTAGTAACGTATCAGGCACCCAGTGAAACAAGAGCATATCCGCTGCCACCCTCGCAGTCAGTTGTGGGAGACGGTATCTTGACCATCATTGTCAGGAGCAACATGACAAGCGAGGCGGGAAGCGGAACACTCAACATCCGTCTTGTCGATGACAACGCAACCCCGGAAGACCTAGATGACGATATTGGCAAGCGATCTGTTCTCATCAGGACTACCGTGCTTGAAAGCCATGAAACAGTTTTGGATGAAGCGCCGGACATCGTACGGGACTGGGTAGATGAAGCGACATTGCTGAACGCTGCTGTGACCGAAGAGGAAGCAGACAGGGTTGAAGCAGAGGAGGCAAGGGCTGTCTGGGAAGCCTATGACAACGCAAACCAGTATGAAGTCGGCAACAAGGTATCCTATGAGGGCTCAAGTTATATCTGCGTCCTGGATTCACTTGGCAACCTACCGACAGACGAAACCTACTGGCTGATGATAGCCAGAAGGGGATATACATATCTTCCGTCGTTTGAATTGGATGACGGTTATTTAATGGCTATGATTACAGAAACTTATAATCTTGGCAGAGTTGCCTATGTGAACAAGGGCGCATACAGTGCAGCGACTGTGTACGACAAGTATGACGTTGTTCTTTACCAGAATGGCAGTTATGCGTACATCAATGATACAAGCGCGGCAGGGAACGCACCAACCAATGTGACTTACTGGGAGGTCATGCTGGATCCGACAGACATGAACCTTGCAACAACTGCTGCAAATGACGCGGCGCAGGATGCCCTTGATGGAATCATCGCGTCTGCCAGCGTTTCCGGGGATGACTTGCTGTTTACGACAGCAGACTCTACTGTTCATACGGCAACTGGCGCTATGGCAGATGTCAACGCTGCCACAGATGCCGCGAATACTGCAACGAATGATATGCGCTATATGCACCTGAAATATTCTGTAAACGAACCAACGGCAGATGGCGACATCAGTAATACTCCGGGCAATTGGCTTGGTATTTACATTGGTGTAAGCCATACCGCTCCAACCACATACACGTCCTACACTTGGCGGAAGATTAGCGGCATCCATGTTGGAGATGACGCACCGACTGCCAATGAGGGCTTATGGGTGGATACCGATGAACCCGACATTTTAGTCAACAACCAAGATTTGCTGGACGCGATTGATGCGGCAAACAGTTCGGGCCCTGTGTCTGCAAGTAGAACAGTCGGGGATGGGACTCCCGGGACAACCGATACTTACACGATTGTTTATGGAAACGGCAACACGACCAGTTATGATGTCTACAACGGCGCAGATGCCCCGTCTCTTGCGGGCGTGCACCAGTACATCATCCGGTGGGATAAGGTCAACGCAGAGTGTACACGCATGGGCGATGCCGCGGCGATTACCACCGTGACCACGAATTTCGGACATTTCGGAGCGACCAACCCCACATACGATAACCCCTTCGATGAGTTATACCCCTGGAAATACCGCAAACTGTGCAAGGTTGACCGTGCCGCATACGCTTTGCTTGCGCCGGGAAGCGATATTACTGAAGCCGTCACGGCATGGGAAGGTGAACCGGGATTTACGCTTGACGGTACCGGAGACTTCGATGGCGTATACACACCCGAGTTCTGGGCAAGGGATTGGGAGGACGCAACCTACCGCTACATCGGCGTTGCGGACGGGCCTATTCCCGGCTGGCAGTATTTCGAGGCGACCATCGGCGGCAGGTACTTCGGCAGCATGGACGGGTCGAGCAAAATCACCTCAATCGCCAACGCCATCCCCCTTCGTAACACGCTGATGAGTACCATGCACACCAACGTCACAAGCCAGGGCATGACGCTGGATGATATTTTTACGTGGTGCGCGGACAATGTGCTGATGGCGGTGGAATACGCTTGCCTGAACAGCCAGCAAGTGCTTGGCAACGGATGCGATACTTTGTATCGTCAGTCCGCAGAAACCATTGGCGAGGCAGCAAGCGCAGGCGCAACGCTCTTGAAACTCCCGAATGCGTTTGCGGCTTACTGTGTCGCCGGGGCCGTTATCGGCATCGGTACAGAGAATGGCGGCGAAACGGTAGACATCGTGAGGTTCGTTTCCTCCGCAGACCTTGATGCCGGTGACCCCCTGTTTGCCACGCACAAGGCGGTCACAATAACCCCTCTGACAAACCCCGTGACCACGGCGCACTTTGTCAGCGTCCACGGGACTTACAACGCTCCCGACATAGAGATTGGAAGCAAGTCCGGGTATATTGGTAGCAATACGAAAGTCAATGCATATTATCGCGGCAGGGTGGCACATGGGAACTATTGGAGATATGTTCTTGGCGCATACCGTCAAACCGGGACAGGCGAGATTTGGGTTGCCAACAGCCGAACCGAGGCGGCGGCGTATGATGCGCTGAACACAGGCGTGCATCGTAACACGGGCAAGGCGTTGCCCACTACGTCAAATTACATCGCCACGCTTCACGCAGATAACTTGCTTCCGCTGGTTCCGTTTGCGGCCACAACCGGAGGCGCGGCAGGGAGCGGCGACCCAGTTGGAGACTATTGCTATGTGCCAAGTTTGGCAACCGGTAACACTATCCTTCGCCTCGGTGGTTCCGCGCGCGACGGCGTGAGCGATGGGCGCTTTTGCGGTTATTGGGGCGCCTCGGCTGGTGTCTCGGCTTGGGGCATCGCCGTTCTGCCCTTCTTGAAAACCCCTTAAAAGAGGGGTTCGGGGAGACGCTCTCTCCCCGAAAATTGATTATATAAGGCTCGAAAGGTGCAGTGTCCCCGGGCGCTTGTTCTTCCTTCTACTCGGTGGTAACGCGAACAACGGCGTGAACGATGGGCGCTTTTACGGTAATTGGAGCGACACGGCTGGTAACTCGGCTTGGAACATCGCCGTTCTGCACTTCTTTTGGTTCTTAAGTAAGAATCAGGCACCTGAGAGCCGCGCCCCTTGGCGAAAATTACACGACAGGAACGGGTTAGTAGGTTTATTCTCGACCGCCCGTAGTGCAAAAGAAGGTGTTTTATGCCTAAGCGAACAGGCTTTTTATATGAGCAAGTCATATCGGTTGAGAACTGCGTATCAGCAGTAAAAGATATGACGAAAGGAAAAAGCAAAAACAAACGCGCAACAGAAATGAGGAACAACGCACAAAAGTATGGAGAAATGGTTTCCAAGATGTTGAGCAATGGAACTTGGAAGCCTTCTCCATATAAGGAACACACAATCGAGGAAGGTGTCGGCAGAAAAAGACGGAACATCAAAGTTCCGTGCCTTATCGACCAAATCGTCCACCACGCAATCCTCAGGGTCACATCGCCACACATCATGCGCCGGAATTATTATTACAACTGCGGCTCAATTCCCAACGCTGGGCAGAAACGTGCCACAGATGCTATGAAGCGATGGATGTCTGCCGGAGAAAACAACAAGTATGGCGCACTGTTTGACATCAGGAAGTTTTACGATACATGCCCACACCCGGCTGTCATGAAAGCGCTTAGAAAAATCTTCAAGGATGAGAAATTTCTGGCGTTGCACCAAACAATACTCGACAGCATGGGCGATGGCCTAGCAATCGGGTTCTATCCAAGCCAATGGTATGCCAACCTCGTGTTGATGTGGGTTGATTTTGAGATAAAGCAGAACACAAACCCTAGTTGCCACTATGTCCGCTACATGGATGACATGTGCCTATTGTCAAGCAACAAGCGAAAACTGCACCAAACGAGAGTCGCTATCGGGAAACTGCTCGCATCCTGGGGTTTGGAGATGAAGAGCAACTACAAGGTTTTTAAGGTTGGTGATGGCTTTGTCCCTTTTCTATCGTACCGATTCTATCACGGATACACGTTTTTGAAGAAAATACTGATGTACCGGATAGTGTCGAAGGCCAAGGCGTTCAGCCGGAATAAAACGCCGCACAATGCCATGGCAATGATGAGTTATCTTGGTCTGATAAAGCACTGCAACGGATGGACATTCTTTGTGGACAAAGCCCTTCCGTGTCTTAGTTTAAGGAAATGTAGGAGGATTATATCGTATGAGAGTAGAAATCAGCGAAATGCCCTCACAGCCGTTTGAGATATTCAGGGTTGGGGAGGACGCAATCATCCGGTTCTGGGAGAATCCGGAAGAAATTGTCAAAGAGAACGCAAGCAACTGGGCGGTTGACGAATATAAACTGACCGTGCCGTGGCGCAAAAACCTTGCCGCCTCAATCGAAGCAAACCTTTCCGTATGGATGGATATGGCGAAAGCTCAGGAGGGCATTACGCCACAAAAGACGGTGGAAGAACGTGTCGCAACCGTTGAAGGGGTCGTGACTATGCTTGCGGAGGTGGTATTGCTATGACAGACATAGAAGCAAGGCTTGAGCAGATTGCTGTTGCCCTCAAGGAAAAGGCTGTTGAAACACAGTCGAGAAAAACAACCGCAAAAGAGGAATACGCAAAGGCGGACAATGTCTTGAACATCAAGTCCATCGAAGCAAGGCTGAGAATCATTGAAAAATACCTCGGCCTGACCAAGTGACTAACATTATACATGTAATGTCAGCTAATCCAAGGAGGAATAAACTATGAAAACTTATAAAATGGCGGTGAGTATATGGCAGTATTAAAGTTTAAGGACGTAATGGGTAACTGGCACAGTATACCGGCGATACAGGGTGCGTCTGCTTACGAACAGGCAGTAGATGGCGGCTATATGGGGACGTTGGAAGACTTCTATCTTGCGCTGAATGAGGTTAATGCCGCAGTACAGGCGGCTGGGGATGCAGAAGACTCAGCCTCTGCCGCCGCAGCATCCGCCGCACAACTGGCCGCTGGCGTGGCGAGTCCGGCGGGAACGTATGCTACTACTGCCGCTTTGGCATCGACTAACCCTGACCATAGCAAAATCTATGTGGTCACGGCTGATGGTCATTGGTACTACTGGTCTGGAAGTGCGTGGGCTGACGGGGGCGTGTATCAAGCGGTATCCCCAATCTACGACTTGATGTTTGATATTAAGGACACCCTCCAGACACCCACCTTCAATGGTGGTAGGTTGACGCAAATCGCTCATACGAACCGTTCTACTTCTGCCGTTGTGAGAACAGACGTTTTTACCTATGGCCCCGGAACTGTCACGGAAACGAGAACGTTAGCGGGCGGTGCGTCCATTTCCTTTGTTAACAACCTGACTACTTACGCGACGGAGGTGGTGTAAATGGGACTTAATTTAGCGCACGTTATCAATCCTGTGATGCCCCAGCAAGCCGGGATTGACCTATACCGTTCCGGGACAGCGGAAGCAACATATACTATCCAATATATGAAGTTTGGCTCTCGGTTCAGCCACGTAATTATCAAGAACGAAAGCAAAGATTATGACATTCAATTCAATATCGACATATACGAATCCTACGCGGCGTATACCGGATTCATCGTCAAGGCAGGGGAGCAGTTCGAGGCAGACATATGCGGGCACGCGCTATGCTACAAGAAACTGACCGCCGTTGCTACGAATCCTCAATTTAGATACATGATTACCGGGCCTGTTACGAGAAAGAAATTTTACCCTGTTGGTTGGGACAATGTGGAGGAATTTACAGCTGGGGCTGTGGTTGGCACAGCGTCGTATGCAGATATGACAACATATTTATACCTGAAAGCCGAAAGAATAAGCGGGGTAAACGCAAATGTCCAGTGCGTGTCTGCGGAAGAAGTTGATTTCACAAGGCTGAAAACACTGTATGTGGATTGGGAGAACCTTGGCACAACGGGATCAGTCGGGAGGATTACCGTTTCGAGTTGGGATGGTTATTCCTATGCGGGTGAGGTTGCTTTGTTTTCATCTTTTGACACCAGCAAAAGCGGTGCTTGGGCGAGAACAACAACCGCCATTGATGTAAGCACGAAGATTGGTTATGGGAAGGTCACGGTAAAGGCTTTCGCAGAAGTCGCGGACGGAAGGGTATGCGAACTCAAAATCTACAAGATTTGGGGTGAAGCGTAATGGGATGGCATGTAGATATACGCCCAAGCTGGACAACCAGAAAAATAGAACCCGCAGTCTGCTATTGCTTTGACGATTCAAGCCGCTCTGTTTACCTCTACGCACGGCCACACTTTGTCAATGAGGGCGTATGCGGGACATTCTTTATGAACTCCGGGAGCATCGGGGGCGCTCCGGGTCAGTACGGAGAAAAGTGTTCGTGGGCTGAAGTGGAGGAAATGGCGCAAGAGTTTATGTCCACGGGCACCGGTATAGACATACAAGACCATACGCACGGACATACGCCTCTTAATCCTGCTTCAAGGACGACAATAACGAACCTTGAAGCAGAGATACAGCTGGGGTTTACGACTTTCGCCCAACACGGGATATTCCCGAATTTTATGGCTTACCCTGGCGGAGCTATTAATTTAAGGGGAAAACAACTTTTACAGAAATATTATTTAGGCGCAAGAAATGGAAATGCCGCAGGCCCTATATGCAACCTTGACGATGTTGACCTCTACCAACTTGCTGGGCAAGGAGTTTATCTTGGGGACACTATGAAACTTACAAAATTAGAAGATTCGAGATACAGTATTGAAAATCTTATAGAGGATTTAGACGAAAAACCAGGGATACATTTCGGGTGCATTCACAGCCTATACCCTGTCGGTGGGACACCGAACGGGGTACGGGAGGACGTTTTTCTTACTTCCATTCAAATGCTCAAAGCAGCTGGCATACGAATTATTTCAGTTGCTCAAGCATACAACGAACTTTCAAACCGAGGCCCCACTTGGTGTGCCGGGCCAACATAATGTAAGGAGGACACATGGCAACAATCAAACTTGACAGCCTGCGGACGGGGTGATGCAAATGGGGAACTACGCGGTGAGATTCATCAACACGATATAACATTATAAGACAAATGTTAGACAAACCATAAGATGGATTATGAAAGGACAAAGGTCCTTTTTTTGATTGGAGGAAAAATGAAGCTATACGAAACTTTACAAACAAAAAACAAGGGCTATATCCAGGCGAGGTCGATCAGACCAGTCGGGATTTTTGTCCACAGCACTGGGGCAAGCAACCCTGAGTTAAGACGATATGTAGATGCTCCTGAGTTGCTGGGGAAAAACCTGTACGACAATCATTGGAACAAGGGTACTGCAACCAAATCAATGCACGCTTTCATCGGATTGGACAAAAACAAGGAAGTTGCTGTCTGCCATACGCTGCCTTACAACATTGCTTGTTGGGGTGCGGGTGGTGGGTCAAAGGGGTCATACAATTATGATCCGCAGGCACACATCCAGTTTGAAGTGTGTGAAGACAATGCTCCTAGGAGCGGGAATCCGCCTACGGCAGAGCAAACCGAGTATTTCAAAAAAGCGTGGTTGGCGGCTGAAGAATACTGCGCCTACCTGTGCAAACTATTAAAACTCCCGGCTTCGTCCATTGTTGGGCACTACGAAGCTGCGAAACTTGGCTATGCCTCTTACCATTCCGATCCTGAGAATTGGCTCAGGGTTTATGGCGACAGCATGGACAAATTCAGAGCGAGAGTTGCGAAACGTCTTCAGGGTGAAGTCGTTCAACCAGAACCCAAGCCCGATCCTAAACCCGAACCGCAACCAGAATCAGAGCAACCTAAAATTACTCTTCCCGCCACTATCAAACTACAAATTACTAAGCCTGAGAATGCTAAATTCTTTGGGAAACCAATCGGCACAATTATCTCTTTACCGACTGAAGAATACATAAAAGGGGTTGTCCCCGCTGAAGTGGGGAACCCTCCTCTCGAAGCGGGCATTGCACAAGCAATTGTGGCAAGGTCACTCGCTCTTTCTGGCCGTTGGCCTGACGTCATCAGTGACACCACAAGCCATCAAGCCTATAGCGGAGAAAGAAGTGCCGATCCTGATTACTTCAGAGCACACCAGGCGGTTAAAGATAGCAAAGGAATTGTCCTTCTTTATAAAGGGAAGATTGCGTCTACCTTCTACGCTGATTCCAATGGCGGAAAAATGGTTGCTTCAGATATGCATTGGAATCAAAAAACTCCCTATGAACAACGAGAACACATCCCATACCTTGTCTCTAAAGACGACCCTTGGACTCTTGCTTCAGGTAAACCTTTCAATGGGCATCCTGTCGGCATGAGTCAACAGGGTGCAATTTGGGCGGCAAAAAATGGCATCAAGCACGAAGAGATTCTTGCCTTCTACTATCCTGGAACAGTCCTTTCTTCAAAGGTAGCGACCACTCCTGGCACCCCTCCGGTTACTCCTCCAGATTCAAAAGATTATCTTTATAGGGCAATGGTTGTTACGGCAAATCCGCTCTCTCTTAATATCTGGTCGAACACAAAAAAGGGATCAAGCCTTAAGAAAGTTCCGAAGGGTGCTTTCGTTGAAGTCTTGAAAGAGGTTAATTCCACCTGGGCCCAAGTAAGATATAACGGAACCATAGGATATTCCGATCGCCAATACCTAAAACCGCACAATGAAACCGGAACCTATCTTGCGACTGTTGTCACGATGTACCCATTGTCTTTAAACATCTGGGCAGCTGCCAATAAAGGTAAAAGCCTTGGAAAAGTTCCTAAGGGAGCTGTTGTCACGGTTCTTGGTGAGGTTGATTCAACGTGGGCGAAGGTTCAATACGGGAATATCATTGGCTATTCTGATAGGAAGTATCTGAAAAGGGTGTAAAAATGAACAAGAAGTATTTTGAATTCTCTAAGGTAATTGTCCGGAGAGCGTTGATTGTTTTTCTTTCCCAGATGCTTTTAACAATGGCAATTATATTCTTCCGGCCTGAATCCGCAATGCAACTTGTCAGTTTGATGAATGCAGCGATACCACTGTACATCGTTATCTTTGGCGGATATTTCGGCAAGGCCGGTTTAGAGAATTATAACAAAATTAAGTTCCAAGCTATTGAAACAATGGAAGGCTGTGACCCTCTTGAGCCATCAAATATTTCTGATGGTGGGTATGAGGTATGAGGAGATAATATATGGAAAATTTAATTGATATCGGTTTGACAATTTTACAAGCACTGATTCTTGCTGTTGCCCCTATTCTTGCGGGTTACATTATTCAGTTTGTGAAAGCTAAAGCAGCAAACTTAAAGCAGAGTACAGATAATAGTTTTATCTGGAATATTATTAATCTTATTGAGGGTATTGTGGCTAATGTAGTTGCGTATGTCCAACAGACGTATGTAGATAACCTCAAGAAAGACGGCAAATTCAACGCTGAAGAACAAAAGATCGCATTCGAGAAAGCATATAACGGAGCGCTTGAATTAATCAGCGAAGAGCAAAAGGCTCTTATCGAATCTCTCTTTGGGAACTTTGGTGACTGGCTTAGTATCTTAATTGAGGCGGCTGTTCGTAATCAAAAATAAATTAATGTGAGGCTTGTATGACAGGAGAACAGATAACTGATATCCTAAAATTAATAAGCGGGGGCATAACCTCTGCTTTAGTTATTTTTGGGTTCCTTGTCGCTTTGATTAAACCGATAAGGGTTAAATTTACACAATGGATCAATAAACAAGCACGGACAGAGAATATAATCGGAAGGCTCGACAACATTGACGCGACGATGAACAAGGTCAACCAGGATGTGGGGGAGATTAAAGTACAACTGGAAGATCATATTGCTAAGAATAATACAGATTTTCAACGCTCACAAGCAGCACATATGATGTCTCTCAGATGCCAGATACGGGAGATTTGGACAAGAAACTACCCTAACAAGGAATTGACTATAAGGGAGCAAAGAGATATTTATGACCTATATGAAGCCTACTCTTCTTTGGGTGGGAATGGGTATATTAAAAGCATTCTGGAAGAAATGAAGGAATGGAAAGTTATCACCAAGATATAAATGGATAAAAAAATAGGGGATACCGTAATTGGTATCCCCCTTTTTTTATTATACTTTTATAAATGACAAGTGTTGACATAGGCACCGTGACATGGTAAAGTTCTCCTTGGCAAACTGAACAATCAGTTGTCGAAAAAGGGGATTTTCCACAAGTAATCAGCAGGTCTCCGCCAAAAGTCCTTATAGAATAAGGAAAAAATTGCTGGTGTAGCTCAATTGGCAGAGCAGCTGATTTGTAATCAGCAGGTTGCGGGTTCAAGGAGATTCAGCCAAAAAACTGAGGAAAATCAACACTTTTTCGGCAAAAGTTAGGACAACTGATTGTACAAGTTTGACTACTGTAATCAGGAGTCCTACTTTTATGACTATTACTGTTGATTGGTTATTCAAAAAATTCATTGCTGAGTGTTCTGTTTACAACAAGTCTTATCCAACAATTAGGTGCTATGAATCAAGCTTCCGAAAATTGCAAGCATTTAATCCTGCTATACTGAATGAACCGATTCACAGTATCAGCAAACAGTTTGTAAAAAGTTACACTGTTTATCTTTCAGAACTGGATATCTCTACTGCGTCTGCCAATCATTACATAAGGGATTTAAGGGCATTCCTGTATTGGTGTATGGAAAATGAGTATCTTTTGCCGTACAAGATCCACTTGATTAAAGAGAATCAAACGTTGAAAGATCCATATTCAAGAGATGAAATTGCCGTGCTGTTACGAAAACCATTAATCTCTGATCCATTTACCCAATGGAGAAATTGGGCTATCGTTAATTGGGTATTAGGGGTTGCGTCAAGAGCTTCGACTATCGTAAATGTTTCAATGAAAGATGTTGATTTTAAAGATGATAGAATTTTGACAAGACATAATAAGAATGGCAAAATATATTCAATTGTAATGCCTCCCCTTTTAAAGAAGGTTCTCTTGGAATACTTGCGACACCGGACAGTTGATAGCGAATATCTTTTTTCTGCCGTGAACGGGGAACAGTTAAAGGTGGGGGGGTTAAGCCATTCCATCGCTAAGTATAATCGAAGCAGAGGGATTAACAAAACCTCAACCCACCTTTTTAGGCATTCCTTTGGGGTTCTCTGGGCGGAGAATGGCGGTGACGTATACAGGCTTCAAAAAATCTTTAACCATTCAGACATTCGCACAACCCAAAAGTATATTAATTTATACGGGGACAATAAGGATGATGAAAAATTCATGGAGTTTAATCCGCTTCAATCCATTAAAAGAAAACCTTAAGCGGCTGAAGTATTCTTTTTATCATTTTTCAAACAACTTCTAATATATTCTATCGTATCTGCCTCCCCGTTTTTCCTTCGATACTTATTGATAAAATTGGTGCTATGACCAATAGCGTCTGCCCATTGTCTTCCAGTTAACTTTAACCCATCTACTTCTATGGGCAGAGTTGTTGATTTCCATCTTGTGTTTTCCACCGCGGGGACAAGTCGGCAGTTCTCTGGGGAATAGTTCTTGTTACCGTCAATCCTGTCAATTGTCAAATCGTTTCTTCCTTTTGACTGAGAGACGTACCACTCATAGAATGCGAGAGGAGAGTTAAGCCATTCATCACATATCCTTATTCCCTTTTCTCCATACCATTTATAATCTCTCTTCCCAGGACTATAGCATCTACTAATCATCCCATTAAAGGTTACAGATATCCTTTTATCTTTAATATTCAGTCTTCTCGTACCAGTCAGCTCATGGATATTGTTGCATTTCTTTACGTCCTTTATCCATGCCTCTCTGGTCAGTATTGTTTCACCGCAAACAGAGCAAGTTGCGTAGATCATCTTATGGCCCCATTTATTTCTAAACCCAGCATCCTTGTAGTCTTTATATATGCTCAACTATTTACCTTCTTTATCTTTATTAACTGGACTCTTTACCACTTTTCGTTTTACTTTCTTCACGGGGGCAGTTGGCATTCTCCGCATTTCTCCGACCTCTGACCTGAAGGGTCTGCCGATATTCTGCTGAATGATATAAGCAACACCGGCAGCAACAGCGTCACTCTCATCCGTATTTTTGTATTCATAGACCCCCACATAATCCCGCAGCGCTTCCCGCACATCATCCTTGGTGGCGTTCCCGCTTCCTGCAATGATGGCCTTGATGGACTTCGGCGCAATCTCGCACCATTCTTTTGGGTGGATATCCAGTTTCAAACAGGAGAAGTCTCTCGCAATCAGGAAGTCGGTGATGCCAACCACCTTATTAAGCGTCTGCGTTTCATTGGCAAAACGGCTGAAAGCGCGTTCCCTGACAAAGGTGACTTTCGAGCCTTCCGGAATCGCCTTGATGACGTTCTTCATATGGGTGAAGATACGCCCAAGCATATCCCCATGGGTTCCTTTGTATTTCTTGTTGTCGCATACGCTTGTGTCCACAACACGGATGCGGCCATTGTCTTCAAGGTGGAGTAAGGCAAACCCAGGCTGTCTGAGGCTCAGGTCTGCGCAAAATAAAAACTCCGGTATGAAGGGGGGAGTTTTTGAAGCAAGAAGGGTTGATTCGTTGACGGCTGTCAATTACATTCCTCCCAGAATTTCCTGCGCTGTTCCTGCTCTTCAGCAGTCAATATCTTCCCGTAAGTGGGGGACTTCCGGTTTCCGTCAATAACCATCCATTCGTCGTCTTTTGATGATGTACTGGTGAGTGTGATATCTGGCGAACAGTAACTGGTGCCGGTTTCCCATACGCTTGGGATGGTCGCTGTTTCTATGGGTTTCTTTTGATATAGCCCAATCAGTTTATTCAGATACCACACTGCCTTTTTGCTGTCACTCAGGTCATCTTCTTTTTTTCCCAGCCTGTCCATGTACTTCATGACAGACCCTTTGAGGAACCCGATATATTCCTCACGGCTGAGTTTATCTTCAAGATAGTCAATACATTCAATCTTCCCCTGATAATGGGAAGGGTGATTTACATATTCATAATCCGGACTTAGGCTTCTTTTCTCCATTCATAATCCTCTCTTCTCTTTATTGTAAGGAAAACCCATGTGGTTTACCCAAAAAATTTCATATTCATAGTCCGTCATTTCATCAATGGATTTTGGTTTATGAAATAATCCGAATTTCCTGTCGAACCAATATCTTATTTTTTCAATCATTTTCTTCATGCCAGTTTGTCCAATATAATTTCAGACCAGGATTCAAGCTTCCCCTCTTTGGCATAGGCACGAAGGGTGTCAAATGTGACCCATTCCCCGCTGAGTTTGTCTTTTTCTTTTACGGATATTTTGTTGTGTTGCAGCTTCATGCTGACCACCATCCCTAAGTGAACCCGACCGATGGCAGTCGATTGGTCGTAAATGTAACCAAGGCGTTCATAATAAGTAATGTCATCCTGAGCAAGCCCGACCTCTTCAGCCAGTTCCCGATACATGGAATCAACCAAGTCTTCGCCTTCGTCTATGTGACCGCCGATGCCGATGCTGTAGAGGCCGGTCAGCCTTGCATCACCCTCACCAAGCCTCTTTGTACAGAAGTATTGCCATTCACTTCCTTCATTTGCCTTATGTTTTAACACGACATAGTTGATGGGCTGCAAGTAGGTTTCATCCGATTCCGCTTTCCGCCGGGGGAGATACTCCATATTAGAGTGTATCGCCAGATTCAAAGGGGCGGTGATTGAGCGTGTCCCCATTGAGTATTTCACATAAGATTGTCTGTGAGGGATGAATTTCTCTTTTGTGATAAGATCACTAATCGCCGGGGACAGTTTTACAACCGCTACTTTCGTATCCCCATATTTTGCCGCCAGGTCTTCTTGCTTGAGAATGGTATCCTGTATTTTTTTTCTTGCCACGTTTTGCTCCTATTTTATTACTTATAATTAGTCTGTTTGACATGCCACTCTGAGGTAAGGGAAACACCTTACCGTGATGATAGAAGGTTCTATCTCCTGATTAGAGTCAGGACTTTTCCCTGTTTTTTTGAATCCTCATGCGTATTTGCTCCAGTCTCTGGGCTGCTGCACTTTTCTGCTCGGGTGTCATCACCCTGGGTTTCCGGATAGACACGTGAGTCTTGGGGAATGTAAATTCCGCACCCCACTCATCGACCCTGACCAACTTAAACTCATCAAAATCATTGACGATTTTCATCAGCTTGTTCATCATGGATTTGCTGGAGGTGGCAAGCACCGCGTTCGGCTCTGCTTCATTAAAGAGGATGACGGTTTCCCGTTCAAACGCGGACAGTTCCTTTACTCTTTCAAAGGGTTTCTTTTCTGAATCCAATATTTATTTCCTTTCTTATTGACAGGGAAGAGGCTCCGCCAAACAGATGACGGAGCATTGCCTGTTATGATTCTAAATTTCAGTGAATGGCGCTATTCAATTCACCCATATTTTAGCGTTATCTTATAGGGCAAGCGCCTGTTGAACAGTCCGGGTCATCTGAATCAAGTTCAGACACGCCAACAGTTTCATATTTCTGAAGGATTGAAGGGTCAAACGGGATAAACTCGGAAGACATTTTATCAAATTCTTCTCTTGTAATTTCCTCGAGTGGGGCGAGGTGATAGGTTCCGCCATCAAGTGCAAGGAAGGAAACACCTACATATCGATCCCACACTCTCTTGATATATTCCTTGACACTACCCCACTCTTCGGGACGGACAGTAATCGTGTTGCTTGAATTATGGTTTGTATAGGACTGTTGGAACATCAGATATCTGTCAAGTTGGTCCAATGCCGATACGTCATTTTTTGTTTTTATCGCGCCAGATTGAATAGGAAAACTGAACACAAGCGTTCTCCCTTTATTCTCCTCATCATATTTCCAGCCGACATCAATCATTGCCTTGGCAAGGGCGTCATCAGCAGAAATCCTGACCCTGCGGATATAGTAGGGAGCATGAGCATCATGAAGCCCTGGTGATACGCCACCAGCAATGACGGACAGAGATCCTTCGGGCTTGACTGTAGTAACAAGAAGCGGTGTCTGGATCCTCAGTTCTTTTGCGTATTCATCCGCTACATAATTTGCTTCACTTTCAAGGTCTTCCAGAAACAGCTCCTTATCAATAAGTTCCATTCTTGACGTGGCATCCTCATATCCCGTCATGCTGCAACCCGTCAGCCTGTCCCGCTTGTGTTTAAAGTCCCACTCAGGGAGCTCGAGGTCGATGAGCGTCATCCGCAGACCGGCTCTTGCTGACAGTGCCTGTGCTTTCATCAGGCCGTCATAGTCTTTAATCACGCCATCTTCACTGAACGCAGTTAGGTTGATGGTGGTTAAGTTGCATTGCTGCTTGTTATCCAAGAGGATCTCAGCGCAGGGATTGACCCCCTCCGCATTGAAGCGACGCTCACCCGCAGCTTTCAGATTAATGAAACCAGGTTCCCCGTCCAATTGGAGCATCAGGAACACCAAGTCCATAAAATCATCAGACGGTTTCTCGAGAAAGCCGATAGAGTTATTGGAGAGCCTTCGATGTTCTATTCCCTGCCGGACTTTATTTTTTCCTTTGCTGAACTCATCAAACCACGGGGGAGGCTCAATCCCCATCTTGTAGAGTTGGGCAAGCACTTTTTCGTGTTGAGCAAAATGCTCGACTGTCCAAAAACCGTTGATGCCGTACTTGGCAAACAAAACTTCCAGGTCATCATCGTCAAAGAGGAACAGTTCGGCAGTCCTTCTTACACCGCCTGAAACCACGTTATTCCCAATCAGGTTACCCATGTCAAGGATATGGATTGGTCGGACTCTCCCATAACCTCTCTCGTCTGGAACAATTGGAGCAAGGCTTTCATCTATTTTATTTTTCAAAACATTGTCAAAGCCATGGAACATTTCCATCAGCGGAGTTGGCCCAGAGGCTGTTCCGCCAAAGGTCTTCAGGCGCTCACCCCTTGGACGGACAGAGTTGAATGAAATTTTAATCGTGTGGATGTTCTCATGCTCAGGCTTTGTCAGCAGTTGGAAGTAGTGTGATAACGCGTCTCTCCATCCTTCCTTGCTGTCACCTACATAGATTTTGGCAAAACCATTCGCCAGAAAGCGGGTATCGGTATCCTGCAAACGATGGTCTTCGGGAAGTGGTTCATAAGGGGAGAGAATCATATTCGTATTGATGCGGATCGGCGGCAGCCCCGCCGCCATTTTCTTGGTACACTTGAATCCGACCCCGCTTCCAAGCATCAGCAGGTAAAACAGTTCAGCAAGGTCTTCCCATTTCTCAATGTTTGTAAAGCTGCAATTGAAATTTGCCATCGGGTAATCTTCAGCGACAGACGTACCACCAATCCACAGCGACCTTCCGGAAGGGAATTGCCGTAAATTCCAGATACCGTCAAACAATTCTTCTGCTTCTTGCTTCAGCCAGTCCGTTGGGACAGGGATACCGATCTTGTTTCGATGGATATAGTCAAGGCCGACATTGTACTGGACAGTCCTGGCGACAGTCTCTTTCCAGGTTTCCCTTCGGCTTTTTTCGGGGAAAAACCTGGAATAAGTCCTGTAATAAGTGAATAATCCAATAGGGGACATGTGCTCCGGGTGCGGTGGATATTTTGATAAAAATTCTTCGGACAAAAATGCGGGGACGCTATAACTCAAATAATCACTCTCATTTCTTATTATCTTTTTTAATCAAATAGTCAGGGGAAACAGCCTTGAAGCTGATATCCTTTATATAGTTTCTACAAACTACGCCCTCCCGTAACACATCAGGGTTGATGGCGGATTTTCCGGTCGCATAGTTCAGGATATCTTCAACGTCCATTGGCATCTCAATCGTTCCTACAAGAGGAACCCAGGGGATGTCGCAGGCTTTTAAAATCGTCTCACCAATCGTGCAGGGAATCTTGCGGGTGGGGATAATCAGGTTGAAGGCATAGAACCTTACCTCATCCAGTTTGTAAGGGTTGCCCTGGACGCCCTGCCCAATCATTTCTCCCTGGATTGTCACCCACTCGTTCTTCCCGATGATCTTCCTTAGTGCGGCTTCCATATGGTATTTTTCCGCTACGGCAAGGAACTTCACATCGTCCGTACTGCCGGTTACCAATCTTCGGTTTCGTGAACAAACACCAAATTCAAATCTCTGTTTTCGTGAAAACAGGGTCGGTTTCTTTCGGTGCAGAAAGACAGTCAGGCTCGAGCCATCCAATTTCTCCCGGCAGACGAAGGTGTCGGTTCCGTTAAAAACCCAGGGTACTGTCTGGATCCGTGTTTCATCCGTCTTCTTGACAAAGGAAGGAAAGCGTTCCGCTTGCTTCTTGAGTTTTGCGTTGCGGCGAAGCAGGAATTTTCCCAGTGGTCTTGTCAGCGGATTCTTCAGCAGCCTGCGGATATAGGGAATGTTGGTGCTTGTCACATTGACAGATTTCGGTTCATCATCCACTTCATCACAGTGCTTGACCCCCAGGATATCCGTGACATCCATCCCTTCGTGGGCAAGTTTCTGTTCTTTCTCCGGAAGAATACTTAAAGGAAAGCAAATACCTTCTGATAAAACGCCGGACATTTTCATGACTTTGATTTTATATTTCTTGCTTCTCAGAAATTCAAACTCTGGTTTCTCAGGCATCATACTGTCCGGTTCACAGTAGATGCATAGGTCACCGACCTCATAGGCATCCTTCTGCACAATCACGTGCCACCCAAGAACGGTGGCAAGGACGATTCTATCTTTCCCTTCAATGGGATTCAGTTCCAGTATCTTCTGGACAGATGCTAACTTTCTCAAGTTCTCCTCCGCTGATAATCTTCATAGTGCGGTCGGGTTGAAAACGCCTTGCTCTCCTCAGGGTCAAGGAAGTCGCACTCGTTTTCAAACTCACACACCAAAGGATATTCCTTGGTAAAATCAATTTTCATATGATTACAGTGTGTGCAGTACACATGCTCGTCTTCCCCTATAACTTCATTGTTGGGGAGTAATGCTTTAACTTCCCGAATCAGTCGCCGGAAGGTTCGTGCTTTTTCTGTCAGTTCTTTTTCTTCCTCAAACGAAGCGTCAAACCGTAGCCAGTCATCGAAGTTATTCTCAATGTCTGTAAGACCTTCCCGGATTAAATCCCGGAAGTCTAAAAAAGAACTGTATGTTTCAATAGTATCGGTTGTTCTGTTGATGATGGTCGTGTGATAGTAGGAAACGATGTATGAATCCACCCCTTCTTCGTCTATATGCAAGACAAAGGGGATGCTTTTTTGATACAGTGCGACAATGGCGGCATTCAGGAAGTCAAGTGGGATATCCGTTAGATAGCTTCCACTCCCTTCATACTCACCGATTGTAACTGTTGTCCAACCTACTTCTGGTTTACTGAACATGTTCCTCCTTATATAATTCTCGTCAATTTATTCAAAGTTAATTTGTACTGACCCACCATATGCTTTCCCACCATCTGTCCCAAAGGTTCAGTCCCGGCGAAAGCCAAGATACCGCTGCAAGCAGGGCGAGGAACACAACAATAATTATGATGGCAAACCAATCAACTTTTTTGTGCCAAGAATCACCCATGCTCCTCCTTGCCTAAGCCTTGTCAGGGCCATTTTTCTCATTCCATTGTTTTTCATTATCATAAAATCTATAGCACTTATGGCAGCCGAATTCTTTGGATTTTCTATACTCCTCGTAGGTTTCATGTTCTGACGCCTCTGACCCGCACTTCTTACATTTAAAATTCCCGTTGGCATCAAGCCCTTTCAGGGCATTAAGTTCTCTTATTTTTTCAATGGACGATTGCAGTACTTCTCTTTCTTTGAACAGGATGTCTTTCTGCGTTTCATATTCTCTTTTCAGTTGAAGGATCTCCCCATCAATTGACCGCAGTTTTCTGTTTAGCGATTGGATGATGTCATAGTTTGTCATAATCTGCCTATTCCTGTCTTTTGTGATTTTGCGAATGCGAGCATTGCTTGCTTTGATTTCCTGTGGGGTAAAAAATTCTCGCTCAAGTTCATCATCCCAGAGGGTAAATCCGTTTTTCTTACCCATCAAATTTCACAACCACCGCTCTGTCATCCCAGTATTCGTCAGCACTGATTTTGCGGCTGTTTGCCCCGAACATCTCATTCCGTTCCTGTAGGTTCTCGTTCACTTCATCAAACTCCAGGCCATAGGATTCACACCAACGAACGGCATTCGCCAGGGACTCCCCTTCCCGGCAGGTAAAGAGGATGAGTTTGATACCACTGTTCCGCAGCCGAATCAGTTCCTCGATGACTGGTTTATTGGGAAGACCAATCTCAGGCCACTTATTCGCCTCACACAGGCATCCGTCAAAGTCAACTGCGATAACCTTATCCATTACTCACTGTCCTCTTCGCCAATCTCTTCTTCTTCCTGATCTTCCTCGTCAATCTCCAGTTCGATTTCATGTAGGTCGGCAGCGGTTTCTTTCCCGACAGGCTGGCCACCGCCGGTTGACAGCCAATCCTGGTCTTTGGGGGTGACTCCCTCGTTCAAGCGTTTCAATACAGTCAATGGATTGAAAGCGCAGGAAATCAGCATTCCATCCTCCAATAAAATAAAGGACTTTGTTTCGCGTCCTCTTGTCATGTCCACGTAGGTTTCACTCGCCTTGGCGTACCGTATCATCCGCTTGGTCTGTTCGGCTTTTGTGGGGAACACCCCAACAATCCGGTTCGCACAGACGATGTAGCCAAACCCGATGTGAATAAACTTCAGTATCGCTCCCGTCAAATAGTCTCCTCCTCTAAAGATTTATATCTCAGTTCTTTTGCGTGTTCAAAGCAGAGTGTCTTAATCCATCCGCCACTACGGGGTTTTCCTGGTTTTCCGCATTTCTCGCAGATTGTGTAGGACTCCTCTTCCGCATCGCACACAATTGTATACACATCATCATAGAGCCCAGTTTCCATACTTCCCAGATAGATCCGAAGACCGCCGAATTTCTCCTTCATCTGAATGAGTGAGAACCTTGATAAATCAACATCATGTCTCACATAGGCATCCGCAATCTTTTCAAAAGTCCGGAGGCACAGCTCTTTCCATCCTTCACCTACATCATAAGCGATATCATAAGGTGTCCCGTCTTCGTTGAAGAGGTAGGGTGGGGTTCTTGATAAAATTACTTTTTCTTCATACCAGGCCATTTGATTCCTCCTTTGTAAATACGCAATTAAAAATCAATTTTCCTTCAGTAAATATGTCTCCTGCTGTTGACCATTTTTTCGCTTCAACAATGAAAGTCCCTATTATTCCATCGTCGTCTTCGGCAGGGATGTGTATTTTTATTGGCAAATCTTCTCTTATTTTCATAAATTTCCCCAAATGTGGACCCGCACATCCGCCCTCTTGGTAATATAGAGGGACTGCATGACAGAATAGAGCAGCCATTGGATCTTCGCGAAGTACCGGTTAAAGAGCCTCGTAGCCTTCGGGGAAGTGATCTTTGCCAATAATTCAAGAAAGTCCAAGTCCTGCAAGGTATAGGTCACACACGGTGGGAAGTATGTTCTCGGGTTAAGGTCTGCTAAGGGACTGATCCCAAATTTTTCATAGTAATTCGTCGCTTCTTCCGAGGCATCTGAGGGAATCCTGGCGGATACGCAGTCCCCAACCAGGTCTCCAATCCGCTCAAGCGGGCCAATTAGCTCATCAATCTCTGCCCCCTCATCATCATAGGCAATGTCAAATACCTCCCCGCCAAACAAGGCTCCCAGTGCTTCGCCACCTCCCATGATGAGCTGGGCAAGGCGGTAGTTTGTTCCATCCCCTACTTTTTCATAAAGGTTTGCGGTTTTCCATTTGTTGTCACTTGGGTCGGTATATTCGATGACGCTGTACAGGATTTTACTCACTCAATACCACCACCATTCTCGTTCTTGCCTCCTCATATTTATCACCATGTTTAGCGCAATTTTTGAATAGATTTCCGCCCAGCCCGGGTCGATGTCACTGTCACAATAGGAACAAGTGCATTTCCGAGGTATAGGGTCATATTCCATAATAAAAGTGTTTGCCGGTGCCCCGCAGTGAGGGCAAGGGCCAAGTTTCTTAATTAATATTGATGCCATTTTCTTCCGCCCCGCTTTTATTTACCCCCGATGGGGTACAAAACTTGTTCTTTTCAGCCATTTGTACCCTATCGGTATGAAAACCTTATGATACCTTTTGGAATACTTCAACCCACAGCTCAACTTCGTCTTTCTTTTTGACAGCTTTCCCGTTGATGTAGGCGAAGGCAGGTTTCTTCTCCCAATGCAGGAGAGAGATGGTGTCACCGGCCTCAATCGGCTGGCTGTTGTAACTGGCTTTCCGCATCTTCATCCTGCCGGTGTTCCCGTTGCTGACGTTATACAGGTACAGCTTGGGGGAATACTGCGTGTCAATGGCAATAACAGTGTAGTAGTTCTGCTTTTCAGGATAAGTGGACACGGGGGAGCCGAGGTACTCGGTTTCAAACTTCATCTTTTCCGCAGGCGTCATGGCTTCGCCATCCGTCATTTCCTCGATGGCTCTGAGGATTTCCATCCGTTCATCCTGGGTTTTTGGTTTCAGGGTCTTTGTGATGCGGTATTTGCCGGTGCTGAATTCCTCAAACAGGGTCAGCAGCTTGCCTTCGTTCCCGTATCTCCGGAAGTACCCCATCTTGATGAGGATTTCAGTCTGGCGCTTGTCAACCACGCTGTTGATGGTGAGTTCCCTCAGCACATCAACAAATGACAGCCAGGTTGTCTGGCCTAACTGGTATAAGTCCTCAGCAGCAAGCCTTGACATATACTTCACGCTCGGCAAAGCGTCGGAGATTGTGCCCTCGTCCTTGTCAATGAAGAAGTCGCGGTTGTCCTGACCGAACCTTGGGGGAGCAACCTTGATGCCAAAAGCTTGACGCATCTCATTCTTAATACGGCCCAAACGTTCCTTGTCCTGTTTTTGGCCGTAGATGCGGAGTGCCGTTGTGTAGAATTCATAGGGGTGATGTGCTTTCAAATAAGCTGAGTAGAGGGAATCCAAGGCCACACAGTAAGAATGCCCTAAATTGAAAGAATACGCTGCAGAATCCTCGACAATCTTCCAGACCTTTTCCGCAGCATCCTGGGCCTCTTCCTCTGTCGTTTTTCCATCTGCCATAACATAAGGGATGAACCCCGCCATAAATTGCTGCATGTAAGAGTGGATGACGTCAGTCTTCTTTTTGCTGATGGCCTTGATGACCTTGTAGGCATCTGGGCCAGAGATTCCCGCTTTCATCAGGATAGTGAACACTTGTTCCTGGTACAGGAGCAAGGATGATGCCATTTCCGGTGTTTGTAACAGTGCATCAAGCGCAGGAATCCCGAAGGAGAATCGTTGTCTTGTCAGAAAAATCTCAAGCATCGACTGGAACGCGGGTCTGATTGCCGCAATGAACGCAGACAGCTCGACGATATTCCTCGGCTTGTATTGCATGATACGCTTTGTGCTTTTTTCTCTTTCACACTGGTTCAGCCCTACGGTATAACCTTTTGCGTACATGTCCCATGTCTTGATGTCTTTTTTTGTCAGTTCTATGATTTCGTCGGCGTTTGGTTGTTTTACCCCTGCAAGAGCAAAGGCTTCGTCGTTTAAACGAACAACATCCACACGCAGATAATCCCCTTTTACATAACCGCATTGATCGGCTGTATTCCCATCGACCATGGCCGCATAAATAGGGGTGTCAGCATCTTTGCTTTTCAGCCTGACAACCCCGATTTCACGGCGAATGTCCCGGTCAAGCAGTAGGTGAGCGCAAGGGTGGGGGGAGATAGAGTTTACAACCCCCCAGTATTCTTTACTGGCTTCCACCATCTCAGAATATTCCGCAGAGACGTAATCAGACATTTGGATTTCATCTTCTTCGTCTTCTTCTGCATATTTTACGGCGGTTTCGTATTTTTTGATCATGTCAGAAACGGCATTGCTGACTTTAAAGGGAATGTTTTCTGCCCGGGCGTACATTTTCCATGCGGAAAGAGCTCCCAGTTTTCCGTATGCGACCATTGGAACACAACCCCATTCGCCAAGGATGTCTTTGCTGGCGGATTGAAATGCTTCAAGGTTTGAAATGTTTGCGTCAATGTCCGGGAGAGACCCGCTGATCAGCCTATCTTTGGAAATAAATCTGTCAGGGTACATCTTTAGAGGAACTCTGAGGCGGTTGACAGAAGTCAGCCCGAGCAACCTGTTGGTCACGAAGGATGCGGCACTTCCTCTGCCAGTCATGGTGAGGACGCCCCCACGCTTCTGGGCTTCTTCTACAATCTTCTTCAATGAAAGGAAGTAATCGGATGTGTTGGTTTCAGTCACCGTGGACATTTCATATTCAATTTCCACCATGTCTGCCTGACGCTGTTCATCTGACACATCCCCGTACCACTTTTCATAACCTTCCAAGACCCACTGGCGATACAGTTCGTTACGTTCTTCTTGCGTCTTATCGGGAAACACATTCGGGAGTTTACGGCTTCTGTCAAGCGGGACATCATCGAACGTTAGGAAGATGTTGGTGTTCTCAATCGCCTCGTTGATTTGTGCGTCTGAAAGGATACCCTGTTTCTTAAAACGGGCAATGCAGGTTTCCGTATCCGGCATATCGTAATGCCAGCCATCTTCATTTTCGTAGTGGATGTGGTTTGCTTCCAACCTGAGCTGGCGCAAAGCTTCCTGTTCCGGATAGATCACATGGCTATCTGTTCCCATGATGATGGGAATGTTGTATTTTCGGTACAGGGACAGGATGAACTTGTTGGCTTCCTTTTGCTTGTCCGTGTCGTGGTACTGTACTTCCAGCATAAAACTGTCCCGGAAGTGGTGATGGAAACGTTTGACCAATTCTTCGGCATCTTCGTCTCCATAGCGCCAAATGCCACCAACACAAGCCGTGGTAACGAACACATCCTTGGGGTCCAAGGAAAACACCAGGTCGATGTCGACACGCGGCCTGTAATGGAATCCTGTGATGTTTGCTTCCGAAGTAACTTCATTGATGTCACCAATCCCTTTGGCTGTCTTGGCGGCAAGGATAAGGTGAGCGTTTGTCTTGTCTTCTTTATTGAATCGGTCTTTAACGAAGTAAGCCTCCACAACGTATCTGAAGTGTAACCCATTGTCTTCAGCAACCATCTGCGTTTCCAGCCAATTATAGGCATTTCCGTGGTTGCATGAGCTGAGGATGGTTTGTCCGAGTTCTTTACACCGCGCGGCAAACTCCTGAATTGTGGAAGTGGAATCGGCAAGCAAAGCGTTTGAATAGGTGTTATGGATGTGGTATGCGCTGTAGGTTACTGGAAACACCTCCTCTTAGGGGTAACTCCTCGTGGCATAGCTATTTGCAACAATTTCTTCCATTACACTTAGGAAGTCTTCAATATCATAGTTCTGCTCCTGATAGATTGCCATATCATGATGGAGATAGAATACCTCTATTATCCTCTCGCGCTCTCCGGTAATTTGTGACACATTGATTTCTCTAATGTTGTCAAGGTTAATAAAGGAATTTTTTATTCCATTTTTGCCACGCATTAAAACAATCATGTCAGACCCTTTCAAAATAGGAGATGTCCCAATTAAATGAGGACCCGAATATCTTATAAACATCCTTTTTGTTGATATTTATGATGTTTGTAATTTTGACCAGTTCTCCTTGTTTGTCTGTCATATCACCAGCCACACAAGTATAAGACCGTGTATCTACTGCCCTTAGATTATTAACGACTTTGACAACATCGCCAACCTTCAATTCCCCTGGCTTAAATGGAGGTTTCTTCACCGGTTCAATGGGTGAAGGCTTCTTGTTCTTTCCCCACTTGGGGGCACCGGCAGCTTCCCTTATTGCATCATTGGACCCGAACAGCTTCTTGGTAACGGCAATGCAGAAGCCTGTATACTCATCAAATTCCGTATCTTCAGAGCAGATGGCGACCGTCTTGGTCCCGTCTCCCCAAAATACAATCGTCGCGGGGCTGCAATAAATCACCTTCTTTGGCTTCAGGACAGAAGGGACGGAAACTGTAGGCATATCAAACACTCCACCTTTCAAAAGTCTTTTTTCAATTGTCTTCATGAACTCATACCAGTCAGGGGTTATTGCCATCCCGGGAGAAACCCTGCTTTTGGGGTAGGTATATCGGTCAAAGCTGCGAGGATCTTCATTAAAGTATTTTATCGCCATAAACTCCCCCTATTTCATCCTTTATATACATCGGCATTGCTGCCCACAGACACTCTGAATCTTCCCGGACACCCCACCAATCCATCGTATCCAGATAATTGGTTTCCGGACACCAGACCGCAATGCTCCCATCGGGCCCAGCGTCCCAGAGGGTGGGTAATCGTTTTGTTGGCTTCACCCACTGGCACCTGTCAAGGGCATCCAGAGTAATGGCGGCAACCGTCCTCATGGTATTGCCATCATGTTTTTTATATCCATCCATTAAGTCCCAAAGGATATCCCGGATAATTTCGGAGACTTCCCGGTTCCCCATGTCGAGTCTCAAATGTACCTCCCGTAAACGTGGCCGGTAATCAGTCCGGCATCTGTCAATTTCTTCATCTGTTCTTCTACTTTCCTCCATATGTTCAGGGCAACTTCTGAATCCGGTGAGTCTCTGAGGACGCGCTGATAATCATAGTGTTGGCCGAAGTCCTCATCAATCACGCTGATGTGTAGGGCGTCATTAGTCGCGTCAATCTCAACACAAAAGGAGATGTCATATTTCTGGTCGAGCGTCTTAAAGCAAAACCACTTGTCTGCCTGTTTATGGAATCCCAAGCCGACCATCTCCTTATCAGGAAGAAGGTGGGCCTTGATGTTCCTGTTCATTCCCCTTTCAGTCAATGGAATATCATGATTAGAGAAATCAAATTCTTTCACGGCAAGTGCAACCTCTTTGAGTGCCCGCTTCGCTTCATCATCACTTACCTTGCTTTGGTCATAAACGATGATTGGAAGGAAGTCTATCTTTTCTTCTGAGTCAAACAGACGGAGAATTTCTTTCTGTTTCGTTTTGGTCAGGTCTTTGAACTCAATTTTTACTACGTCCATTTTATTATCTCCAATACTTTCCGCACATAGGACAATAGTCCCAGTCAAGGCGAACGGCAGTTTCCCCACCGTCTTTATGTTGATAGGTCCCAACCATATCTTTCCAGTTCTTACAAAATATACAGGGTTCTTTAGGTTTTACCGGAGCGTCGAAAAGGGTATAGGGGTTAGGGCCTGTTGAGTAAGGGACAATGGAAACCTTGGTATGGCAGTTTTCACATATCCAACCGTCCGTAACAGCCTTCATATAGGCTCCGCAAGCTGAACACATTCTCATTCTGATTACCACCTATCCCAATTCTCTAATGATTCCTCTTCCTTTTTTCTTTTCTCTTTTAAAGCTATGATTCCAGCCTCTATGGCAAGGGCTTCCGGAAGTGCTTTGTTTCCATAACTCAACCAGGCTTTATAAAGGTCTTCTAAAATTGAAACGTATATACTTATCTCGTCTTTGTGTCTCTTTTTTCTGCATTCAGGGCATGGTTTACTTTTTGACAGTATGTTGGCCATAATGCAACCTGTGATTCCAATAAGACAGAGCACGGCGACCCAGGCAATTATAGCCCCCATTGCTTGCCATACTTCAATCGGCATCAATACCCTCCTCTCTTATGTAAAACAAACAGAGCGGTTTGCAGATTGAACATGACGCTCTCAATGGCATCATGCACTTCTTTGGCATCAAAAGGCTTCATACCCCCTCCGTTTATCATAATGAGAAGATTGTGCCTGAATTCGTCCAGCACAAGGAGATGTTTTCTCAGCTCCTTTTCTTTGTTTTTATTTTTTAACATGGCTGCCTCCCATAGCACGGTTCCATGCGGCTTTTGCGTCTTCTTTTAAGGCATCAGTCCCGCGTAATTCAGCCGGCGCGGTAAATGTAATGTGTATCTTGCATTTTTTGCACACGACATGAACAATATTAGTCCACGAGTTTTCGTCATAAGTTTTTACAATTTCTGCCTTTCCCCCGCACCCGCACCGCACAAGGCCGTTTTCGTCCTTCGCCATCCACTTGTACCCCAACACATTAAGAGCCTTCAACACCTCAAACTGCTCCCCCGTCAGCCTTGGCTTGCGGATGATGCGGTCAGGATGATTGATGATTTCTGTCAGCCTGTCAATGCTCATCACATCCGCCCAACCGACACCGAATTTGTCGTACAGCAGATACCCTTGATCGGATACCATGTACTTATATTTTTCTGAATCAAAGCAGAACTCTTCCCCCGGCTCCACGCCCAGTATTTCGTGCATCCTCATTTGCTTTCCTCCAGTTTCCTCCCGCACATCCGGCACGATTGCACCCGGTCGGGACGGGGCAGTGTAGCCCATGGCGGTGTTCCATGTTTCTACGGCATATTCCGGGCTTGTCATATCTGACGTTTCCATTCCGCACGTCTTTTCACAAAACACCGCCCACCTGTCTCCGCCGCTTCCAGGCCCTTCAATATCTGGTAGGTGGAATAGGATTGCCTTTCCCCCGCACCCGCACCGCGCAAGGCCGTTTTCGTCCAGTTTTTCACGTGCTGCCTTTTCTTCAATGGCTTCCTGAAACCATTCATAGGATTCATCCAAGCTGAGCACTCTGTCCCCAATATAGACTTTGAATGGCTCAAGTTTTACAGAACAGGTGTCCGCCGGAATTGTATAATCGCCCCCCATCGATAGGTCTGCGAACCACTCGACTGATTCTATTTGCTCAAATTCCCTCAATTTCTTCATATTCTCCTACGTCTTCGTATTCACATCCCGGGACGAATGACCGTTTCAGGTAGTCATGGCCTCCATCCACAGAGATTCTCCCGCAGGAACAGGTCACAAAATCATGACGGTGCTTGCTCTCAATGGTGTCCCCGCAGGTCAAACACCTGACAGCGTTCTTAATTATTTTCATCTTGAATTCCTTCATTTTATGGACCCCTCAAACCCGTTGAAAACACTCACTTTCGCTCCTGTCATTTCTTATATAATGTTAGGTAATTTTTAATTAGGTTCCATTCGGAAAGTCAATTGCCCTTCCCGTTCCGTTGATGATTGTGATATCCCCCGATGAGGAACTCGTATACCTGTCTCTTGTTTCCGCAAAAGCGAATAGCAGTTGCTTGGGGAAGAGGACATAACCCTGTTCTTCCGCAAGCCTGCAAATCTCGCTCCACGGGATATCAATCTCCATCTTGCATTTACCGGCCAAAGTCCCACCCCGCAATCGCTTCTTCGTCGTCCATGTTCTTGGTTATCTCCTGCAACAGGTGAGGGCAGATGCTTCGCATTCCGCAGATGTTGTTGCAGAAGTACTTGTCAATTTTCCCTGGGAATTCTGTGGTCATGATGATTTCTTCAATCAGCTCATGTGCCCACTTGATGGTGTCCTCATATTCAGACAGAAGGAACGGCACTTCCAGCATCTCGCCGGTGGCAATCATATTGAAGGCCATTGAATCCGGATATGTACCATACTTTGTAAAGTACAGCAAGGCATAGAGGTAGAGCTGCTTCTTATACAGTTGAAACTCCTTCTTCATAGAGGAAGGACTCTTGGTCTTATGGTCAACAATCACAACTTTGCCATTCTCAGTGGCCTTCAGAACAAGGTCGATGATTCCCCTGAAGTTGTGGGGTCCGATTTTGGCAGTCAGGTTCTGCTCGGTTGAGATGGTCTCAAAGCCCTGGAACCCGTTGAAATTCTGAAAGTAGTCCAGACCGCGTTTGTAGTTAATTTCCCTCATGTTCACGGGGTAAGGGGGATAGGGGTTGACCACAGCGTCGTCAAACCCCATCTGGTACAAGCCGACACACTCTTCCGCCGTAACAATCTTCTTGCTGAACATTTCGAGGATGCTGTGAGCAAAAGTCCCATAGTCAGCAAAGCCGTTGCCTTCACCTTGAATCTTGTCGAAGTAGTTCAGTTTGAATGACAACGGACATTGCTCAAAACTTGACAGAGCCGAGAAACTCCATACATGGTCTTGTTTAATCTTATTTTTTACGCTGATGTTTTTATTCTTCCTTCCCTTAACTTCTTAAACACCCAGAAGTAGCTGTGGAATTTACGTGAGTGTTTTTGGTTGCGCTGCCAATCTGCAATTAGTCTGTTTTTTGCTAAAAGCACAAACAAATCCAATGACATAAACCCCGTATTGATCGCCCAATTATAGATGTCACAGTGCATCATGTATTGTTTTCCGCTTGACACCTTGTCTTGGCACTTCATGACTAAAATTCCGTCCGGAAGTAAGACTCGATGAGCCTCAATTATCGTGTCGGAGTATAGTTTTTGAAGTTCTTTTTCAGAAGAATAAGTGCCAAAGCGTTTGTTAATGATGTTGCCACCTGTTAAATCCAGAGATGGCCCCGTGGTTGCGAGAAATGGAAGGTCAATAATTATGCTCTGGAGAGAAGTATCTTCTATTGGTAAATTACGGCAATCGGCTTTCTGAATTCCGCCTACTTGAGGGTAAAGGTCATAACAAAGTCGCGGCTTCTCAATTGTTCCATCTTTATAGAAGACACCTTTTGAGAATGTCGGGTCACAGTCAAATGTATTTGTAGAGAGATATAATTTAATGATATTGGATAGGATTTCTTCTTGGGAATAAGATATTGATTTAATTATTTCTGACATTTTCTCCTTATTATATAGGTTGTCCAGCCTGGTTTGCGTTTGACAACTGGATATTATATTCTTCAAAGCTGTCTGCTCTTGGGTTTGCTTGTGCGATTCCTTCTTTATCCCACTCATATTCCGTCATGTCGCCCATATCTGCCTGGTAAATTCGCCTGCTGTCCGGGGCGTAAGCGCACCGAATCAAGCGCTGAACGCCATCTTCCCTGTTCTTGATGATGCGAAGGTCTGGACGCTCAACTGATATGGCGGTATCACACAGGTTCACGATGGCTGAATTTCCAGATACATCATCTTTCCCAATGCTGTCACCCGCTTTTGTCTTTCGGGGGTGAGCAACAAGGATCACGGATGACTTGAACCTTTTGGCAAATTTCTTTAACGAACTGACGAACACCCCCTGCGCTTTCATTTCGTCCTCAGAGTCTGCAATGGAAGTCATCAGGTTGTCGACAAGAAACACGGATGCTCCATGCCGCCTTGCCGCAACAGAGAAGGTCTTTAAGATGGCGGTTTGTTCATCACTCTCAAAAACCTCGGTGTTGTCAAACAGGAAAAACTTTCCACGGTACCAGTCCCGGATGCGTTCCTGTATCTGTGGCTGGATGAATGGCACAGCCTTCCCCCTGATGGGGTCAGTCTTGACCGTGATGTAGTCTGAACCGGCGCATTGCAGGTTGATCCATGCCTGAAATTTTTCCTTTGACAATTCCCCTGAATACGCACAGACTTTCTTTCCCTGTTGGATTGCGTTCAGGAGAATTGATCCGGACAAAGTGGATTTTCCTTCACCGCTGCGGCCAGTAAGGAGAACCACGTCTCCTTCATGCAGTCCGCCGACAACCTCATCGAGGTCTTTGATTCCAATCCTGATGCGCGGCTCGGTGGTTGGGTCGATCGGCTCGACTTCACTCAAGTCAATGAGTCCCTTGATGGGGACAGGTTCCGCTGTTTCCACCATCTCCCTGAGTTTTTCCGCTCCGAAGAAGTAGAGGATTTCGTTTGCGTCTTTACAAGGTGTTCCGTCAGGTCTGTCAGGGTATTCCGTGATGAGATAGCATCGGTCTTCCCCGAAGCGCCGTGTCAGGTCAGTGACCATCCCCTTTCCGGGCTCGTCATTGTCCCCGAAGAGAACAATCTTGTTGAACTTTTCCAGGAAGTCCCAGCAAGGACTGATCCATTCCATGTTGTTGACGCCGGATGGTACACTTACGGCATTGGGAACCCCCGCTTCAATGAGGGACAAGGCATCAATCTGGCCCTCCGTGAGGCACAGGGGATAGGCAAAGGAACATTCATCCATCCCAAATAAAATAGGCTGTGTGTTTTTCTCAGCCCATTCTTTTCTTTCCCCATCTCTTGGTTTCCATGGATGCCTGTACTTGACGAAGACCAGTTTCTCTTTATTGTAGAACGGGAAAATGATGTCTCCATCGGTGGATGCCGTGACCCTGTATCGGTCAAGGGTCAGGCGGCTGATTTTCCGCACTGAGAAATACTCAATGATTTTATCGGTCAAGGGTAACTGTTCTATTTGTGGCAGCACATATTCCTTTTCTCTTTTCTCGAATGTAATCCCCCCTTTGTTTTTTACTCGTTCCCCGAAGTGTGAAGCGATGGCCTTGAAACCACCCTTCGCCCCGCAGCTCCCGCGTTTGCAGTTGAAGCTGCCGTCAAACATATTCATTGCGAAGGTGTTCCTGTCATGATTCCTGCCACCCTCGCAGAATGGGCACAGTATCGGGATGATTTCATCACCGTTGAAACCGAACGGGTTCAGGTGCTTTTCAGCAAAGGCGATAATCTCTTCGTTTCCCGGTACTGTCTGTTCCTGTTTTCCTTTATTCCACATCCTTTTTCCTTTTATAGCGTTCCATTAAATCATCCCACTCGGTCACCGCATTGTGGACAAAGTAGGCAACATCACCTGTGCGCTTGCACTTTTCACATTTAATGAAGTACATATCCGTGTCATCAGAGTAATAGACGGTCGGCACCGCCCCGCAAACACAGTTTTCCGGATTCTTTGTGGCGGCTTCCCTGGCTTCCTGATGCACCTGATTCAGAAGAATGATTTTGAGAAGTCCTTTGGCCGCAAAATGCAGGAGAATAAAAGCCACAACGGCGCTGACTGCCGGTCTTGGATTTTTTGTGATGAGAAAGTGGAAGCCGCCAAGAGCGGCGGCTATCCACGGTGAACCAGGGTTTGCCAACTCGGCCAGTACAAGCTGGAACATTGACAGGTCCTCTTCTTCAGTCTCAGGCGACGTATCTTGAAGACCTTCCTGTTCCTTCTCTTTTTCCATTTCTGTTTTCATTTGTTTCAGTCGTCAGGTACCTCCTTGCCCTATCTAAATAACGTTTTGTAATGGTGTGGTCTATCCCGAACTTTCTCTCGATCTGGCTGACAGTGAGCCCCGCACCTATCAGCCGATATACTTTGCGTTCTTTTTCTGACGCTTTTCGGAGCAGGTCAGCTACGATAATCTGATTAGAAACGTTTTCCTCGAATGAAAAAATTAAATATTCACTGGGTACGGCAAAGTCCTCAATGGCAGAATAATCATAGCAGGTATACTTATCATGGGGAAATTCCTCCCCGTATATAACCTTTCCTGTCCTAAGCCAGTTCATCGGGACAGTAATTGTCCTTGCGTCCGCTAAGACTTTTCGGCAGGCGTAAAAGACCGTTTTTCTCAAAGCATCAACGTTAATCGGGTCTGTGCTATTGGAGTTTTTGTGCTTCTTCAGAACAGCTAATGATGCTTCCTGAACCATGTCATCAATAAGATCTTTATTCTCTTGATAGTGGCCTCCGATGGTTGCATACTGGAGAACATGCTTCTTGATTTCTGTTAATAAACCATTAATGAATTCCGGATCATTCGCTTTATTAAGTTTTTCCAAATAGCCCTCCAAATTTAATGACGTTTATCGTCTTTGTGACCAATTTTGTTACTTGTGGTATCGTTAAATGGCGAAGGTTCTATAAACCGAGGGGGCGGTTTTCATCCCCGATAACGACTCGGTCCCGGGCTTATTTAGAAAGGTAAGTCAGATCCGTCATCTTCCTCTTCATCATCATCCGGGGGCGGCGCCTGCTTGGATTTTCTGCTGGCGGACTGTGAAGGCTTTGAAGGCGCTTCATTATCTCCATCTGAACGTCCTGACAGGAATTCCATCCTGTCAACGTTGATCTGAAGAGCAGTCCGGGCAGTGCCGTCCTTTGCGGTATAATCCCGTGTTGAAAAACCACCTCCTACAGCAACTTTGCTTCCCTTTTTGAGGTATGTGTTTGCGGAATCCGCCTGTTTTCCAAAGACGGTGGCTTGAACGAAGGCCGTTACTGGCTGGCCGCTTGTATCTTTCTGATTGGTTCGGCAAGCAACGGTAAACGAGCACATCTTATTCCCATTTGACAGATCGCGCAAGGTAGGGTCAGCAGTAAGATTTCCAATAGCGTAAGCATCTAGCATCTAATAAATTCTTTCCTTTCGGTTATACATTTGTGTTTAAGATTGGGTTTATGAGGTATCTATTAACTATAGTGCGTTTATGCCGCTTGAAGTGCTGTGTGGAGCTCCTTCATCTTGGCATGGAGTGCGTTTGTTTTTTCTTTGTCTTTTAAGCCGGTGTAGTTGATACTGCCGATAATCGGTTCAATATTTGCTTTTGCCCAGGCGACCTTCTCCGCAACTGCCATGCCTTTGGTGATAGCTTTTGCCCAGGTGCTGATGTCAGCAAGCTGTGGGTCTTCCTCCTCAGGGGTTTCCGCATTGGTGGCTAGAGTGTCCTTCTTCTTCCTTGTTTTGGGCTGTTCTACGGTTGGAGCAGGTAGGGCAGCATCATCATCGTCCCCTACATCATCTGCGGCTACGGGCCTTGTAGTGCCCTTCTTGCCTATGCTGTACCTCACCTTTCCTTTCCTATCTTTCAGAACAAGGTAGCTGATTTCCCGTTTGTCATTCACCTCAATGTCATCAACCTTCAAGGAGAAATAGGGCGCTTTGATTTTACCCCCTTCATCTGTATATTCACCGGATTCAAGAGCCACCATGACAAGAGGAGTTGTATACAATTCCCTTGCGATTCCCCAATTTACCGCGCTTCTTTTCATGGCATCACTCGCCTCACCTTTGACTGCTTCTGTATTACTCTCTGTTCCTACATCCTCCTTGCTGATCCATTCTTTTTTGTCCTTGTCCCAGACCTCAATCACGCCATACAGCGTCTCTCCGACCATCTTGTGTTTACGTTGCCAGTTCATCGGCCCATACGCTTCATCGAGAATGTCCATCACAACACGGGCATCTGTATACAACAGACAAATTGCCTTCTTTGTCTTTGTGATTGATTGGACCCTGACTTTAATCTCGTGGGGTTGGAGTAACCTAATTATTCCGGTTGGTTCTTTCCCAATGGTTCCAGCTCCTGCCATCAATACCTCCTTATTTTATTTTCATATCAGTTGAACAGCTTAGAGACTCTTTCGTCCCTCTATATATATAGATGGACGAATAAGTCGATTTTCGGACACCTTTTTGAAGAAAATTTATTAAGATTCGATTATGGTCGAAAATCCATTCAGCAGACTATATATTCTCAAGATTCTCGATGGCATCCTGGACGCTGGAGACCGCATCATCAATCCTTTCGAGGGCTTCTTCGGTGTCTTCATATCGCTGAGAGCCTTGGAGATTCTCAGGGATATTGTCCAGGGCACTTTCCTCATCTCCTTGAACCCCCTCCAAATCCTCAAGAGACTGGCGGAGATTCCCGATGATGCGGGTCACCTCCGTTTTTCGCTTCTTATTCACGCTTCCTTTTTCCTCTCTTCTTTGGCGTTCAGTTTCTTCCCCCAGGAAACGCTGTTCGCGGCACCCCGCAGCTCATCTTTCGTGGGATTGATGTAGAGCTTCGTGGTATTGCTGCTGGAATGGGAGCCCAGTTTCTGTGTGATACCAAGAGGATTCCTGCGGTCAACTTCTGTCAGGAACGTATGGCGCATGATGTGGACACCTGTTTCCAGCCCTAATTCCTTCTGTCGTGCGTTCATCCTCTCCCAGAGCATTGTCCGATTGAACCTCCTCCCGCTTCTTGTTGTGAACAATGGTTCATCGTCTTCGGCATGGCCTCTTTCCTCTAAGTATTTGTCTACATACTCCAAGGCATAGTCGGCCACATACACCCATTTTTTCGCACCCCCCTTCCGCTTGACATAGATGCTGCCGTTCCGCATCCCCTTATAATCCCCGACGTTCAGGCTGCACAGCTCACTGGCCCTGAATCCACCCGCCAGGAGCATTGCCACCATTGCCCTGTCACGAACATCAACTGACCTTGAAACCCTGACTTTGATCAGAGCAACGGCATCATCATTTGTATAGGCCAGCCGGTCGCCTTCATCATCTTCCGCTTCGTCCTTGATGATGCGGGACTTTTTCAGCACGTCACTGGCGTTCTTTTCCACATACCCCGCCTGGGTCATATACTCAAAGAATCCTTTGACGTTGGCTACATACAGGTTCTTGGACGGGGGAGAAGCATCCACCTGCTGATACCACTCGTCCAGCATGTACCCCTTGACCTCTTTTGCATTCTTGGCGGACAGGCTGATTCCGTACTTGTCCGTCAGGAACCCGCTGAGACCGTGCAGGACACTCTCCCTTGACGCGATGGTGTTTTTAGACAAGCCTGCCGCCTTCATGTGGCGGCAGTACGCATCAATCGTATCGATTTGTTCCCGTTCTTTTGCAACGAACATAGTAACCTCCTTTGTTGTTCCCCTGTGGCTCCTTATTCAATGGGCGTCAGCGTCATCACTTCGTCCGGCTGAAAGCTGAACCATCCCAATGTTTTTCTCCCCCTCTGGGCACCCATGAGCCACATGTTCCAATTGTTCTTCTTTTCAACCAAGAGATAGTTGTCTGAACCCTGGAGATACGGCTTCTCGAATTTGAACTGGTCAACCTTATCAGGATTAGCACTGAATAAGAACGACAACATGATAACCAATGCGATAGCCCCAAAAGTGCCCGCAAAAAGCCCAAATCCCATAGCCGTATCAGACCCTGTTTTGTTGTATCTCCATATTGACAGGATAATTGTAACCACGACAAACCCCAGGACAGATAAAAATATTCCCAAGTGAATTCCTCCTTATTTTGTTGTTGCTCACAAAAAACAATGCCGCTTCATGCAGTAAGCTTTTCAGGTTTATTGAATTATTAGTTTAGAATTTTTAGAGCGACCACAGTTGATTGAGTTGAGTCCAAACAAAGTCAACAATGGATGGCATAAACCCGACAAATACTGTTAGCGTGAAGGCAACAATCCCCCCAAAAACCATCATTGCAGAAAGGCCATCTAACCAGTAACATCCTGAGATTTGATCGCTGATTTTATCCACCACAAACCCAAGGGCAACGCACACAGCAGAACCAATTAACAGTATCACTTATCGCTTCGCCTCCCATCCTGTGCCGAACAGTTGCATCTTGGCATACTGGTCAACCAGTTCAAGCACTGAGGGGGTCACTTTGTATGACCACACGGTCATGTTGTTCTCGTCCTTTGTCCATCCTATTGGCTTAATATATCGCTTGTAAAGGAACTGTTCCAAGGCCCTGTTTTTTGTCTCGAACGTTTCTGCGTTGAAGTCGTATGCAATTGTATTGTTCTCCATAATCATTCCCTGAATCCTCTCTTGTTTCAATTTATTTATTGTGAGTTCCTGGTTGGAGTCCGCCGCTGATTACTTCAAGAAAAACAGGGGCACACACAGTATCCGCCTTTTCTCCGTCAAATGCAATCAGCATCCGGGGGTATATATTTTGTATAGTATACCCTTTAAGTTCCCCATATTTGTCTGAGTAGATATCTTTTACACGGCATCCTGTCAAGAAATAGTTTCCATTCCTATCCTGAGGCCAAGTTTTCATATTGTTTCTCCTATCATTTTACGTCCCGTTTTTCTATTGGCACAAACTTCCACTCGGCCATAAGGATCAGAACGTATCCCCATGACGCACCTGTAATACACCAGATCAACCAAAGAAGCAGGATGAAGGAGTCGGTGAGAGCAAAATAGACAATCGCCGCGATATGCAAAACCCATATCAGGTAGACTGTCCATTTGACCATGTGATAGAAGATTTCTCCGAAGGTTATGTTATTTTTCATGGCAGATACAATCAATCGTACTCAGGCGATAACCTCGTATCCCAAAGGGACACTTTCGTTTTATTGGGAGAGTGGGGGACAGGTGAGAATTCTGTTGTAACATATACAATAGCTGGATTGCTCCAGTCCTCCTCTCTGTACTCGTAGAATGCTTCGACTTTATTTCCACCAATGGTTGTTGGAGTGGTGGTCGTACTCTTGTCCTGTTTCCGCGCCACCTTAATCAGTGAGTTGTTCCATGCCCTGTCAACCTCGCACACATCCCCCCAGTCACCGGACATATACCGAATCAATGCCCTGAACAGGAAGTTTCTGAAGTGAGGGCTTATCTTATTATGTGTCCTTACTTCATCCGTGTAGTCTACAATTCCCCTGTCAAAGAGTGTTGTTGGCGGCAGATAGGGTTCTTCGTTATTGAGATATTTATCAAACGCAGTTTCCTGTTCCATGGCTTCTGACATTTTCATTAAGTCAGCAGAGTCAATTCCATTTGCCGCGTCATCTAATGTAGGGGTGCGGAAAGCAGTGCTTGTCATTGTCATCAAGAATCCCCTTATATTTATTTGTTTTTATTTTGAGATTATAAACTGAGAAGGTAGTTTAAGATGCGGCTTTCTTCTCGCAGTCAATCCAACCCATGGTGTACCCCGCTTCAAAGCCATCCTGGTATGTTGAATCCGTGCATCCTATGTTCTTCAGTTCCTCATATAGGAAAGAAAGCGTATCCATTACAGCGGCATAACCCGCAGAGCTTATGTTATCTGAGTCCCATCCTGCTATCACGTTGATTGTGTTTTTGATATCCTCACGTATCTTCGCTGACCGTGACTGAGCTTCCTGTATATCTGTTATGGTTCCATCCATCTTACTGACTCCTTTTTGTTTTCTCCTCTTGTTACCTTTTGGCCTATATGTAGGTTCGTGTCTGCGTTGTTGAAAAAAGATTAGCTTGTGTTTTCCGTCTCTCTATATATATAGATGGACGAATGAGTCGATTTTCGGACAGGGCAATTGTGAACAAACTGTGAATAAATTGTAAACGTCATCATGCCGGGACACCACATCCATATGTAAATTCTTGTCCAGATATCTCAAACCACTTTGAAAGATGGGGATAATGATGAGGAAAAATGCAGTTTAGTTCATCTTCTTTATATTTGTCTGTCTTCGGATAGGTCTTCTTTAAGTACGCAATCATTTCTTCATCAGATGTGATTTCGGTTGGTGCTTTGGTATAGAAGGTAAACTCCTTGGCATAGTCTGTCCTATCGTCATTTTCTCCATAGTAGTAGAACCATATCTCATAGTACTTCATTTTGTTTCGCCTCCTTTTCTTTCATTTCCTCGTAGCAAACCCCACAATAAACGTACTCACCATCGGTATGAAAGTCTTCATCGTGTACGTACCACCCGCATTCATCACAAGTAAACGAACCAGCATCAAGGCAAGCAGTGCACCACGTTTCTTCATGATTCCCACAAAGAACATTCCACCCCTCAGTCAGTTCTTCTTTGCAGCTATCACATAGATCATTTGGCATATGGATCCTCCTTTCTATTAACTTAGCAGCAGAGAGATTCCGTTTCCGGGAACAGGGGAGAGGTCCCGCCAGTTCAGTATCTCCAATGTTTTTCTATCAACCTCCTCACAATTGTACAGGGAATGGAAGCCGTTGAGTTCTTCGTCATCCCCCAGGAACACCGGCATCTGTCTCAATTCCTCATCCGTATAGCCTTCTGCGATGGTATTAAGCATACCGATGAGTTCAAATACGCTGATGGACGGCATTATGTCAGGCATAATCATCCCCCTCATCATCGTCAACGGAGAAGTCAACATCCTCACGGTCTGTCATGATTTCATTCGCCATGGTAATGGCATCCCATTTGCTGTCGGCATCAATGGTGTAAGACTTATTGATATAGGCGCTGACTCGATATAACATAGCCCCTCCTTAAAAATGATAGTCGATAGAGCCGACAACATAATAGGTTTTGCCAATTTCCGCACGTCGGAGAAAGGTATCAAGTGGAATGAGTTCCGACTCTACGCCGTCATATTCGTCTGCTAAGTCAATATAGAATCCTCCATCATCGAGGTAGGCACTCTTCAAGCGATACATCAGAAACCCCATGTCAAGGTCAATAGGTCGGTAGTCTGCGATAAAATCTGACAGGGTGACGGCCTTCGCCTGATCAAGCAAACTTTTAAAATTTAAAAATTTGTTTTCAAAATAGGACTCCTTAAACCCTTCTTTCAGGATGAAAGTTCTCTTTGTCTCATCCGTCTCAACGGGGCGCTGGTTACAGGAAAGATCTGAGAAGAGCCATTTGAGTGACTCGCTTGGATTGGGGTCATCGTCAACATAATCCGCATGACTGGTAGTAAACCAGTGTTCAAAGTAATCATCCGGGCTAATCGTATTGTTTTCCTTTGCAATCTCAATGAGTTCCGTGATATCCCCATCATCTCTATCAGAAGAGGGAAGTAGACACACCTTAAAAACTCTGCTGTGCATTTTGTTTCTCCTTTATTCTTTTGTTGTTTTTTGTGTCAGATAGAAGTCGGGAAGGGGTGGATGCCGCCGTTCAGCTCGTCAATAACTACCCCGCCGCCGGTATACATCAGGATGTCATTGCCGTACCAGACGGCAAGGTAGAGGTCTTTGCTGGAAAACTGGATATGCAGGTCGCTGAAGATTCCCCACAGGTTGGCAACCAATTCATGTGCCATGGCTGGGTCAAGAGAGAAGACAATACGGCTGCTTGCCTCCAGGTTCACCATGACGTCACCGTCTTCATCGACAAAGGCTTTTGACTGACTGAGGTCGAAGATGATTTCCATGTTGTCGTCTTTCCTCAGCTCCATCAGGAGCAGGTTCACCACCAGGGCGGAAGTTTCCTCATTCTGGGATGCGGAAACGGGGATGATTGAGCAAGCCAGGATTAAGGCAAGCAGGATGATGCTGATTTTCTTCATGGGTAATATTTCTCCTTTTCTTTTGTTATTGCTTGTTTTGCTTCTTCTATTGTTAGATAGATATCAAACGCGGTTGAACACAAACAGGTAGAGTCTTCGTCAAACTCATACAGGACAATCATGTAGTCATTTTCCATTTTCTGAATGTCCCAGATATCGTTATCACAAAACTCCCACCCATCATGTTCCCTGAAAGATTGTGGGTCTCCGTCTGGGCCAATAAAATCCCTCACTTCCATGTAGTTGTACAAGCCAGTTTCCGGATTCAATTTGCGGAGGATAGACTCCATCTTAATGTAGTTCATTGTTATATCTCCTTTGGAATAATTCTTGATGGGTTATTCTTGTAAACAACCGCTGTCAACACAGGAAGACCTCCTCTCCAGACCCCAGCACCTTAAGTAAGGCAGAGCATACGAATTCAAAATTCTGCTCCAAAATCTCCTCTGTTTCGTCTTGGGCGGAACGAAGAGCCGCCTTGATTTCATCCATGGTGGCGGTCACGGGGAGTTTTCGGTAAGCATCTGCTTCATTTGAAAACTCAGAGGATTCTTCCATAATCTTCAGCACACCCTCAATAACGTCATCCAAGAGTGAGCCATCTAACTGTAAGTGGAAGAAGGCGTCTTCGACTAAGGCATCATCTTCGTCTATGTATTGATAAACCAGGCATTCGATTTCACCGTTTCTCCTTGTGATTGAGCATGATAGAGGTTCTTTCAGGGACGATCCATAGGCAGTGAAATCCTCCTCCCCTGCCAATGCTTCTGCCAGTATAGATTCCGACTCTTTGTAGAAATCACTCACTCTGTACTTAGAGCAACTATCACCACCTATATTGAGATCAATGTCTTTCACAATACACATCCTTACTCCAGGAACGCAAGACTAAGCAACCGTTCCTGATCCACCGTGACAAAGACCTTTTCGGAAAGGTATTCTTCAATATCGCTATAGTCCTCGTCATCTATCTCATATCCTAAATAACTAAGATGATTTGATAAGTCTTCCGCCAGATTGTCAAAGTACTCCCCACTCACCGAATCTTCCCAATTCTCAATCAGTCTTTGGATTTTATCCATGAGAGAACCAAGACTTCTGCATTGACTTCGCAATGTACCTATCACACCCTCCCATGTATAAAAGTGGTATTGAGGCTTTATTAAGGTTTCAAAATCCCCCTCTTTGTTTTTTGTCAACTCATCACGGCGGAGCAGGTAGTTGTCGATGTGCCCTGTTATGTGTTTCCATCTTTTCTCATAATGGTGACTCTCACAGGCATCATCACACCGGGAACAACAGAGACGGTAATCACAACCCTCACAGTCCTCGTCGTCCACTGCATCAGTGAATCCCTGAACGGCAGCCATTGCCGCCTTCATCAAGGTGTCCATCAGTCCGGGGGTGAGGTCGCCATCCCCCATAACCGCAAACCCAAGACCTCCCATTTTTCCCATAGGACCAAAAGATTTCATTCCATCCATGTTATTGTTCCCCCATATCATCTATTAATTGAGCCTTGAAATTCCAGTCCAGTCCGTCAAATTCATCATAGATTACATTTGAGATCGCCTCAGATTCTGAGTCAGCATCCGTGATAAATTCGTCGTGCACAAGAATACATTTGACTTTGAACATTGCCATTGGACTTTTCCTCCTTTTTACCAGTCACAATCAGACTCTGGTCTACAATCGTCACAACGCAGGGAATTCTCATAGAGGGGAACATCGCCGCAGTTAATGCAGAAAGGAGTAGCTCCCACACAGATCGACCTGTTGAACTCGCCGCTGTCAAACTCCTCTCTGAGTTCAGTAGTGAAAGATGTCCGGACACAATCCACGTAGTAGTAATCCGGATAGTGCAGATTGTCCCGTTGAGCAATAATGTTGGCACGGCCTTTGCTGGGTTTTGCCCACTGGTTCTCAAACCAGTAGATTGTGGACAGGATGTCGTGGACCTCCTTTCTGAACAGCCGGTACAAGGGGTCATTGCCGTTTTGCACCGGATACATCCTTGACTGGACGAAGATTTTCCCGCTTGGATGAATCATGAACATCTGCCGCTGGAACTTCTCCCTCAGGCACAGTTTTGTCATGTCACCGGGAAGGGAGTCAACCGTGTAGGCAACCACAGAGGGACCATCCACCAGATAGCTGAAAGTACCAGAGGCATACTGGCCTTCTGGTTCCCCATCATCATTTCCGCTGATGCTGTGGCAGCTTGACCAGGTGTTCCCATTGGACATGAGCGCATAGTCAGCAGGGTTCAGGGACAAGACAAAGGGGTGCTCCATGGTGTAGGGACTGATGGCGTTGGTATAGTCATTGAAGGGGCGGATGAGGTCAGATCGCTTGTTCAGGTCAATCCCGATGGCCTCGAGGTTCTTCAGGACAAGCCGTGAGGATTTCATTCCAACGGAAGGCTTGATGAACAAATCGGGGATGTAGTTCACGCCCCGGTCAATCCCTCTCTGGGTAATATTCTTTTCATTGAGAAGGGTATTGCTCAGTTCCGTCAAAGCGGCCAGCATTTTTCTCGATTTGTTGTTTTCGTCTGTTGCCGGGAGGGTATCCATTTCCTCATACAACAGGTGAATCATTTCCTTGAGGTTGGTCACCGCAGCCCTCGTATCGGTGGTGCGGGTCTCGATAATGCTTGAGACAATCGCGAGAGCGTCGGGGTTCCATCCGGGATGCTGGCTGAACGCATCAAGGAGACCCCTTTTATTTTTCTCCCACTTGGTTACGTTGGCACGGACCCCATCCATTGAAAAATCAAGGCTGCTGTATTGCAACGCAGACTTGAGAGCATTAAGGGCAGTTTCATACTGCATATCTGAAACAGACTCTAATTTTTCCGCAACTAAAGACATCTCTTTGTTTCTCCTTATTTTTGTTTTTTGACTTTTATTTGTTAGAGAGGGTGAAGGGGGTTACCTTAGGATGTCAAACTTGTATCTGAGATGATTGTTGTACCATTCTTGGGGGTAAGCGTCTTCGACGATTGTCTTATCTTCGTCATTAACATATTCCTGATAGACTCCCAAAGCCATATCCCAGATTGCTTCCATTCCGTGATCTGATGGATTCTCTCCTTCCGCATTCAAGGTGTCTAAGATACAGTCTACCATCAGCACAATTCTGTATGCGTCATCTACCCCAATAAGATTGTCTTTGATAAACGAGAATCCCAGGGCGGCATTTTTTACTGTCCAGCTTTTTAGCCACCACAAAGTACCATGACCATATTCTTTAGGTATATTACTCATATTTTCCTCCTTTCTTTCAGCAGATGAACCGTGGCCCTTTTAGGTCGTTGTATGGAATGTTCTCTCTCAAGCGGCCAAACTCAAGGTATCCAGTTCTAAGTTTGGCAATATTGGTGGGGTACATAAAACTACAACGCATCGCCGCAAGGGAACGAGCAGTTCTATAGTGGTCCCAACGAAACCCTAAAGCCTCACATTCTTCCATTAGTTCTGAGAATTCATCAGCGTTATTAACCATAATTGATGCGTCTTGCGAATCGAGGACTTCCTTGACTGAATTATAGACCATTCCTTATCTCCTTTTTTTCGTTGAACAGTTGCCGGTGCAGTTCGTTGTAGTCTATTCCTCGTGCTATAGAATTCCCCTCCTTATCAAACAGCGTGTAATAGTCTACGTCGTTGAAAATGTTGGAGACATTGATGTGCTTGACGATTTTCGCCCCCTTGTGCTGGGTGATGAGCTTGTCTCTCCAGTGGATATCTCTTCTTGCCATCTCAATCACATATTCCTGGAGAGGTCCCTGACAGTGGGCGAATCCCCGATCCACATATCACGCTCAAGGCCAAGGCCCATGAGCGGCTTCACGTTCTGCAATTCCGACAGCATTACATAACCCCATTCCGCATCTGTGATTTTGCAGTAACCATAAAGCATCCAGTCGCCGTCTTCCTGGAGTTCCCCCTCAGTAATCAGCCAGGTGCCAAGCCCATAGGGGTTGAAATACTTGACGATGACCCTGGCATTCATCCCCAAGCCATCCTGGGAGTGGAAGGGAAATTTCTTCAGTTCTTTTTCAATCTCTTTTGTTAGCAGTTTCATGTTTGTTTTCCTCCCTATAAATTATCCCTGTCTTTGATCCTGTTCACGAAGTCGTCAATGTCATAGTATTTTTCTGAAAGGCTTTCCATCCGGTTGAGCAGTAAGACGGACAAGTTACGAGAACCATCTGTCGAATAGTAGATGTAGAAACTTTGAATTGTGTTGAGATTAAAGTAACGGTCGTGCCTGTCTAATTTCCCCTTGAGCACTTCAAACATAGAATTCCTCCTTTCTTCTTGTCATAAAAAAGACCCATGTCATATGGGTTAGGAAACGATTATGAGACTCTATTTTTTTTATAAAGCATCACAATCTTTCAGCAACTGTTCAATGTCCAAGGGAGTGTTGGTTTCCTTTACAAGCCCGTTAAGTTCTTCCGCTCCCCAAATATCCACGTTTGCACCATTCCAGTACCATTCAGCGCCTTCGTGACACCAGTACCACAGGGTAGGTCTACTCATTGTCGCTATTAGTCTTTTGCAACCCTCATAGTCATTGTAATCAATGAACAGCCAACGCATACCAAGGTTATATAATGCTTTTAGTGACCGCTTCTGCACTTCTGTTACTCTGGGTATATGAATGATACAAGATGGCGGTCGGTGATTGACGATTGCAACAACTTCACGGGGACTCGGTACTCGTTTGTGATCTTCAACAGCCCTAAATACATTTCCCTGTGCATCAAAATTGTAGTACTTCACTTCTTGCCAAGGTCCCTCTCTAAACCCAAATGTTTCTCCGGGCTCGGTCTCGGTGATTTTGTGCATCCGTGTTGGATAATTTCTGACTAAATCCATTTTTCTCCTCCTTTTTTGTAACAATCCACCTATCATTAGGGTACTAATGTCAGGTGAGAAAATCAGTCAGCAAACGAACACATCAAAATTGATTAAACAGGTACAGTTGGGGCAGATATGCTCGTCATTGACGATTGTAAACAGGTTCTCGTCTGACAGGCTGATGCCGCATTTGTCACAGCAATACAAATCAAACACACACTTCTCGCACCAATCCTGGTTAATATCGAAGACCCAATAGACGTTTTGAAGCCCATGCCTGGAGAGACCCCCGCAGTGCTCACACTCTGAATACTCAACCCCGTCGACTATTTTTAACGGCAGCATATATCCTCCTCTATTTTCCAGCCCAATAGATAATTCCTTCATCTATTGCAAAGAACCTTCCATCCGGGAAAATTGATTCATAGCCCAAGTAAGCACCATTCCTCATCTGCTTGCTGTCGATCACAATGTTATATTCTTTCCCATCACGCGCTCGATACCTAACCTTTTCACCCTTTTCAAAGAAAACATCTTTCCCATTCTTCGCCCCGTGGCGTGTAACGTATAGTTTCATCAAATTCTCCTCCTATTCATTTAACCCCATCGCCTTATTCGCCGCTTTAATTGCTGCTTCCTTTGTGTCAAAAAGTCCCGCACTCCCATCACAAATTGCTCCAATCTGCAACATACAGTTACTGATATCGTCGCACTCAACCCAGTATCCAATTTCGTCATTGCCAAGAAGAATAAGCTTGTGTCCACAACCACACGGCATGAGCCCTGTGTTAGGATCAGGCATTCTAAAGGCTCCAAGCACACCAGCCGCTTCATCGAGTTCGCATGAGTCTTCTTCATGCCCTTGCTTTGAAAAATACCGGACAAAGCTATTGATAACCTCTACCGCTTCTGCTTTTGTCATGTTAGCCATTATCTTCCTCCTTTATTCCCCGTGAACGATTCCATTTAGCGTCTGCTTCTTCTTGTGTGTCACACCATCCTGTGTAGACACACCCCTTCACACAGGCAACAGCCTTTTGATACCCTAAGCGGAGTCTCTCGGCTTTTGAGCCACACCCGCAAGGAGCAAGCTCGGGTTTTTTGCATTCAAATGTTATGGAATCTCCTGGTTCATTATGTAGTTCAACGGTTGCGCTGATTGTCTTAAAATCTGGATTCATACATTCGCCGTATCCATCCATCCATTGATTTCTCCTTCCTTATGACATAAATCCCTGTTCCAGTTCATGAACAATAATGTGTGTGGGTTCGTCACGGTATGCCATTTGATACACCACCGTCCGAAGTTCAGCTTCTTCCCCATACATCCTTGGATCCTCCTCAATCGTAGCAATGGGGATCTCTGACCCACTCTCATCAATCAGGGTGAGCCAGATAGCAGGATAGTCCGGGTCAGGAGACGCTTCCGCTATTAGCGTACCAAACTGCGTCTTTACTTTGATGTTTGGTATGTCCATCTTATAAATCCTCGATTCTGTATTCAAATTCCCCGTTGTCGATTGCGTCTTCAAGCGCCAGATCCTGCAACAGTTCCTCATCCGGTGAGGAGATCCAGGCTTTGTGCTTTAAAGTCACGGTTACAAGGTAGTCCTTCATGATAACATCATCCATTTGTGATTTCTCCTCCGTTTTTATATTTGCTCCATATAGCAGGCAGAGCACAGCTCAGAGCCATAGGAATCCTCGTCCACCATCTTCTTTCCACACAAGGGACAGACCACCTCTGCCCCTTCCAGAAGTTCTATGTCATAATACATATCACCGTCTTTTTGCATCTCCATGATGGCGTCTCCAACCGCCCCCTGTTCGCAGTCAGACTCAACGTCATAGGTTTGGTCTATGTAGATGCGGACTCGGTATTTTGCCATATTTTCTCCTTTCTAACAGATGAACCCATCATCTATTTTTGCTCTTTCTTCTTTTATGAATAGTCTGTACTCCATTTCAGCTTCTGTATGGGTCAGGGAACAGATACTATCTGTGGTATATCGGAACGCTTCCTCCAGTGCCTTTCCTCGGTCTGATGCCCAGAATGCTTCCCAGTCAATCTCTATGGTTGGTAGCACTATAACCCCCCTTTAACATATAAATTTGTCTTCCGGTTCTGTATCGGTTTCGGTTTCCCCATATTGTATAAACTTTGCATAAAATTCTTGAAGAAGGGCGCATACATTACGAGTAGGATCATAAGTCGGCATATTTTCTCCTTCCTAACATCTGAAAATTTCTTCATCATCATCATCGTCAAGGGCAACATAGGTACAATATCTAACAGGGTTATCATTCCCAAATCTGAAGATAAAGTATCTGTATTTGTAGTCGTAATAGAGCTCTTCAAACCCGTCAACTTCATGCAGCATTTCCATATAACCCACAGCAGAAGCGCTTTTATTTTTAATGGTGGATGTCCTTAGCCTTTCTGAATTAAAGATATTCCCTCTGTCTCCCTGTATCCAAGCATCATCAAGTACGCGGCAGATTACATCAAAGTCTTTTGAATAGCTGACCCCCTTTACATACCTTGTGTTCAACATAAACTCACCTCCTAACATTTGAAATGATCGCCTTCTTTGACCACCCGGAAAAGAGCATAGCACACAGGGAAATTCCCCTTTCCCAGAAGCCATTCCTTGTTTATATCCCAGCAATATTCTGTGAGGAAATGCTTCGAGACAGCCTCAAACCATGTAAGGGGAGGGGCAGAATTGATCTTCTGTCTCCACTTGTCAGCCAGGTCGCTGATAACGCGCTGCATTCTTCCCCAGTTCCATTCGGACTCAATCAGACAATAGTCGCCGCCATTATACTTGCCGAACACCGCGACTTCCTGGAGCTTCTCTCCATCCAAATCCTTCATAATTCCTCCTTGTCTTCAGCATAGAAAATAATCTTCCCTTTTGGAGAGAGCGAACAAGGTAAACCGTTGAAATTCTTCAACGAGAGCGCCGGTTTCGTCCGCATTGTAGTAGGTTTTACCAGGAACTATAGAATCAAAGAAAAAATCGGACAAGGGAAAATCAAGTCTGGCAGTCTCTCTACGGAACTTTTCCAGGTAAATGTTGACAACATGGTCCTGACCCCAGGTTTCCATAACCCTTTTGCATTGGGCGATTTGATTCGGGGCCCAGTAGAAGATTTTGAGCAATTTCCACAATCTTCCTTTGCCGTCCACATAATTATTCGATGGCATTTTCCTCCTTTCTAACACTTGAACGTCTCTGTGCCCTGGTCTGTTTTCTCCACGGAATAAAGGGAGTAGAATCGCCTATAGGGTGGAGTTGTGTAAGGATAATATCTCAGGAGGTATTTGTTGTCCTCGACAAATGCATCTGCCCAACACCCGCACATATCTGACGATATCTCATCGTAGGAAAGACCCTGGTTGTAGGGGTTTATCCTTTGTTCATAGAAATATTCTATTAATTCGTATACAGCCCGTTGACAGTTCCCAAGTGGATCGGAAAGAGTATCAAGGAAGTCAAGCATGGCTGTTTCAGTATATGGAATTGTTATGAGGTGTCGATAATTCCAAGACAAATGGTCGTCATATGGCGGCATCTTCCTTTTCTCCTTTCTTATCATCCTTCTGGACTTTCGCCACCCATCGCTTGATGAACGCATTCATTTTCTCGTTGGACACGGGGGAGTTACAGGCCAACCTTGCCTGTCGGAGGGTCATGTCATCAGGGAAGAGTTCAAGGGTCACAAGGGAACGGTCAGGAGCACGTTTGCTCCGCATGAACATCACAATGGAGTGCCCTGAGATGATCGACCGGATATAGGAGCCGACACAGTTACGCTGCTGGATTCCTTCATTGATTAGATCTTCAGCAGACTTTGGTGCGATGATGATGTATTCATCTTCCTCATACTCAAATCGTTTCAGTTTTTCTGCGATGGCATCAAACTTATCATTGTCGATTTTGTTGCGGACGGAACTGAAATTCCGCTGCATTACATCATGCTCCCGTTTCAAGCTGTTGCTGTCCAGCCTGGGCTCCACCTCACATTGTCGGCACATGGACAGGTAATCAGACAGCAAGTCAATGCCATCGTCTAAGCGAATAGCCTGATAAATATCAAGGCGGTCAAGGTAGGACAGGAGTGTTGGCAGGGTATAGTGGCCGGTGTTCAGGATGCTCTTTACTTTGCGGAGGATGATTCCCCATGAACTGTATTGAACATCCCGCATTGAAATCAACGCATCAAAGTTCTCCTTTGTATTGGCATACTTCCCAGCCGTGATACGAAACTCATTCCATGCCGAAATCGAGTCAATGTTTCTTATAAACTCAGAAGACAGGATATAAGGAGGAAGCCCTGTAATTTCCCTTAAGGATTTTCCTTTCTTAAAATTCCGCTTTAGTAACTCAAACACATTGTCCGGGCTTCTGTACCCCACAACCATCGAGTGAAAAACCCGCACAATCCCGGCTTTAACCACCTGTTCTATCCCGGGAACAAGGCTATATAGTTTATAATATCGAACGCTTGCAATTTTATCGGTATTCAAGTTACCATAAAAGTACCTTCGATGGGCGTTGGTTTCCCCAACGTTTCTTTTATATTCTTCAAGTCCGGAATAGGGGTACTTCTTGGCAAGCTCCTCCAAGAAAAAATCAACAGCCTCGATTGATATGGGGGATCCCTCACGACCATAGCCCGTGTTTTGATGGATATCGGTGGGTTTCTTCGCATCTTCAAACATTTTTCTCAATCTTTGGAGCTGTCCAATAATCTCCCGTTCACGGGTACCAATTCTGGGGTCTCCCTTATAGTATGGGGAAAGATTGCCATTCATGACCAGTTCACTCATTTTTGTTACGCTCCTTTGTTATTTATTCAAGCTATTACTGGTTCTTGTACAGGTTCCTCGCTAACAGGCTCCTCTTCTTCTTCTGCTGCCAAGCGTTCCGCTTCCGCTTCCTCATAGCACCTTGGGCACATCCCGTCATACCTCTCCATTTCAGAGTAGGGCCTGACCTCTCCGCACTCACTGCATGTATAGATACAATCGTTGCAGTAGAACTCACCATCAATCTCGGTCACATCATCGACGGAGACATCCTCATCACAGCCATGGCAGCAGGTAAAGAGCTCGTTGTAGCAGTCCTCACAATACCAGTCACCGTTATTCTCATTCTCCATCATATTATCTATATGATAGTCTTCTTCACAGTGACTGCACATGGTAAACCTATTATCGTAACAGTCATCGCAATACCACTCATCATCAGGCCCCATCCGGCCATTATCATCCTCTGTACAAACATAGATGTTGCAGCCGTAGCACTGCCTATAGTAACGGTCATAGCAGTGGTCACAGACCCAGGCTTCCCCATTTGTCGTGTCTATGTGGTGGGAATCATCCCGTGCATAGAAACCCTGGCAGTACTCGCACTCTACATCTTCTTCTTCATCATCCTCGGGTTGATCTTCCCGCCTGTTCCCCTTGCACCACTCACAGGAGAGACCGTCCGAAGTTTGAATTGTATGGTTTCCGCATTTGATACAGAAGGGCTTCTTCCCCGCAGTAAAGTGGAGGGAACCGGCATAACCCTCACGAAAACCAGCGGAGTCGCCGGTGCTGCTGAAGCGGTCATAGTCCGGATAATGCAGGTCATCTTCCTGTACGACATAGGCCGAGGCCGTTCTCCACCCGTAACCCAATGATTCCGTCACTTCTCCCTTGAACACATCTGTCAGCAAAGTTTCTGTTGTTTCTTTGAACATCTTCCGGTAGACTTCGTTTTCCGCATAAGGGTAGATCCTGGAAGCAAAGTAGGAGAGCTCATTGTTGTTGATGAAGACAACCCGCCTTGCGATCTTGGGCTTGAGGGTAATCTCTTCGTCTGTTGTCTTTTCCGGAACGACGAAGCTGATGGTGGTCATCTTGTCCACCATGTAGGAGAGACATCCCGCCTTGTAACAGCCCCCATGAGTCCCATCGCTTCTGGAGATATGCGGGGCGATGATATGACAGCTTGTCCATGAATTCCCGTAGGACATCAGCAGGTAATCCGCAGGATTCACAGAAAGAAGGAAGCGATAGTTCCGCTTCTGGAGTGCCAGCGACTCTGTCCATTCCGTATACCGCCGTTCAATATCACCCAGGGCCATGATCGTCGGGCTGAAGCTTTCAATCAGCTTCTTAAACAAGCGGCTGTATTTCATACCTTTTTGGACTCTGGTATATCCAAGAGGTTCCTTTATCAAGGCCAACTCCTCTTCGGATTCGGCGGTCTCATTTTGGAACAGTGGCTTTGGATAGTCTAAAGATAAGGTTCCATAGCTTGATTTCTTGAGCAAGTCAATGACGGTGTTCAGGTCAACCTGGTCTCCCCCCTCAGAAAAGTAGCCAATTGTGTCCAGCAGGGTCTGATACGCCGACATCCTTTCGCCTTCTGACTTCATGTAGGAATAATCCACCGGGATTGACAGGCGCAGCATTTCCTCATCCCAGTATTTGGATTTCCGCAAGGACTGGATGAGAGAATATTTATTCTCTACCCACAGGTGTGCATTTGCTTTGACTCCTTCGTCTGCCTCGATCCCAGTAAACTCAAAAACCTCGTTCATGAATTTGACCGCTTTATCTTCCAGTTCCAGGATATCCTTCTCCCTTGTCTTCTCCCTTGTCTTCTCCACCTGTTCCGGTACGATTTCTTCAACCAATTCAATCATTTTGTTATCTCCTTTTGTTATTTGTTATAACCTGATGGGGTATGCCCAATAGTCTTCCAGAACTTCCCGTACTGCGCCTGCCACATCTTCGACAACAATGTCTCCGACCCAGTAGCTTGTGAGTTTGTAGATCAGGAGACGGCATTCCTGCATCATGTAGTCCTCGTCCAATTCCAGTTCGTCGAATTGCTCTTCCTCTTCATCTTCAAAGGGAACCTCATCTACTGGCCTGGGTTTCTGAACCGGTGCTGTCGTAGCTGGCGGAACTGCCCCAGTTGTCAGCTTGGGAACCGTTCCGCTTGTCGGAAGCGTCGTCGCCGGGGCGGGAGCCCCTTTCATGAAGTTCTTCCCGCCGTTCCAGTATTCATCATCATCATAGTCATCATATTTCTCCCACCAGCGGGAGCCGGCATACTTGCTCTTGTAGGTATAGATGACCGCATCATAAGCGTAGGCGCTGTTGCTGCGCTCATCCGTAACAAGTCTGCCAATGGCGTCGACAGTTTTCTTCATATCTGAAACCCGGACATACTCGCTGTTGGTATGCGGCCTGAAGTACCCGCTGGATAGATTGACCGCCGCCCTGTCCAGATAGGGAGCGATGATGCTGATATCAGAGAAGGTTCCGAAGGTTTCCTTATAGCCCGTGGCTTCTGTCACCAGTTCCGCGAATGATACATTCCCACAGTCATAGAACACCGCGTCATTGTCTCCCTGTCTATCTGCTTCGATAATGAAGTTGACTTTTGGCATGATTTTTGATCGGGTAAAAGCAGTCGCACCACCACCGCCTGTTTCCTCATCATGGGTAAAGAGGATGTGGCAGTCATGGGTTTTGAGCACCTGCATATTGATCCATACCCCAGCCCTGTCATCTCCGCCGATGCCTTGGGGGGCCATCATAAATTCCCCATCCCTTGACTTGCAGACAGTCGGCAGGTCCTTGTGAACTGTGTCAAGGTGGCACACCAGCAAAACCGGAAGAGTGCCAGGAACATACAGGAACTCATCTGTGCTGATGACCTTTTTGCCGTTGAGAATGAATACCTTCTTCAGATAGTCGTGCAGATCGTTCTGTGCGAGCTCAAAGATGAGGTCAATGTTGGCTTCATAATTCCCCGTTGTTGATTGTGCCTGCTTTTGTGTTTTGTTCTTACTCATATCTTCTCCTTATGCTCCCTGTGCCAGTTGTACTTGTTGTTCCGCGATTCGAGCTGCCTGTTCCTGTTCCTGTTTTTCCTGATCTTCCTTGAGTGAAATTTCTCTTACCTCCAGCATCTTTTTGTTAAACCGGTTGTAATCAACCCCTGGTTGGATGAAGTGCTTCTGGGCGTAGCCGTCAATCTTTTTCAAGACCAGCCACAGGTAAGGCATCTTTTTTCCTTTGTACTCTTTGATCTTTCGCTTGACGAAAGGCAGGTTCCCGTAGTCTTCGGAGAACATGACCATCTCAATGGCTTCGTTGAGCCCCAGTTCCGGAATCAGTTCAGCAATTGGTTTCCCCATTTTGTTTTCTCCTTTTGTTAAATTTGTTTGTGGGTCAAAGATTGTCGGGGAGGGACAGTAGAGGTCGTCGTCGTTGTAGAGGTAGTAGGTGAAACTCCTGGGCCATAACCCTGAGACTCTGGACGGAATCAAGGGATCATATTCCTGATTGAATAAGGCACGTTCATGATTTATCGTCCAAGTAACGCTGCCATTGTGCGAAATCCTGAATTCATTGGTTGAAAAAGATATCCCGTCAGGAGTAAAAGAAATTCTAGTACAATCTATTGAAGAGGACGTGTCGATTCTCAGTTCAGCAGGGTTGATTGGTTGCGATATGAATGGCGGCATCAGGAGTCATCAAAGGCATTTTGGATCAAAGCACAGCAAAGCATAGCCTTCTCCTTCTGAATTATTAGGTTTTATCAGGTTATTTTAGATCAGCATTGAAAGGTGTTTTCTGGATTTCCTCTGTAGATATAGACGGGAAGTTCCTTATAGAACATTGGTGGATCCGGGAATGGGTCTGCTGAACGCTTGACTCGAGTATCCCAGTCTACAAGCACCATAATATGGGCCATATCCGTTGAAACCGGATACTGATAATTCTTATCGTATGGCTTGAGAAGGTCGCTGAATTCCATCATGACCTTTTCATCGGGAACCCAGACATTGATTTTTCTGTCGAGGAATTGTTGAATCATTTCATCTTCTGTCATTTTTTCTCCTTTCAGCATTGGAATATGTCTTCTCGTTTCCCCATATAGATATAAACTGGAAGACCGCTGTAAGATTTCAGTGGGGGGAAGAGTTCCTCTGAACATTTGATGTAGTCACTATATTTGTTATAGAGGAGAATGTTGGATTTTCTGCCTTTGACTTGAGCTTCGTATCCAGGAACGCCAAAACCCCTTCCGTAGGGAAGGCAGAATTTGTCGATCAGGAGCATAACCTGTTCATTGGGTGTCCAGATGTTGATTTTCTTGTCAAGGAAAAGCTGGATCATCGTTTCCGTATCGGGAATGTCATATGGAACCGAGCGGTTGTGCAGTTCAATCTCTAAGAGTGTCATGGTAACCTCCTTATCTTATGAATGTGGGAGCTTCTTCAAGTGGTTGCCCCCATTTGAGCAGGGCAATCTTAACAAAAGCATAATAACCGGCAACTTTATTGTCCCTTTGTTGGATAAGTGCTTCTTCAAATGTTGGATAAACGCCAAGCACATTATAATTGGCACAATCATCTCCTTCGGTGTCAAAATTATAAGCAATAAAAATATCAAAGTCGCTTGTATCCGCTTCGATGATTATGTTCAAATCATCATCTGTGAATTTGAAGGAGAACTCCTTGCCATTTTTGCTTGAAAAACAGTCTGTACTATGCTTCCGCCGATAAATCTTCATAAATTCTCCTTTATTTGCCTTATCTTACAAACTGGGGGCACCCTGCAAGTTCCTGCCCCCAGTTGAGTAGGGCGATTCTTGCAAGGAAATATTCGTCACGGATACTGAGATTTTCATTCTCCTGTCGGGCATAAGCTTCCTCAAATGTCGTATAGATACCCAACACCTTGATTGGTTCTCCCACAAATTCTTCATAACGACCAAAAACAAGAAAGACATCAAAATCATCCGTATTTATCTCACTTATATTGTTATGATAGTCAGGGTGAAAGGTTATCCATTCGTCTTCTTTGTTGGAATAATAATCATCACGTTCATTTATACTATAAATCTTCATAAATTCTCCTTTATTTACCTAACATTATGTCACTAATGTCATGTTCGTCAGCAACGGAAGAAGAAGGTTTCAATTGGACCCGGAGTCAATTTCTTGAAGGTATAAAGCGGCCTATTATCGCTTCCGTCTGTGATATCGCAAGTGTCTTCATCCACCCAGGTCATCCTAAGCGGCGGTGGCATCCACATTCTCCCCCGGATGATGTTCTCAAACCTTAATTCAAGAGACGCAAGGGAAGCTATCGCTTCTATCATGCAAACAACCCTTCCGGGAAGAAGCTGGGTCTTTATTCTTTCCCAATTTCCGTCGTCATTCCGTCCAGGCTGGATTGCGTACAGGTCGAACACAAGACTATCGTCGAACACTTAGATTCGCCTCCTTTTTTACGACAGTGCTTTCTCTATTGCTAAGATAATATCTTCACAAATCTCTTTAACGGGCCTCCCTGCGAGGACATCAGCAAATATCATCTGGGAATTATAAGGGGGTGTATTTATTTCCCATAATACCCCATCGGTATCCACCGTGATTTCACATATCGGAACTCCATTCTTTTTCTCTCGGCCACAGATTCTAACACCGTCTGTCTCATAAAATTCCTCAGAGTCAACCCACGGAAATTTTTGAGAAAGGGATAGAAATTCACAGATTGCTTCCGCACAATCTCTCCAGTTTGCAATAGCAATATAAGTTTCAACCTTTATATCTTCTGTTTTCATACTTCTCCTTTAGTCCCCAGACGCTTTGAAGTTGTAGATCGGGGTAAGGCGCTCGATCATGGTCGCCGTGTCCTTGATAGCGTCCATGATGCTCTCCATAGGCTTGTAGGCCATCGGCGCTTCATCAAGAGTCTCCGCGTTGACAGTTGTCGAATACACATCTTTCATTGTTTCTTTGAATTCCTCAACGGATAGGCCGCGTCTTGCCTGACCTCTGGACATCAACCGGCCTGCCCCGTGAGGAGCCGACTGGTTCCAGTCATCATTCCCCTTGCCGACACACAGCAAGGATCCGTCCCGCATGTTCATGGGAATAAGGATGCTCTCACCATCCTTGGCGGAGATTGCGCCTTTCCGGAGGGTCCTGTCATCATCGATATAATTGTGAACCGTGTGAAAATTGAGGTTCGGACTGTCCCAGTTCATCTTGTTCAGCAGGATGGTTGCGATCTTCTTCCGATTCATCTTCGCCCAATGTTGGGCAATCCTCATGTCATGCAGATAATTCTCCATATCCTGCCCTTCTAGGTAAGCAAGCTGATCGGGGATGGTGGGGGAGCAGGCTTTTATATTCCGAATCATGAGAGGGATTTCACTTTGCCTGCCTTCGTCCTTCATCTGTTTTGCAAGCGCCTTGATATCAACCTGGCTTTTCTCCTTCATCCTTGAGATGGCAAGGTTCTGATAGTGGGTGGCAACCTGCACCCCCAGGTTCCGTGAACCGGTGTGGATGACCAGATACAAAGTACCCTCAGCTCCTTTGTTTATCTCGATAAAATGATTGCCGCCGCCGAGCGTGCCAAGCGAGTTGAGGATTCGGTCTTGGTTTTTGACATATCGCCAACAATTCAGATTCAAAAGCGTTGCCGTTTGCGTGGGATAGTCGAACGGAGAGCTATGAACATTGAATCCAGCGGGGATGTTATAGTGGACAACTCCGTCAAATTCTTTCATGTCAAATTCCCCTTCATGAACCGTCAGCGGGACTGTCATCATACCGCATCCAATGTCAACACCAACTAGGTTTGGGCAGACTTTATCCCGGATCTTCATCGTTGTCCCGATGACGCAACCTGCCCCGGCATGGACGTCTGGCATAATCCGAATGTTTGCATCCTCCGCAAAGGGCTGGTTGAGTAGTTCCTTGATTTGTTCAACGGCAGTCTCTTCGACCAGTTCCGTATAGACCTTTGCTTTTCCGTATTTACCTTCAAGAATCATAGCTGTTTGTTTTCTCCTTTTGTTATTGTGTCAGCACTGGAACACTTCGCCAGGTTTGTCCGCCAGCAGGATCAGTGAGTCCTCATGCCAGTTGAAGGGAATGTCTTTCAACCGATGATAAAACTTTGTGTTATTCCAATTCCGCTGTACAGAATCAGGTATCGGGTCAACACGCGTGACGGTTGCTTCCATCCCAGCATAGTCGAGCATGGAGTCAACGATATTTGTACACTGCCATAATTCCGCATGACTCCGTATGCGGACAACATCACCCACCCGAAGTTCACGCTGTTGCATTTATCAACACCCCCCTTTTTTAACACTTGAACACATCAGTAGGGTCAAATACCAACCCGTCTTCGTACCAATAATAGCAACCATTGTCAATATCGAGTTTGACGGAGAAACTTATACGCTTCCCAGTCCATCTTGTGCTATCCCTTGACAGAACACTCACAACTCTCCCTTGTCTCCCCGCGTATTTGACCATATCTTCGTCAATATCATAGCATCCTTCCAAATCATTCTTGATTTGAATAATATCTCCAACTTTCAACATAT